TCCTTGGCCTCCGTGTACTCCTGGTTCCTATGGGAAACCAGTTTCCCGGAAGCCGCTACGGTGCGCCCCTTTTCCGCGCCTATGAGCCTATTTTTCCCCGCGCCCCTTTTGCGCGCCTATTCCCACCAGTTTCAGAGAGCACGCGATTTGAGTGGAAATCCGGAAAACGAGGTCGCGACCGGGAACCCGTGGGTTGACGAGGTGACATCATCCCTCCTCTCGAATCCGGGCTGCGTTCATGTCCTCCAAGGTCAACCGGGCACGGGGAAGACTATTCTGTCCCTTCGACTAGCTGCTAATCTCACACTGTGCAAAGGCAAACCAGTCCTTTTCATCTGCACGGAACAGCAGCCCGACGATATGCTGCATATCGCGAAGAGCATCGATCTCATTTCTTCAAAGAAATGCCCCATTTTCCCATCTCCCTCCATCCAAACCTCCGTCGGTCTACTAGAAAACAAGAACGGCTCAGGCATTGTGATGACTTGCGTCAATGCTGAAACCCTGAGGAACAGTTTGGAGACTGATCTTCGGCCGCAACGCCTTGTCGAAACCCCACTGGTGGTTATCGACGATGTTGCGCCGCTTGCCCCAACACGCGGATTCGACTTTTTCATTCGATCCCGGGAACTTGCACCAACCCTCAAGTTCCTGTTGGTTTCAGAAGGTGGGCACAATTCACCCCCTGATGACGCATGGGCGTACATGGCAGACATGCTTCTCCGAGTTGGTGTTGAACAGACGGTGGCCGGCTACGCCACCCGCTTTGGCGAGGTCGTCAAATCTCGATATATCAGATTCCCGCTTGGGCGTACGCCATTCTCGATCATGTCTCTCCTTCACCGATCGCCCCTTCCTCCCGCAATTATAGAGGTTGTTTCACAGATCAACCAGAAGCTGATCTTAAGTCTGCAATCAGACCCGGAGACACTTTACGACTTGCCGTCACGAGCATTTGAGGAACTTATCGCAGAACTTCTGGCGTCGTTCGGTTGGAAGGTGTCGCTGACCGCTGCGACCCGCGACGGCGGATACGACATCTGGGGTATCGCCAAGAATCTGGCAGGCGTAGCCTCTCATTGGCTCGTGGAATGCAAACGGTATCGAAGGGATCGAGTTGTCGGCATTAACCTTATACGTGAGTTGTACGCTGTAAAAGCCGAGAAACACGTCGGGAACGCGATGATTGCAACCACCTCATTCTTCAGCAGGGACGTCAAAAAATTCGGCCGTAGTCATTATGATCTAGCTCTAGCCGATTTTAATCGTATTACTGGGTGGTTGGGTTCATACCGTTTGAACTCATCTGGGACTCTCTATATTAGGGACGCAAACATAATTGGACCAGACAAGATCTGAATCTAATCGGGCCGGGTTGTAAGCTCGCCGAGCTTCACAACCCTCCTCATATCATCTCGCGATGAACGACTGGCTTTCCAAGCAGACACCGGCAGCAGCCGCGAGTTAGGCTCCTCGCCGCTTCCTCAATCGCTATATTTGAACCGGAGGAGCAGTGCTCGCGTCTCTGGTATGCCACCAACAATAGACTGGAGCACTCTTTCCCGTCTTGCCGCCACCGCGCTATCAGAGAAGTTATCAAGGAAGCGTCCGACCATAGATTTTAGTTTCTTGTAATCACTGTCGAATGCCAGAGAGAACGAAATGCCTCGGTTCGGGAGGGAAATCATGGGGGCCGGTCCAGAGATGTGTGTGAGGAGTATGTCGTGTGACCAATATGTCGATCTCGATGCGGGTTTCTGAGTATCCATCTCCAAGACGGCTTCAAGGTCTATGGCCTCTTCTGGTGACAGAGTAGCCGACAACATCGTAATGATGGCTTCTTGACCGTCCAACCCGCACTGTGCCGAGTATTTGAAACTAAAGCACTTTGTGTGCGGAACATCGCCACGAAACTGCACGATACCCTGGTCGTCCCGGAAATATCCCTCGACGCCATGAATCAGGCGTGTCGAGAGTGCATCAGGAACCTTCCCAGAAGTATCGACCATAGTGGGATGTAGCTGATCTTGATTGGATATTGAGAGTCGCCTCTTGATGTCCTCTACGGCTCTTCTGATCTCAGGTAGACTATTGCGAATCTCCGACTCGGCCAGATTTGGAAACAGATGGTCTCGCCATTGCACGCCGAAGTAGGAGCCGACCAAGTTAGGGTATCGTCGAAGTAGTCGCCCCAGGAACGAACGGTCCCACAGTTCCACGTTCTGAACCGGGCCCGCAGCCGTGGTAACCACACCGGCCTTCGCGGCGCACTCATTGATCACATCGGATGACACATCGCAGGTGACCGCAAAATAAAGGTGACTTAGCTTGATCGGAAGACCGGAGAGTTTTGCGAGTTCGTTCCGAAGATCGCTCGGCCTAAACTCCTTGACACGCTTGCACTGTACCGCTCTGTGAAGAGGTTCCGCGACCTGTGAGAGGATATCGATGCCGTGTTGTTGGTCTCCTTTTCGACCGTAACGGAGGAATCGCAATCCTGTCTCCGCCTGAAAAAGGTCAGCGCAGAGATGCTCGAAATCCCGGTCATCGAACCGCTCGGAAAGGAACGGTAGTTCGAAATCGAGTACTGTGATGGGAGGACGTTCGTCAATCATCTAGACCTCGGCCAATGGGGGGAGCCCAACATCGCAACGTACTGTGGTCATATTCCGCGATTCCCGGGGTTCGACTGCCGGGCCAGCAAACCTTAGGCCACGGGCACGTGCAAGCAAACCCTAAGCCATGGCCTTCTGCGCGCTGCTGCGTCCTTGCTCCGACCGCCTTTCTCGCATCACCGGCGATCATACTCCGTTTCCTGGAATCGGGATCCAATCCTTTCCAAGCCGGTTGGAATCAGCCAGCATCGTACTTCCGCCACCTCCTCTCCGATCCCGCGATCCGTGTCGTTACGCCGCCAACAAATCCCCCGCTTACCGCAACGTCAACCCCGCGTCAACGCCTGCCTGTGCGTCCTTGTGCGTCATCGTACGTTGGAGCAGATCTCACGGCAAAACCCTCCACCCACTGATCATGGCACACTCATCCGCGAAAATCAATTTCCTATGCGCCGTGCAAAGGTGTTGTGTTTCTGCGGGGGTGACTCCCGCCCGGCAGGCAGGCAAGTTCCAACCGGAAGGAATCGGAACGTTCAGTGGAGGTAATGATTGCGCTATCGCGCCGCCAAAAAACAGAGGTTTGCATGAGAACCTCCTGCGGTCTACCATACGGATTATTCGCCAAATTGAAAGAGTCGACCCAAGCGAGGGAGACATGCCTCTCAACGAAGCACAGACACGCACCCGGCTCATCGACCCCCAATTGCGCACTGCCGATTGGAAGCTATCTGATCGGTCCCAAGTCCGCTTTGAAGTGCCGGTTGACGGTTATGACGCTGAACCTTGGAACGGCGTCACCGACTACTGCCTTTATGACTCCAGCGGCAACGTCCTGGCCGTAGTGGAAGCCAAACGTTGCGCCCGCAACGCCCGTGAAGCCGACGAGCAACTCCGCCACTACATCACCGAAATCGCCCGAAAACAGTCCTACGCCCCCTTCGGTTTCATGGCCAACGGTCAGGATATCTGGTTCTGGGAACCCGGCCTCGCCAACCCGCGCATGGTCGCCGGGTTCTTCACCCCGACCGACCTCGAACGCCTCCTTTTCCTCCGCCAGAATCGCCTGCCGCTAGCCTCAACCCCGATCAACAGTTGCATCGTCGATCGCGCTTATCAGCACGAAGCCATTCGCCGCGTCGCCGAAGCATTCGCCGCCAACAAACGCCGCGCCCTGCTCGTCATGGCCACCGGCACCGGCAAGACCCGCACCACAATGGCCCTCATCGATGTCTTCCTCCGCGCTCACCAAGCCCAGAATGTCCTCTTCCTCGCCGACCGGGATGCCCTCGTTGATCAAGCCCTCACCGATGGTTTCAAGGCGCACCTTCCGCACGAGCCGCGCGACCGCATCTACACCTATCAAGTCGATAAAACCAAACGTCTCTTCGTCGCCACCGAGCAAGCCCTTGCCCTCTGTTATCAAAAATTCAGCCCCGGCTTCTTCGACCTCATCGTTTTCGACGAGGCCCATCGCTCTCTCTTCAAACGCTTCACCGAAGTCATCGAATACTTCGACGCCTGCATGGTCGGCCTCACCGCCACCCCCGCCAAATTCATCGACCGCGACACCTTCCGTCTTTTCGGTTGCGATGGTAACGTCCCTACCTTCCTTTACGACTATCCCCAGGCCGTCAAGGAAGACTTCCTCGTCGATTTCAGCCTTTACCAGGCGCAGACCGGTTTCCAGCGCAAGGGCATCAAAGGCGTGGACCTTTCCGAAGAGGATCGCAATGCCCTCATCGAACAGGGCATCGACCCTGACACCCTCGACTACGAAGGCACCGAAATTGAAGTCGAAGTCAGCAACAAGGACACACTCCGCAAGCAGTGGGAAGAAATCATGGAGATGTGCCTCAAGGACCAGTCCGCCCAACTCCCCGGCAAGACCATCGTCTTCGCCATGACCAAGAACCACGCCCACCGCATCGCCGAAGTCTTTGAAGAAATGTATCCCCAGCATGTCGGCCTCATACAAGTTATCACCTCCACCACCGAGCGTGTCCGCGATGGCAGCTACGGCGACGGCCTTATCACCAAGTTCAAGAAGAACAACCTCCCACGCATCGCCATCTCTGTCGATATGCTCGACACTGGCATCGATGTCCCCGAAGTCGTCAACCTCGTCTTCATGAAGCCCGTCCAGTCCCGCATCAAACTCTGGCAGATGATCGGGCGCGGCACCCGTAACCATCAGGCGTGCAAATACTTGGACCGGCTCCCCGAAGGCAGGAAAACTGAGTTCAAAATCATCGACTTCTGGCAAAACGACTTCAACAAAAAAGCGGACGACAAGCCCGCCATCGACATGCCCGTCCTCGTCTCCCTCTTCAATACCCGCCTCAAAATCCTCGAAAACCACCTCCCCGACCACACTCCCGAACCCTTCCGCCAAACCGTCTCCGACCTCCGCGCCATGATCGCCCGCATTCCGCGTGATTCCTTCCCTGTCAAAAAAGTCTGGCTCCAAATCGCCGATGCGTGGGAGGATGATTTCTGGCAACTCCTCACGCCCCTCAAAATCGACTTCCTCCGCCGTCTCGTCGCTCCGCTCCTGCGCTTCGCCCCCGAAGTGGATGTCGCAGCCGAAACCTTCACCCATAAAGTTGAACGTCTCAAACTCCAAATCCTCCAGTCCTCTCCCTCGCCGCAACTCCTCCAGTCCATTGCCGAAGATGTGAGCCTCCTCCCCGACATCGCCGACCGCGTCAATACCTCGCCCAGTGCTAAGCTAGCACTGTCCAACGATCTCGCCACCGCCACGCCTGCGCAGCTTACCCAGATCATTCGCGACCTCGCCCCGGAAATGAAAAACCGCCGCAACCGCCCCAGCGCCTTCCTCAAGATCGACCTCCCCGACTTCATCGAATCCCACGGCTACATTTCCGTCGGAGAAGGCGGGCAGCAAATTCTCATCGAAGAATATAAACGCCGTGTCGATGCCCGCGTCCTGGCGATTGTCGAATCCCACCCTGCACTCCGTGCCCTGCGTGAGGGAGGCGAAGTCAGTGACGAACTCCTGTTGGACTTGGAGCGGACCCTTCACCGGGAACTCGGCCGCGACGACATCCAACTCTCCAGCCGCAATATCCGCCTCGCCTATGGCATCCGCGTGGACAACTTCCTCGCGTTTCTCCGCCATCTTCTTGCCCTCGAATCCATCCCCGATTACCCTCAACTGGTGCAGCGCGGCTTCGAGCGCCACATACAGGCGCACAACTACAATGCTGAACAGATTCGCTTCCTGCGGTCCGTGCAGGAGGTTTTCCTGAAGAAGCACGCACTGGCGGAGGCCGATTTGTACGAGCCGCCGTTGACGAATTTCGGGCGCAATGCAGTGGAGCGTTTTTTCACGCCCCCACAAATTGAAGAATTACTGCAACTGACCGAGTCTTTGGCGGCCTGACACTATGACCTCATATAACCTTCATAAGCACCAACTATTTCACTGGCTAGGCGAGCACATTGATAAAAAAATGGAACGCAAGAAGCTGACGGATGAACTAAGAAAAGAATATCTTGATTGCTTGCGAGGCGCCCTCAAGAACGGGCTCTGGGTGAAGACCCCCCGAAATCCTGATTGCTTGGGCGACGGCAGTTTGATCAAGGTGAGTCGTCCAATCACATGCTTCACAGAGTGGTCGCTCGGACAAAGTCTGCCGCACACCGATTGTTATGGACGACTGGGGCTTGGTTTTCCAAAGCGATTCGTGTGTGATAGAGGGGGACATCCAGTTATGTATATGAAGGATAGTGGAAGATGTGCGCCTTATGCTAAAGCCCTTTTGTCATTGGCTTCTTTTTTTAAGAGCGAGGAGCACGGGGAAATTCCAAAGAAATGGTCGGATTATTTTGATTACCTATGTCATTTCAACAAGGCGATGAAACGCAAGGATGTTCGACCAAAAAGGAAGAGACGATCACCCGTCAAGAAGCCTCGTCCCAAGGCCTCTATTGACCCCATGGTCCGCAGGTTTGGCAGTGCCTTTGGGTATTTGGAAGAACGTGAGTGGCGAGTAGTCTATCATGATTCAATCGCCCGGTTCTTTAAGAATGGGCCGAAAGGAACAGCACCCGAATTTTTCCTTCCATTTAAGCCTGGGAGTGAGTTGTTCACCGTAGTCCTGCCCGACTCCAAAACCGTTCGTATGGCCCATCTGGACAAAAACATTCGCAAATCACTGTTCCCAGAGAATGCTCCACCCGTTACGATCCTCTCCCTGACAGAAATTGGAACCTTTTGATCATGCTCACCGATCCCGCCCTCCAGTCCGCCGTCAATGCCCTTTGGGACAAACTCTGGTCCGGCGGGCTCGCCAATCCACTCGACGCCATCGAGCAACTCTCCTTTCTGCTCTTCCTCAAGCGCCTCGACGAGCGCCAGCAAGACGACGAACGCGCCGCCAGACTCCGCAACAAGAAATTCACCCCCATCTTTCCCGATCCCTGTCTTCGGTGGTCCCACTGGACGCAATTGCCTGCCGGTGACGCACTCAAGCACGTCAAGGAAAAGGTATTTCCTTTCCTCAAGACCCTCGGCGGTGCCGGTGGCTCCTTCGCCGCCCAGATGGAAAACGCTGAATTCAAGATCAATAAACCCTCCCTCCTCATCGAAGCCTGCAAGGCCATCGACGCCATGCAGATATCCTCTCAGAATCAGGACGTGCAAGGCGACCTCTACGAATACCTCCTCTCCAAACTCAACACTGCCGGGCAGAATGGCCAATTCCGCACCCCGCGCCACATTATCCGCATGATGGTCGCGATGGCCGACCCCAAGCCCGGCGAACGCATCGTTGATCCTGCCGCTGGCACTTGCGGCTTTCTCGTCAACGCCTGGCAGCACCTTCTCGAAACGCACACCGACCCCCGCGATATCACTTACGACGAGGACGGCTACCCCCACGGCCTCACCGGGGCCAAATTGTCCAAGGAAGAGTGGGAATTCTCACAAACCAAGGCCCTCACCGGATTCGACTCCGACTCCGGCATGACCATGCTCCGCATCGGTTCCATGAACCTCATGCTCCACGGCATTACCACCCCCAACTTCCGTTACACCGACTCCCTCTCCAAAGGCTTCAGTGAAGAACGGTGCTATGATGTTGTCCTCGCCAATCCGCCGTTCAAGGGCGCGATCGATGCCGCCGACGTGAACCCCACTCTCCCTGTTAAATGCAAGAAAACCGAAATCCTTTTCCTCCACCTGTTCCTTCGCCTCCTCGAAAACGGCGGGCGTGCTGCCGTTATCGTCCCCGATGGCGTGCTCTTCGGTTCCTCCAACGCCCATGTCGATATCCGCAAACTCCTCATCGAAAACAACCGCCTCGATGGCGTCGTCTCCATGCCCTCTGGTGTCTTCCGCCCCTATGCCGGTGTCTCCACCGCCGTGCTCCTCTTCACCAAGGGTGGCACCACCGAAAAAATCTGGTTCTACGACATGGAACACGATGGCTACTCACTGGACGATAAACGCCAGAAGGTGGCCGAAAACGACATTCCCGATGTGCTCGAATGCTGGCAACACCGTCGCGATACCAAATTCCAGGCCAAACGCACCCAACGCCTCGCCGACCTCCAAAAACAAATCACCCCCCTCAAGAAAGACCGCCTCGAACACCATGCAATCATTCACCGACTCAAATTCGAAGAAGTCATCTCCAAACAACCCGACAAGGCGCGTGCCGCCCGTGAAAAAGCCGAAGCCGAACTCGCCGACCTCCAATGCCTAATGACCCCACTCCAAACCGAAATCAACCGCCTCTCTCGCCAGTTCTGGGTGTCAAAGGATCAGGTCAAGGCCAACAAATACGACCTCTCCGCCAGCCGGTATCGCCAAATGGAGCAGGATCAGGAATTTTACGAAGACCCCAAAGTCACGCTCCAACGGCTTCGTGATCTCGACAGCGCGGCGTCTGGTGTACTCAAGGAACTCGAACACAGCCTCAAATGAAACTGGAACCAATAGGCAACCTCGTCGGCGAAGTGAACCGGACCGATCCCGCAGAATTGGGAAGGCCAACAATCACCTATTTGGACATTTCATCCGTTGACAGCGGTGCGAAGCGAGTTGTGGCACCCCAGCGCATTGCCGCCAAGGCAGCACCGAGTCGGGCACGACAACTTGTATGCGCGGACGATGTGCTTGTCTCCACAGTGCGGCCTAATCTCAACGCTGTTGCATTCGTACCCTCAGAGTACGACGGTGAGATTGCCTCCACGGGCTTCTGTGTTCTACGAGCGCAACCAACGCGTCTCGATCCGCAATATCTCTTCTATTTCAGTCAATCGGCCCCGTTTGTGGCGCACTTGACTAAGATCGCTAATGGTGCCAGTTATCCCGCTGTCTCAGATAACGACATATTTGAAACTTGCATCCCTTATCTCGACTTGCCCGAACAACGCCAAATCGCCCAGCGATTGGAACAAGCCGACCGTCTCCGCCGTACCCGCCGCTACGCCCTCCAACTCACCGACTCCTTTCTCCCCGCCGCCTTCCTCAAACTCTTCGGCGACCGGTCTTGCCCAAACATGCCACTCGAAGAGCTTGCAAAAGATGAGCAAAGCTCCTTCGTGAACGGCCCCTTCGGAAGCGATTTGCTCACCTCTGAACTTACTACTTCAGGCGTACCAGTAATTTATATTCGCGATATCAGCTCTGGGCGTTATGATCGCACAAGTACTGCCTTCGTCACCTCAGAAAAGGCTTCGGAGCTTCAGTTCTGTAGCGCGTATCCAGGTGATGTGCTCGTCACCAAAGTTGGAGATCCTCCAGGTGTCGCGGCCATTTACCCGTCTACGGAACCAAATGGCATAATCACACAAGATGTAATCCGCATTCGCCCAAACACCGAACGTGCGTTGGCCGAATATTTGCAAGGGGTTCTCAATTCCCCAATGGCGTCGCCTGCAATGAAACGAATCATGATTGAAGGCACGCGTCTTCGATTCAGCTTGGGACAATTTAAGGAAATTCTAGTTCCCGTTCCACCGCTCCCTCTCCAACAGAAGTTCGCAGCCCTCGTCCACCGTACCGAACACCTCCGCGCCGCCCAACGCGAAGCCCTCCGTCAAGCCGACCACCTCTTCACCACTCTCCTCCACCAAGCCTTCCGTCCCGAATGAGTTGGGCATTTGGTTTGAAGGGTTCAGCAACCTACCGAATGGTCAATTCCGACGGCAATGCCTGAAGGGGATGGAGGAGGAATAGGTGGTCGGCACAATTCCGCGTGGCTACCCCTCTTCTGGACAGGCTCGGCATCTGGACTTACTGTAGCTGGAACAACGACGCCAAGCACCTCGCGCACGAAAACGAAGTGGAGTGACTACTACGCCATGATGGCTGACCCAATCACAACCCTCGAACACATGCTCGACTCTGATAAGTGGCCAACGTACCGCAGCAAACAACACAGCACACTCGAAACCCTCGCCAAAGAGGCGTACGCGCGGAACACCTATGACGGCTACCTCAGCCACGTGCTCATCACCAGCCAGATGTGCGAAGACTACGCCCGCATCACCCTCAAGAACGCACAATTCACCCTCCAGATCTGCCTCGCCATCCAAGGATTCGGGTGGAATTTTCCGAAGAGCCAACTGACACCCGCGCTGGACAAGGCCATGTTCGGACAACTTCTGCAGATGCTCGAACACTCCGTAGATTTTGACCAGAAAAAAGAGTTCATCGAAGCATGCGAAAAGCTCAGCAGGGTACGCAACAAACTTGTCCACGAACTCGACCAAGGCGTCGGCCTGGCAGAGATCAAGAAGTACGCGGAAGAATGCGCGGTGTTACACACGGAGATAATCGATGCTTTCAACAGCGCGGACGAGCACTTCTCGTACTTCTTCCTCGAAATCGTCCGAGACCCCGCATGGGACACCATGCTACGCGTCCGGAGACATGCCGCAACTGGGAACGACATAGGACGGATCGACGCAATCGCCGGCCAATTGGACCAAGCACGCAAAACCAGCCCCCTTCATCCACGCACCAACTGACCCTATTCGTGTCCGTTTTGTGTTTTAAACAGAAATCCCGTTCGGCGTGCCTCCCGACACGTTTCCAGCCCCCTCTCCACCACCAGCGAATATGGGGAATACTTGACGGCGTTAAAAATGTAGGTCATTTGGTGGGATCCAGATCATCAGGGGTTTCCCTTGGCGAAAAATTAGCCTTACTCGCACACCTCCGGATGCGCCGCGAACTGATCGAGTATCAAAACAGTGCAAGTCCCCGTAACTCGAACTCGCATGGCCAAATGCCGTTCTAACTTGATCTGCACAGAAGACTTGCCGTCCCTCGCCGGGGTATTGGCAGAGTGGTAAATGATCAGTTCGTCGTTGGCTGGAGTGGTGGGCCCCGCCAGATAGTCGTGGTAAAAGGGATTGGGCAGAAACCCGTACCGACAAGGCATCTGCCCACGCAGAATCAAGTCGTTGAGGAAGTCCTGGTCCATGATCCCGCTGCGGACCGCGCTGACTTCCTGTTCCAACAGGGCGATAATTGCGGGATTGCTCCGAACGGCGAAGAACCCGGCATTGGCCACCTCCCGGCGGTAGCAACCCCGCTGAAAGACGATGTCGCACCCCTCCAGCGCCTTGAGGATGGCCGATTGGGCGGACCTAAACCACTGCACATCGACGTCGGAATGGACAATCACCTCCCCGGGTGCTTCCCGCACGATCTTCAGCAACGCTGCGATGCGGTCGCCGACCACATGGTTCCACGCGGGGCTGTACATATTGCCTTCGCCGCCCACCTTGTAGCGGATCTCAATAAGCTCCCATTGATCGCAAAGGGTGCCCAGAAAGAAATACTTCTTGAGCGCATCGTGCGAGGGCGAGCTGGCGAAAACGAGTTTCATGGAGAGTCCTTCGGAGGATACGGGAACAAGGCGTTGAGCCGGCGCTGGCGGTCCAAACAGCCGCAGGGATGCCCGGTGAGGGCCTGATACCAGCGTTTCCAGGTCTTGCCTCCCCGCGGGTCGAGCAGACGGGCCAACGTGTCGCCAACCCCTTGGTCCTTCGGGCCGCGACGGTTGGCGAGCCAGCGGGCCCAGCGCGGCCAGGGCTGCGGTGGGGCGACAGGCGGCCAAATCCCGGCGGCGGTGTTTTGGGGACAGCCCTGGCATAATCCCAAGCTCGGCCGGCCACCATGCAAACCCCGTTGGCAGGCCCCCGCCCCGGCGATGCCGATGTCGGACCAATGCTGGCAGGTCATATGAGCGTCACCATATTGGGTCCAGCGGCACACACCGGATCGCAGTAGAGGTAGGTTCCCAGGGGATTGAGGCCGGGTTTGACCCCGATCCAGGCGTCGGCCGCGCCGCCAATGAAAATGTTCCAAATGCCGCAGTTGGGATCAAACGACAGAAAGCTGTAGGGATAATCCGAAGAATCCCACCCGCCCCCGATGCCTTTGACCCGCTGGCTCGTCCCCGCATAGGTCACATACCCGCCATCGTTGAACGGATTGCGGAACACGCCGTCCCAGTACGGCAGGGCCGGGTTGTCATAGCCGCAGGGGCGAAAGTCGAATATTGGATCGTGGTAGTTCTGAATGGTCAGAGCCGTGGGCAGTGTCCCGATGGCGGGCGCCGGCGTGGGCACGCAGTACGAGCAGGGATTCTGGCAATCGTTGACGAGATGCCCCGTGGCCTTACGGAGCAAGTGCCCGCTGGCGGCGCGCTTGAGATGCCCCGCCGCCATAAACACCGCCAGCTGCTGCTGCAAATACTCGGCGAGCGAGACCAAGGGTGACCTTCGTGCAATCAGCATCATGAACACAGCTCCGGGGCATCGACTTCGACCCGGGATTCGACGTTGACAGCGCGCAAATTACCCAACGTGTCGAAGGACAGTTTTCGCAGGTACTTGTAAATCCGCTTGTCGCCGGCATCGTTGTAGACCACGCGGCAGACGACCCAGAGGTCCAGCGGCACCCCGGCATAGTTGCTCCCGGCGGTTGTGCCATCTCGGGTCCAGGTATTGGAGGCGGGGGTTTCCAAGCCTTCGGTGTTGCCGCCCAGCGTGGCCGGATTGGCGAGGTTCCCGGCCATGATGTTATTGAGCCGCACCAGCGCCCATTTCACACCGGTGCCGGACTGCTTCCAAAGTATCTGGGCGGAACCAGCGGCATTGCTCTTGAGGCTGGTGCTATCCAAGTTCTTCACGTCGGCAAAGCCGTGAGCGGCGTCGCCGAAGTCCACTTTGACCGGCACCACGCCCGCGACGACAGCGCGGACAATGGTCCCATTGGCGGCGGGCTCGAGCAGGACGGCGAATTTGCCGGTGTATCCGGCCGTCGTGGGCACCGCCCCGATGAAGGCCAGCTTGTTCTTGAAGGAATCGAGGTTGTCGTCGGGAGTGTAGATCGGGCCGCTGATGCCTAAGACCGCGTAACGTTCCAGCCCCGCCCCCGAGTCGTTCTTGACCAGCACGACCGTGCTGCTCGGCTCGGCACCCGGTTGGGCGCTGCCGTCAGTATTGCGCTGGCGATTCTGAAAGTCCTTCGCCGCGTCAATGAAGGCGTTGTACGCCGCCGCCGGCATCCGCAGCTTGTCACCCGCTTTGACCTTCTGGAACGCATCACCCACAACAGTCTCCTTACGTGCCGATGCCCAGAAGGGAGAAGTTCCCCAACTCGTAGACCTTCTCGATGTAGATGGCGACGGGCTTCTTCACGAGCACCTTAGCGGTGGCATCTTCGGAATCGGCATAGCGCACCCACATGTATTCCCACCCCTTCTTGTTGATGCCGGTGATGGTGCCGATGGTCAGACCGGTGACGTTGGGACTACCGGCAAAGCGAAAGGTGATCTCCCAATCGGCATCCAAACTGGTGCCCCGGCGCGAACCGGAGGCCCCCAGGAACAGGCACTCGCCCGTATCGCAGGCGCGGAAGGGCGCGTTATTGACCTTGCCGGTGAGGGCAAAGAGCGTCCCCTGATACGCCGGCGTCACCAATGTGGGGGCGAGATAATGGGTTTCGGAGAATTGATAGACAGGAATGGTGATGTCGACGCCTTCGACGTTGTCATGGGTGACGCCGATAGCGCCAGCGAAGTCGGGGGCGGAGGCGGCGGGATATTTGCCGACTGTCTGGAGGGACTGGGTGATGTGCTGCGTGCCCCCGCCGGTGTCGAAGGTAAAGCTCGACTCCCCGGTCTGTGGCGGCTGATAGACGAAGGGGGCATAGCGGACGGTGCCCTCCCACAACCCCGGGCCGATGGGCTCAATGTGGGCGCTCTGGCGCACGAGACCGTCATAAACAGTCGGGGAGCCCGCCAGCAGCGCCGCCTTGACGGCCAGATCATCGTCCGTATCGGAGATGATGTAGGCCAGGTCGACCTGGGCTCCATCGCCCACGGTGGAGGGGCGGCTGGCGAACTTTTCAATCACTGTGGCCACGGGTGTGGGCCCTCCTTACTCGAATTCTCCGCCGCCCAACTGGATTTCCTGGAGCATCTGCTTGGTGTTGCGGGCGGTGTCTTCCGACGCCTTGGCGATGCGATCGGTGACGCCGCCACCCCCCAGGCCCTTGGCCTCCATGGCGTTAAACGTTCCGGCTACGCCAATGGTCTTCTTCGTCTCCTGGATCGTGGGTCCCAATCCCTCGAGCATGTCCGGCAGGCTCGGGGGAGGCTGGAGGCGATCCAGTCCCTGGCTATCGTGCAATTCGCGTTTCTTCTTGGCTTCGGCGATGGCCTGCTGCCATTCGGCCTTGGCCTGATCGAGTTCTTTCTGCGACTGCGCGATCTTCTGCTGGGCGTCGCTGTCGAGCTGGTTTTCTTTCTCAAACGACGCCTGGCCGATTTCCGCCATTTTGGCGTCGTGTTCTTCCTCGGCCATCTTCAATGCCGCGTCGCGTTGGGCGTCTAGGGCCTGGAGGTTGGCGTCCTTCTCCTGGTTCCGCGTGGTGATGGTGGCCTGCAGATCTTCGTCGAGACCCTTTTTGACCGCCTCGGTATCAATCGAATCGTCCACCAGCCCCTGGAGGTCGATGAGGCGTTTGGCGACCCAATTGACGGTGGTATCCCACACGTCCATGACGCCGGTGGCCATACTCTCCCAGGTGCTCTGCATGAAGTAGTAAAGTTGGAGCATGACCTTGGAGACGGAATCCACGCCGATCTCCCACGCCGCCTGCGCCCCGTACCACAGGTCATAGACTATTTTTAAGCTGCCGGTTTTGAGCCACTCCCACAGTTTGGTCAGTTGCAGCACGCCCGTTTGCCAGGCGATTTTCAGCGACAACCACAGGATCTTTGCCGCCAAGGCAATATCCCCGGCCATGAGGGCATCGGAGATGCCTTGGAACGATGCCGACGCGAAGTCGGAGAGGTCCTTGAACCGATCCCCCAACCACGCCAGCGCCTGCCCGCCCGCCCCCGACGCATAGATCAGGTATGCGCCCAAGGCTGCTATCGCGACGGTGACCAAGCCAATGGGCGTCACCAGCCACGCCAGAATCGATCCCATCACCCCCAGGGCCGTGCCCACGCCGCTGATAATGGCCGCCAGCGTGCCCATGATCGCACCGACCGCGATAATCGCCTTGCCCAGAAGCAGCAGGGCAAAGCCCCCGGCGGTGATCGCCAGCGCAATCTTAAAAACGCTGAGCACCAAATCCTTGTTCTGTTTGATCCACGCCATTCCCTTGACCACGATGTCGATGGTACTGTTGATCCAGCGCGTCAGGAGCGGCGCAATGGCCGAGCCCAACGTGGTGCCGAGTTTTTTGAGCACCTTCCACAGCGTGGTGAGCGATTCTTCCAAGGCCACGCCGGCGGCGACGCCGTCGCGGGAGGCGGTGAGTCCCAGTTTGCGGGCCTCTTCCTGCATGGCTTCGATGCCCGCCGCCCCCTGCAGGAGCATCGGCAGCAAGGCCGTGCCTTGGCGTCCGAAGATCTGCATCGCCAGCGCCGCCCGCAGCGCCGGGCTTTGAATACCAGAAAGGCGATCGGCGATGAGTTTGAATTGCTGGTCGGGCGAAAGCCCGCGCAGATCCTCAACCGTGAGCCCCAACTGCCCCAAGGCCTCCGTCGCCGTATCCGAACCCTCCGCCGCCCCCACAATCGTCTTCTGCATCCGTTTTATGGCGACTTCGAAATCATCGAGCGTCACGCCGCACAACTGGGTGGCATAACTGAGCTCGGACAAGGCCTCGACCGAAATGCCCGTCCGCTGGCTCATGGTCTGCAGTTCCTTGCTGCCGGCGGCAAACATCTTGGCAAACCCCACCAACGGCGCGGTGATCATGCCCCCCAGGGCCATGAGCTTCTTTCCCCACCCGGCGATGGCCTCGCCAAACGCCTTGAGCTTTTGCGAAGCGCGCTGGAGGCCGCGGACCAGCTTGGAATCATTGATGAACAGCTCGATATAGGCGGCTCCAGCGCGGATATTACGTGCAGATGCCATCGGTCACCTCGCCAACATGGGAACGCCACTGCATTGGTAGAGCAGAACGATGCCCCCCAGCGTGCCTACCAGTTTCAGAAAGACCAGAAGCTGCGGCTTATTCATGGGGTCTCCGATCCACAAAGAGGGTCTTGAGCATCTGAATATCCCCTTGCAGCGGCGGACCCGTTCGGGCATTTCGCGCTTTGACCATGGGGTGGAACTCGGCGGGCCGAAAGAGCCGCCCCTTCTTGGGGTCGCGGTGCACGTTTGCCAGCATCGCCTGGAGCGCCGCCGTGTGGTTCCACCGTTCGCACTGGCACGCCTGGGCCATATCCACGAGCTGCCTTAAGGTGAAGGGGCCGGGATTGAGGCCCCCGAGGATGCCGGCACATTGCCAGATAAGCTGCCAGGCGGTATCGGCGGCTCGAGCGCCAGTTCCGCCAGTTGCGCCGCCATCCGCCGCTCCATCTCCTGGCTCTCCAGTCGGGCCTCCACCGCCGCCAGTGCCGCCGTCTCGAGTTTCCGGAGTTTGACCAGCGCCTTGGCAAGCACCCGGCGCTTGCCTTGGGGGAAAAAATCGACCAGTTCCTCCAATAGCGCGGTCGTCGCGCCGTCGATGGCATCGCCGGCCATCGCCCGACCAAAATCGACATCGGTGAGGCTTTGGCTATCCGCCTGGGGCTGGCAGACGCTGTAGATCACGTCGCACAGCAGCACCGGATCGGAAATCAACCGCTCCAGCAACTTGCCTTCGATCACCTCCAGCAGGTTGACCTTGGCCAAATCGCGGACGCGTTTGATGGCGTCGACGTTGATCTGCACGGTCCAGGTGCGGGCGGCGTTGTCACTGAAGGTCTTCATGCCAAACCTCTATTCGAAAATGGGTGGTCGGAGGGACTCGGGAGATCAGGGGGCGGCGACGGTCTTCCACTGGGGGGCATTGGCCGAATAAGTCGGCTTGGCGGTGACCTTGACGCTCAGGGCGTCTTCCAGCGGTTCGTCGCGCGTAAAGTCGATGATGGCACAGTCCGCCCACAGACCCTGGCTGCCGACGACGGCGATGCCGCCGTCCATCACCGCCATGCCGAGGAGCGTGTTGTTGAACCAGGCGTCCTTGATGGCGGTGAATCCCGCATCCGCGGTGTCCCAGACCATCTCGAATTCGATGGAGCCTTCCTTCAAGGTCGCCGCCGTGGCCTTCCAGCCACTGTTGGCCCGGGTCGTCACGTCCGCCTCGCCTTTTTGGAGGTTCAAGGTGACGTTCTTGACGTTGGTCAGTTCCGTCCAGGTGGGCGTGCCTCCGATGCCGGCGGCACAGAAGTAGAGTTTGGCGTCGAGGCCGAGTTTCACACTCATGGTGTCATCCTTTTACAGAGCCCGCCCAAAAGCTGGGCAGACGGTCTTGGACTTTTTCCAGCGCCGGGCCCATGAACGGGCGACGGTCATATTGCTCGTGGCGGAATTTGCCGCCGAATTCGTGGGCCATGCCCGAGTCGGCCGCGACGCCATAGTCGGGTCCGATGACGACGGATTGCTTGCCGGGCGTCACCGCATATTTGATGGCGTTCCGCAAGCGCCCTTTGCGCGTATGCGGCGGCGAGCCTGCGGTGGAGGGCTTCTTGCCCTTGCGGATCGAATGGCGGGCCTGCAGGCGAAGCGCCGCCCCGGCATGGCCCAGGCTCGTGATGCTGCCTTTTCGGGCCGCGTCCCGGAGCTTCTTGCTGTCGAACGAGGTTTTGACGTGGGCGGCCATTACTCGGTGACTCCTCCCGGCACGATCGTCGGCGCCTCGGCGGTGATCGTCTGCGCGGACGGTTTGGTGACCAGGGGCACGGCCCCCAGTGTGGCCGACTTGAGCTGCGCCAGCACTGCGTCCGCACGGTCCAAGGACCCCTGCATGAACGAGACGCGGCGCTGCAACCGCTCGCCCATTTGGGAAAGCACGTTGCGGACGGTCTCTTCCTCGCGGGCGGCAAGCTTCTCCAAGGTGCGGGTCAATTCCCCGCGCTGCTGGTCCAAGAGGGTCAGCCGCCGCTGAATCTCATCACGCATTTGCCCGAGCACCAATTCCACCGTGGCGCTATCCCCAGCGGTGAGCTGGTCTTTCAGCGTAGCGACCTGGGTGAACTGGGCCTTTTGATGTTGGCGTCCAAGCTGGATTTGCTCGGCGGTGATGAGGCGACCCGCGGTATCCTTGACCGCCAGAATCGGGCCGCTCCCTTCATCAAAAGACACGATGGTGGGCATGGCTTCTGCCATCGCAGTGCTCCTTACGGTTTGTTGTTGATGCTGTCGAGGAGTTCTTCCATACGCGTCAGCACATCGAAGGCCGTGCGCCCCGTGTAGTCAAAGCGCAAACAGGAGATCAGCAAGTCCATGGAACTGCGCAGGGAGTTGAGCTGATCAGAAATCGAGGTGTACGAATAGCCGTCAAAAAGGCAAAGATAGCCGCCAATTGTTTGCAGGTGGTTATCGATATCCGATAGTGTCCGATGATCGCCGCCGGCAATGCCATCGACGATGGCCTGCACGTCCGTCTGGACCAGATCCACATTAAGTGTGCCGTTGAAAGTGCTGCCGCCAAATCCCATTACCAGGTCCCTCCAATCACTGTAATTACGTCCGGCGAAAAGCCGCGCACATACACCATGTTCAGGTCGATACTCTTAAACTCGTGCCATTCACCGGGCACCCAGGGCACTTCCGTCCCGCTCGTGCCGACCTTGAGAAAGGCCTGGTAGACGTTACTGGGGGGGCAAGAGATGGTCACCGAGGCGATGAGTTTGGTGGCCGAGAGGGGTTGAGCGCTTCCATTAGTCGTGATCTTTAGCATGATGATGTTGTTCATGGCTTACCTCACCACGCGAAACGTCAGCGTCAGGACGCTGGTAAAGACCTGCTTGGTCTCCAGATGCTCGGGCGAATAGACCGGGACGTTCTCGGTCTTGGTCCACAGCGCCGTGGGGAACGCCGTCAGCCGCCGCAGGCGAAAGAAGTCGCCGATCTGCTCGACCAGCGCCATCAGGGTGTCCATCTCCGCGGGCACCGCCGGATTGACCTTCTTCTGCACCGCCACGTCCACGGCCACGTCGTTCTGGTTGCTGTGCCGCGTGATGTTGATGATCTCGATCCCCTTGGGCACGACCGTCACCTTGAGCGTCTTGAGCTCGGCCAGGTCGAACTGGGGCCGGTAGGCCCGGGTCGCGGTGAACGTCTGGGCGAAGCCCGTGGCGGGCGGAACCGGGGCGGCGTTCAGTTCGGCGACGACGGCGTCGGCGATGTCGATAATCAGGCTCATGCTTCCTCCGCAGATTCCAGGTCAACGTGTTTGGTATGCACACGCAGCGTCCGCCGGTAGGGATCGCTCCAGCGCCAGTGCGGTTCGTCCCCCGGGGCCATGACCGCGTACACGTAGATCTGGCCGGTGAGGGCGTCGGTTTCCCGGATTTGGTCACCGCGCTGGGGAAGCACGGACGTCCCGCCCAGGACCAGGTCCGCCGCCGTGATCAGGTAGTCGCGCGACTCGACCCGCAGCAGCGCCCCGGCCCCATCATCAATCTGGAAGATCGTCTCGCCGATCGTGGCGGCTACTTCCACGCTTTGCGGGGAGGGGGCGACGCCGCGCTGGTAGACCACCATCCGCGTCAGGTGCCGCTTGCGCTGGGCTTCCAACCAGACCGAAGAATTTTCGAGCAGGTCCGCCACAGGGAGAACTCCTTACTGCGACAGACGCACGCGCACGGTTGCGTCCGCGTCCGCCGCCGCCTTGACGGTCTTGCCAATGAGCTTGTTGCCCGAGGACGTGGCCGTCGCCTGGCTGGCCCCGGCGTTCCAGTAGACCGTGGTGCCCACGGCAATAGCGCTACCGCCGGCCGTGGATTTGGGGAAGTCAAAGATGCCCTCGACCGCCAGCGCCCCGAGGCGATTGGCGGCGATGTCGAGTTTGGCCACGCCGACGAGGTCGCCCTGGACGACCACGTCGCCAGCGGTCACGGCGCTGCCCGGGGTGTAGTCCACGGATTTGCCTTCTTGGAGATACTTTGCGCCCATAACAGGCTCCTTTGAGAGGGATGAAAATCACACCTACTGGGGAGGGGAGGCGGTTAAGCCTCGCCTTTGACCTTGAGCATGGCCCGGGGATCTTGCATCGCCACGCCAAAGTCGATGTACCCGCGGAATTTGATGCCCAGCGTGTCGAAGTCCTCCACTGCCTGTTCGACCGTGGGCTGCTCGACGCCGTTTAAGAACGCGACCTCGATGCCCGGCAGGACGTTGGGATCGGCCAGGAGATACCAGGCCTTACTGGAGTAGCCGGTAAACGAGGCGTTACCCAGATACGCCGAGGAGACCACCGAGAACTTGCCCGCCATCGGGTTGTCCTGCGGCACCAGCGTCGACTTGCTGCCGGTGGTGGCAATTGAGGCGATAAGCTGACGGCTGGAGGTCAGCAGATCGGCCTGCACCCGCAAGGCCGAGGGCACCAACAGGATGCGCGGCTCCAACCCCAGCGGCCGACCGTTGGGCTTGGTCTGATTCAGGAACGCGGTGTAGGCGGTCGTCAGGCTATCCACCGAGAGGGCCGTATCCACGCCGGTGAGATAGTTGTTGTTGCCGGCGGCAAAGAAGCTCGAGGGATTGGACAGCAGCAGCGGCCAGATCGCCTCGATGATGGCGTCGGCGGCACCCATGCCCAAGCGGCGCGGCACGTCGAGGAACGCGGACAGGTCGTCATTGATGATGAGTTGGCGAGTGAGCGAGAACAGGATGCCGTAGGTGTCGCCCTGGTTGGAGAAGGATTGCTCGCCCAGCGACCCGTGCTTGAGTTCGCCGTCGGGCCCGACCTTCTGGAACTTCATGTCGTCGGTGAGCCGGTAGCGGACATGAGGTTTGAAATCCCGCAGGCTGCCGATGCGACAGATCGCACGCCACGCGGCCTCCTGATAGTTGTAGCCGTCCAAGAGCACCTTGTTGGCGACGTTCGAGAGGATGCCCGGCAACGAAAGCGTCGAGAATGCGGCCAGAATAAACTCGGTGCCCTTGCCCACGCAGGGCGGCAGTTCCCGCCCCTCGGCCCGGGCGCACAGGCGGAAGAGTTCCTGAATGCCGATCCCCCGGAGCTTGCCGGCGGCTTCCACCGCCTGTTCACCAAAGGACGCCAGGAGGGTCTTCTCCGGGAGACGCCCGGCGAACCCCGCTGTCGCCATGATCACCTTCTGATCCACGCGGTTGTCATGCACATGGGCGGCGGGGGCGGCGGGTCGGTCGGCACGCAGCACTTCCAATTCCGTGCGTTCCTGCGACCAGTTCTCCTCGACGGCCTTGGCGGCAATCTCGGCGTGTTTGGTGCCGCACACCTTCTGCACGGCGGCGATCCGCTTCATTTCGGAAGCGGCGGCGGCGCGGATGGCCTCCGGCGATTGGGTCGGGGCCGGCGCCTCGGCAGCCGTGACAGGGGCGGTCACAGGGGTGACGGAGGGGGTAGTTTCGGTGGGCATGATGGACTCCTTATGCGCGGCGATCTGGGCGGACGTGCGGTCGTCGGCACCCAGCGCCACAAAGCTGACTTCACCAAGTAGGGATTTACGGGCAATGTTGACGGGACCTTTGAAGGTCTGGCCGTTGGCCTGGGCGCTGGTGCCGTCGGGCACCCATTCGACATCGATGGCCCGTGCCCCGATGGACGCCTGCCAGGGGAAACCGTTGGCGGCGTCGCTCAAGACCTCCTGGGCGGCTTGGCCGGAGGCGGACACAATGCCGGTGACGGAAAGAGCGCTTTCGGTGATCTGCACGTTGTCGATGTGGCCGACGCGTGCGGCCCGGTTGTGTTCGAGGAAGACCTTGGGTTTGGCCGACGCCTGAAGCCCGGCCAGATCCACCACCACGGGGAAGCGCCACCCGCCCAACTGCATGGGCCCGCCGGTATAGGCGACCATCGCGAAGCGGCGCAGCTTCACCGGTTGGCCCTCGGTTGAGGCCGCGTCGAGCCACTTTAGATCGCTGGCGGCGGCGACAATCTCCAGATCGCGCGGGCCGGAGGCGGGGGTGTCAGTCGTCGGTTTCGCCGGTGTCGGCATACTCGGGCTCCTGGTTGGAAGAAGGGTTGGTCGGGGAAGATGACGGGGAGGTCGGAGAAGCGGAAGTGGAGGGGGAGGCGGGCAAACCTAATTCCGCCATCAGCGCCACTTCCTTGGCCCGTTGGCGCAGTTCGGCTTCCCAATCCCGACCCTGGCGGGCAAATTCGTAAGCGAGCGTGGTGGTGTTGTTGGCCAGTCGCGTGGCTTGGGCGTTGGCTTCCTTCGCCGGATCGACGTGCTCGTGGCCGTCCCAGAACCACTGGTGGGGGAACTTGGCACCCAGCGACCGCAGCGACTGGGGCAACAGGCCTTCGACCAGAACGGCTTCATCCAGCCACGCCTTGAGGATCCGGTCGAGAATGGCCAGTTCAATCTGCGCCTGATCGATGCGGATGGATTTAAAGTAGGTCTGATGGTCGAGTCGCCCCGAGGCATAGTTGTAGCCCGAGGAATTACCCGCCGCGACGTTAAAGGGCATGTTCAAACAGCGGGCGATTTCGTTGAGGATTTCCTTCTTGAATTCGCCATACGTCGTGGCGGGCTGTTCGGCGGTGATTTGGCCGAGCTTCCAACCCCCCGGCAGAACCGTGGCCATGCGGCGTTCCAGGTCGATGATGTCCATTGGCTCGACCTGATCGGCTTCCCCGTTGGCCGGGGCGTCAGTGTACAGGACGGCAGCAAAGTCGGCGGCGGTCTCGGCGGCGGCAATGACTGCCAGCGTGTAGCGCCGCAGTTGGGCAAACAGCGGCAGCGCCGGCGTGATATCCGGAATGCCGCGGCGCTGGCCGGGCCGGTCGGGGCGGAAATAGTGGATCACCGAGGCGGCGGGTACGCGGTCGAAGGCCAGGGGTCCGGCTCCCATGCCCCCGGTGCTGCCGAAGGCAAATAGATCGCCGGGATGTTGCCGCAGAATGTGATATTCGACGGGGTTGCCGAGGTCGTCAAAGACGATACCGTCCACCGGCTGGGGATTGGGCAGCAGGAGGACGGGCGTGGTGACCTGGTCAGCTTCGACCAATTTCAGGTCCAGCGTAACGGAGGAATTCAGCAGGGGATTATTGATCAGAACGCCGAAGACCTCGCCCGAGTCCGCCCGCGCCATGCGCATGGTGCGGAGCTTGTCGGCCAGGCCCACGCTATCGGCCCAATCGCCAAACGCCTGCTCAATGGTGGCGTTGGCCGCGTCATCCTGTGTGAGCATCTGGAGGCGCGGGCCGGTGCCGATGACGTCATTGGCCAAGGTGAGCACGATGCCCTTGGCGTAGGAATTGTTGGCAACTTCGTAACGGGCGCGGTTGCGCAGGATCAGACGCACCGGGACGCTCACGGCGGCGGTGGGGGAAAGGCCGTCGGCATAGGCCCAGTGACGCCGGTTCTCCTCGGTGGTCACGGCGGAATCGAAACGCCCCCGAATGGGAGCCCGCATGAGGCGCAGGTTCGTGGGGCGCGGGTCGGACCCGGCGGCAGGCGTAGAGGGGGCCGCTGCCACGGCGGAAGAGGAGGAGCGATGTTTGAACCATCCGAACATTACGGCGCTCCGGGGGGTGAGAGTTTCTTTAAAGGGATGCCAAGGCCCGCGCGGCGGGAGGCGGTCTTGCTTTGGAGGTAGCGGTCGGCGGCGATCTGGTCGGGCAGCGAGTGCTGCTCCATCTCGGCACTGTCGCCCTTGGCCCGTTTGGGGCCGGCGGCGCTGTCACGAATCACTTGTTCCAGGTCATCTGCCATGGCGCTAAAACCTCTTGCGAATGCCGCTGGCGGTACATAAATCGAAGTTGGGACGGGCTGCGGCGTGTTTCTGCTCGTGTCGCACCAGGGCACGCACCGCCGAATCGGGCTTCTTGCCCTCGGACAAGGCCAGCCACGCGACCTGCAGGGCGTCAGCGCGCAGCGGCGGGGGGCAGTGGCTGATTGCCGCTTTCGATAATCCGGAAGGCCATGACGCAGTCGTGCCCATCACTAATCATGGACAGGAATGGCTGGTGAAATGGTGGCAAAACGGCTGAAAATGTCAGAAGAGTTGGAAGAATGTTACACGGGTAGACATGCACCACCCTATCCCATTACCCGTAGGTGGACTAGGCCACGAGAAGGCCTTGGGTATCGACCTTCAATTCCCTGACGTAACCATCGAGCCATTTCCTACATTCCAATTCGACCATTGTCGGTTTACCGTCCGCAAAGGCGTTCTGGATGCAGTAGTCACACGAGCAATTAGCTGCCACGCGATTCTGAATGTCTTTATAACCGTGTTTGTCGATGAGTTTCAGTACAATTTGTTCGAGACAGATCACATGGTTCTTCAATCGAGCGTGGATTGCTGCGCAATCCTGTGACAAGGCCAAAACGCGGAGGCTTCGTTTGTCACCCGTTGCGACGAGAAACGTGGGAAAGAACTTCGTTGCAGCGTAAAGTACCGCCTCCCCGCTATCAATCCGAATGGTTCGATTGCAATATTTAGCAGATGCGCCGTGCAGTATGATTTGTTCCGCGCTGTCAATCTTGTCAAGAGTCCGGGTCTTTTCTGCAAACGTGATTGCTCGCCTCATCCCGTCTCCTGAGTGGCTTGAGCACACTCGTGGGGATCCCAATACTCGGCGAAGTTCAGGAAGTATCCGAACATTGCTTCTGTCGACGGAAAGAGCGTCAACCGCAATGTCCAGAAGATCCAATTCAGCCAGTTTTATAATTAAGTCACTGTCCGAGAGCAATACCATTCACAGCTCCCGCTCCAGTAACCCGGAAGAGAAACTCTCCGTCTTCTAAAGAGAGCTCGTCAAGATTTAGATTGCTGACCATCTTACTTCGAACGAGATCAATCGGTTTGGCATCAGGTTCGATGATCTTGCAGGCGCCGTTTGACAGTGCATATGACTGCCGACCATGTCCAAAATTCTGCGCCACAACTCCCGGATCAACGCGATGCTCGCGCCCTGCATGAGTAGCCATTACTGCTAACGCTCGCGCATTCACATAGGAAACGGAGGCAGTAAATCGACGGTCTGGCATTCCGGTAAGTGTCTCGACCGCGCTATTGTTCGCAGCCGTCTCCTCAGGATCATTATTCGTATCTGAAACGCGGTCTATTGCAGAATCCAATACGATAGAATTCTGATCCACATGTTTGCATAAAATATGCCCAAGTTCGTGCGCAATATCAAAAAGGACGAGGGCGCTGAACGGATGCTTCTTCGAAATGACAATGACTGGTCGTCCATCGACCTTTGCTGCCAAACCCTGCATCTTCTTCGCATGTGACGGGAATTCGGAAACATGGAGCACTGGCACGCCGCGGGCCCAAAGGAAATCAAGAAGGCTCTCTAAGTCCACCCAGCTCTTTCCAAGGCGAAGGATTTCGTCGCGAACTTCGGCACCCGTCGTTGGAAGGTCCATGAAATCAGAATTCATTGCTTGGAGGGCAATTCTCGCAGCGCTTAATGCAACGCACTTTGGCCATTGCACATCTGCCTCCGAAACGCCCTGACTCTTTTTGAAATTAGTCTTCCCGAAGTCCATGCACCCGAGTGGGGCAGAGTCATTCCAAAGCGTCTTCAGGTCGATACCAAGGTACGTAGCAAGAAACCCCAAAGCTCGCGCATAACCTGCCTCAGACTCCGCGATGCTATCATCCCACCACTCGGGTAACGCGACCTTCGAGACGTACTTGGAGTCGAGCTTCGCCTGTTCGAGACGTTGGTAAAGCCGACGCATAGGATTGGGAGGTTGATTATTCACTCTCACCTGGTTGCTGGAACTGCTCATGGTACCGTCCATTCTGATCCTAAGAGCAGGCAGAACGGCCCTCATTGTCACAGGTTGCCATCCGTCCTGTCAATGATCGGCTTCTGCCTCGCGCCAACATTAAAGGACAACTTCTTTAATTCGTTTTAATGAATAGCGTTATTTTCATCACCTAACGCCGCGCCCAAGGCACTTTCCCAAGTTGTAATTCGTTTTTGACAGAATCTGCACGCACGCCGGCGAATTATTTTCCCACCCTTGGCAGGACGCGTATAGACAACTGCGAAGTGACGACAGCCGCACTTAGGACACACCAATCCACGCAACGAAGCTGATGACTTGGGGTTGGTCTTCATCTTCGCCTCCCCTGCAAGGAGGAGAGCCGGATCCGCGGGCGGACCTCGCGCCGGGCGTCGGTGCCGAACAGGATCGCCCCGTGCATCGACGCGGCGACGGCGCAGGCGACTAGGCAATCGAGCCAGTGGTTGTCGGCCCCGGGGGTGCGGATCTTCCATTCATCAAGTTCCCGGCCGCGCCCCTGGGTCTTCACCCGGTACTCGGCCGACAGGTGCTCGGCCAAGAGCCGGTGATCCACACCGGGGGGCGGGGCAAAAAACGACAAACACCCTGGATCGCCCATGGGCACGGCCAGGCGGGCATGGACGAACGACTTCCAGTAGTTGGTATCAATCAGCGCGTAGCGCGTGGCGCGTTTCCCGGTCACCCCCGGAATCCGCCAATGCAGGCCCACGCGATCTCCCCGTTTGGGCTTATAGTCGGAGAACGGGGTGCTCGCCGCCCCGACATACCGCCCGTGGCTGGGCATGAGCACGGCCGCATGCGATGACTGGCGGCAGAACTGGTAGACTACGTCGGTGGAGTTGCCCCAGTTGGCGTCAATCAGGCAGCGCTCAATCGCCATCTCGGCGCCGTCATCGCGCCGGAACTTGCGAGCCAACGCCTCCCCGGTCAGCGCCGTCAGGCCCGCATAGATCGCCCCCTCCTGCCCCGTGCCCTTATGCAACGCCAAGAGGGTGCGCTTGGCATCCCGGAGCGTGTAATACCCTCGTTTCTGGTCCGGATAAGCCCCGTAATCCAGCACGTACCCCGTGAAATCCTCCTCCCATCCGCAGACCATCCAGAACAAGAGCGCCCCCTGGACGTCGATGAACATGGTCAGGTGATTGACGCCGGCGGGAACCTCGCCACGCTTGAGGCCATTGGTCTTGCCAGCGATCACCTCGGCGCTGATGGTTTCGCCTTCGATCTGGTCCGGCAAGGGCTCATTCTGGTATTCCGCCCAGAACGCCGCATCCCCCTGATCCAGTTTGAGATTCATGGCGTGCTGAATGGCGGAAAGCTCATCGGGATTGTGGCGCTGGGGCCAGGCCACGACCGCCCCGGCATCCATGTCCGCCTGGTTTTGCCGGTAGAATGCCGTGGCGTCCTGCGTGCCGCGATCCGTCCGCAACCCCTCCGACCGCGAACGTCCATATTCCTGCCACAGTTTATCATTGGTCGGGAAGTGGTAGACCATCTTGGTGCGTTCCCCCTGCCACTGGGGGTGCTTGTCGCGGTCGAGGATGCGGTCGGCCATGTCGTCCGGGCGCACGACGGTCAGCGTCATGAGTCCGGCGATCTTCCGCCCGGGCCCGGCCAGCCCCAGGATGGCGCCGGCGAGGATCTGTTCGCGCGTGGTACACTGCGAAGGCGAGCGGGCCGATTCGTCACTTTGCGGATCGTCCAGCAATACCAGTGACGGCCGCGCCGTCTTGCCGTCGGCCCGCTTGTGTTTCATCCCCCGGATGCGACCGGTGATGCCGGCGACCTTGATGATGGCGCTGGAGGCCACGCTCCCCTCGATGGTCGGCAGCACGATCTCCTTGGCCGTCCACCCCACATGCGTGCGTGCCCCCCGATAGAGCTGCCCGGCGGCACGTTGGTGGATACCTTCCAGCGCCCGGATCGGCCCGCAGACCTCGGAAAAGTCCTCCTCCAAGAGGTCATTGTTCTCCATCTCGCTTTTGATGGAATCGAGCATGTCCTCGGCGTGTTCCTCGTCGGCCCCAATCAGCGCCACGAAGTCCCGGTGCCCGTAGAGCAGCGCCCACAAACAGGCCGTCTCGCACAACGTCGTCTTGCCGCTCCCCCGAGGCATCGCCATCGCGAACAGTCCCCCATCCAGGACCGCCGCCTCGATCTTTGCGATCACCTTCAGGTGGTCCGGCGACCACGCCAGATGAAACGTCTGCGGAAAATACGCCTCGCAGAACCCCCGGAACGATCCCCAGCACGCATCTTTCCGCGCGGGATTCACCGGCGGATGCACCCACCCCGCCGCCCCGATGTCCCGCGACGATTCCGACTGCTCCCGGCTGCGAGCGTTCACCGACTCTTTGTGCGATTCGTAATCGCCCTCCGTCCAGCCCGGTTCGAACGCCTGCCGACGAGCATGGAACAACCACGCCGCGTAGCGCACGAGATCGATACGTTTGCCGTCACCGATCTTGTAGGCGGCGCGGTTGAGGTGGCGGTAAACCAACTGCGGCTGGACCACCTCGCCCAGCGGGGTGTTGTTCAGCAGCCGGACGGCCTCGGCGACACGCAGTTGTCGGGAATCGATCTTCAACTCGTCTGGACCTCCCGCACGAGCCACGCGGCGTAATACACCAGGTTCATCCGCCCGTCCGTCCCCACCGGCGCACCGGCCTCAATGTCCGCTTGGACCTCCTCCGGCGTAATCCGCTTACCCCCGGATGCAGATAACAGCCGCGACATGTCCTCTATCGATAGGGACGCGGGATTCACCCCGCCCCCCCGATTCTGTACGGCCTCATTCGACATGGTGAATCGCTCCAGAAATCTCGTAATTGATGTTTATTTGCCTTGCCGGTCGGCGAAACACATGGCTTAATGTACATGTGATAACGCAAAGGAGATCACGATGAAGACCACGAAACAAAACCACGACGACCTGGACCTGGGAAGTGACCTGCAGATCACCAAGACCACCCGCCGCGCTGCAGGCGCGGGCCTGTGGGTCTGCGGGACCATCCACGGGCACCGCTTCGACGCCCTGGTCTTCCCCGAACATGCCGACAACCCCGACTACGAGGTCGAAGGCGACAGCCGCATCTCCAAGCTCTGGATTCAGCGACTGGCCGACAAGAAGACGGTTTTCAATTGGGATCGCGGGATGGACATCCCCGCCGCCGACAAAACGGTCGCCGCCATCGTCGGGTTCCTCTGTGCCGGCCTGGCGGAACACACCTACGGGAAATAACCGCCTCGGGGCATGTTGCCCCGGGGATTTTTCAAGGGCCTGGCCAGCCCAAACGCGGCCATAGGAGTTTTTATTATGAAGAAGAACGAAGTCCAAATCGGCGGCACCTACCTCGCCAAGGTCAGCGACAAGGTGGTCTCGGTCCGGCTCGACGCGGAAAACCCGCACAGCGGATGGGACGCCACCAACTTGGCCACGGGCAAGAAGGTCCGCATCAAGAGCGCCCAGCGCCTGCGCGGGCCGGCCACGGAACGTGCCCCCCGGAGAATGGCCGAGGTGGCGGCGGAAGCCCAGCAGGCCCAGGCGGCAGCGGAATCGGGCACGGCCACCAAGGGGAAGAAGGCCCCCAAGCAGCCCAAGGAGCCCAAGACCAAGAAGGTCTCCGGCCTCGACGCCGCCTACAACGTTCTGCTCGCCAAGGGGGAGCCCATGACCTGCAAGGCCATCGTGGACGAAATGCTCGCCAAGGGAATGTGGAAGACCAACGGCAAGACCCCTTCCGCCACCATCTACAGCGCCATGCTCCGGGAGATCGACGGCAAGCCAGGCGAAAGCCGCTTCGCCAAGACCGGCCGGGGCCTGTTCACCGCCGCCCCCCCGAAGAAGGCTTGAGGACCCGCCATGCGTACCGGCGAAAAAATGATCTGACCCCGCCTTCATTCCTGTCCACCTTCCACCCCGGCTGCAACGGCTGGGGTTTTCTGCGGCAGGACGGTTTCCGTCGTCGGGGGGGCCGCGATCCGTTCCGCCTTCTTCCCGGTGAACTTCTCGAACCGCTGCACGATCACATCACAATAGAGCGTGTCGAGTTCCATGAGGAACGCGTGCCGCCCCGTCTGCTCGGCGGCGATCAACGTCGAGCCAGAGCCGCCAAAGAGGTCCAGCACGTTCTCCCCGTTCAGCGACGAATACTGCAGCGCCCGCACCGCCAACTCCACCGGCTTTTCCGTCAAATGCACCATCGACTGCGGGTTGACCTTCTTGACGTGCCACAAGTCGGTGGCGTTGTTGGGACCGTAAAACTTGTGGCCGGCGCCTTCTTTCCACCCATAGAACGCTATCTCGAAAGCCCCCATAAAATCCTTCCGCGTCAACACCGGATGCTGCTTGTCCCAGATGATTCCCTGGCTGAAATACAGCCCGTGCTTCTTAAGAAACGGCGGGTAGTTGCCCAGGTTGGCATAGCCGCCCCAGATGTAAAAGCCCCGGCCCTCCTCGAGCACGCGCGCCATATTGCCAAACCAGGCGTCGAGCATCTCGTCGAAGGAGGCATCGCTGACAAAGTCGTTGGCCAGGGGCCGGTCTTTGGCGCGAAGCTTCTTCTGCGTCGGCTTGGCTTTTTCCGGATGACGTTCGACATCGAATTTCTGGTGATGGGTCGTGGATTGGAAGGACGACAGGCCAGCGGCGATGGCGTTATTGCTGCGCGGCTCGACCTTGACGTTGTATGGCGGGTCCGTGTTGACCAGTTGAATGCGTGCGCCGTCGAGTAGCCGATCCAAATCCTCGGGCTTGCTGCTGTCACCGCAGAGCAATCGGTGGTTGCCCAGGATCCACAGGTCGCCCGGTTGCGTGGTGGCGGCGTCCGGAGGCGCTGGCACGTCATCGGGATCGGTCAAACCCTCTTGGACGTCGCCGGACATGATCCGCGTCAGTTCCTCCTGATCGAACCCCAGCAGGTCGAGGTTGTAGTTCACCTCCTGCAACGCGGACAACTCGATGGGCAGCAGTTCATAATCCCACTCCGCGATGCTGGCGGTCTGGTTGTCAGCGATCCGGTAGGCCCGCACCTTCTCGGGCGACAGATCCGTGGCGACATGCACGGGCACCTGTTTGAGCCCCAATTTCACTGCCGCCTTGTACCGGGTGTGCCCGACGATGATGACGCCGTCGCCATCCACCACGATGGGCTGGCGGAATCCGAACTCCTTTAAACTTGCCGCGACGGCGTCTACCGCCTCGTCGTTCTGGCGGGGGTTACCGGGGTAGGGCTTGATCTGGTCGATGGGTCGAAGCTCAATTTGCATGGGGCTCTCCTATGTTTTTTTTACGAAAGAAAGACTGTCTAACTCGGTTGGCGTTCCCACGGCCATCTCCGGCCGAGCATCGCCCGGGAGTACCTATTCGCGAATATCCCCCCAAGGTGAATGACTCACGTTCGTGGGCATACACATGGGTGAGTGATTCACCGTCGTGGGTGATCACAACGTTCGCCACACGGCGGGGCGTAGGCGTGGTCGGGGTCATTGGCCACCCCAACGCCAACGACGCAACGTGGGCCAAACGTGGCGAACGTGGCCGTAACCCCAACGAAGCGGCAATAGCGGCAAGGGCTATGCTGGAGGTCGTAACGTGAAGAAACGTCGCAAACCCACCTACTATGAAGCATTCTCCCTCGCGGACGGCACGATTCTGCTGGCGTGCCCGGTGCGAAAACCTTCTCGCCGAGTGCTCAAGGATTACCGGGTCGAGATCGACACCGATGGCGTAGGGTTCGAGACCCTGAAAAATGACTGGCATACGTTCCGCGAACCTGATTGTGAAGAACGTCGTCGCCGCCATGATCTGATTGCGAATCGTCTCAATGTGCGTCGAGCTATTCGTGATCTGGTTCTTCCTGAACTTACGGCCCTTGCAGAGAGGCTGAGTCGATTGGAACAGCAGATAACAGAGCTGAAATCCGTCCCTGCAAAGTGAACTCACCGATCTACCTGCGACTCTGGCGACTCTGGCGAGTGTGTTTCCGCCCCCTCCCATATTTCTATATTCTTTCTTTTTCATTTTGCTTCCCCCTCATGCGCGAAGGGGGCTGAAAAAGACTCGCGAGAGTCGCGAGAGTCGCAGACAACCGACCCTTCGGCGGCTTGTACCTTCCAAACAGCCCCGTTCCGGCACTGATCATGGGGGTTGGCATCCAGCATGAACCCGGCGATCACGCGGCGGCGTGCGGTGCGGAGCTTATTGCCGACCTGCCGCGCGTTGGGCACTTTGCCCGGTGGGCAACCAACGAAGTTCTCGATGGCGGCACGCATGGCGACGCTGGCGTCGTCACTGGGCTGGAAATCACGCCGGTAAATAACAGCCAGCAGATCGGACACAACGAGACCCCTGCCGCCGGGGTCATAGGCCTGCCAGGCGTGAATAAGCTGACCAATCGCGTCGGATGTCGTGTCGGAGAACTCCACCAACCGCGTGCGCGTTTTGCAGGGATCGGGCAATCCCGCCCACACGACCGCCTGACGCACGATGCTCGACCACCCCTCAAAACTACCGAAGGAAGACAGGTTCTGCGACGGCCGCCCCGCGCGGCAGTAGGCCGCGAGGATCGTGATGGCGCTGCAAAGCAGCTTGCCCCGGTTCCGGCGTATCCATTCCAGCAAGTCGGGATGCTTGAAATCCTTGCGATCCTCGGGATGCTCCTCAAGCACGTCGAGGCGCACGTGAATGATGCGGCGGGTGGTGTCGGCGGCGACGGCGACGTTGTTACCGGTGCCATACCAGGCGGGCATGAGGGGCAGGTCCACCATCTCGCTTTTGCCGAGGATACGGTCCTTCCACCGCGTGCTGGTCAGCGCCCGGTCCAGGGCGTCGTTGCCGAAGTTGCCTTCCAGATTGTCGAGCAACACGAGCCCATCGCCAGCAATGGCGATGGAGGTTATCTTCTTCCGCATCTCCTCGGATTCATGGGCGTAGCTGAAGACGGGCATCTCCCGCCCCAGCACAATCCAGGCGATGACCTGGACCAGCAGGCCCTTGCCCGCACCACGGACGTTCGCATCAACGAGAAATAAGGGTGAGGGGCCGAGGAAGGCGAACCTCGCCAAGGGTGTGAGCAGTGCTCCCAGCCACGCGGCCCGATGTTCCTCATTCTCGAACCGAAAATCGCAGACGACCTCCAGCAGCGTCTCCACCGCCGCCCACACGTCATCCGCCGTCAGGTCGTCGGGGATTGTGGGGAATTGCTCGGAGGGCTCGTACAACACGCCGGTGGCCGGGTCATAACCGGGGTTCTGCCAGATGGTGCCGTCAGCGCGGATAACGGGGCAATCCGAAACAGCCATTAATTGTCGGATACCAGGCCAATTGCCGCGGGCATCAACGCCAGCAACCAGCCAGGGAGTGGGGTGTGCCGCGATCTCGACCACCGCGTCGCCCTGCCGGACGTACTTGCTGAACGTCGCGAATCGTGTCATGCGTTCCCGGAGATGGGCTTGCGGAACCGCCGCAATCGTCGCCGACCCGTTGCACCGCACGATCCCATCGTCGGGCTGCTGTTCGCGCAGTACACGCACAAGCATGCCGCCACGTTGGTAGAGGTCCGGGTCCGCCGCCAACGCCTTGACCGTCGCCGTCACCACGCGATGCTCGTCGGTGTCGATCAGGATGGTGGGAGTACTTTCCCTTTCCGCAATGCGTCGAATGACGCCGCGCCGGGTCTTCTGCTCCGCGTCACGGATGCGGTCGAGGATCTGCTGGTCCGTCCATTCGGTGGGGAACGGTTTCTGCCGGGCATAATCGCGGATCGCCGCCACCCCGTCGACGTCGGAAAGGTCATGTTCAACCACACGGCAGGCGGCGGCGAACAACCGTCCCGATCCATCCTTGTGATCCTCGATGGTCATACGGAGCATCGAGGCGACGCAGGCGCCGATGTTGCCGCCGCCGTTGGCCTTCGGGCTGGCCGCAGCCTTCGCCGCAGGTTTTGGAGCCTTTGGTGGATTGGATGCAACCCTCTCGCCGATCTCCACCTTCACCGCGTTAGCCAGGCGTTCGACCGCCGCCAGCAGTTCGGCTGGGTCAACCTGGGCAGGCTCCGCGTCGTCGGCCTCCCAGGTAATGGCCTCGCCGCACGCATGCGTGCTGGGCGGAAAGACGGTTTGCGCACCAGTGGACCGAAGCTCGACAAGCATGCCAGCGGATTTGCTCTTGTGCTTCTTCGTGGCGACGGGGGCGCTCACGCGGTAGATACGGTGAGAACGCGGCTTGCTGGGCCTTCCGAACACTGCAGGCGTCGGCGGCAAATACTGGTCCGCCAGTTCCACGCATCGGGGGTGATCCAGATCCACATCCACAGTCCACCCCGATGGCTCGCCCATCAAGATGCCGATATTCTGCGGCTTGCTGTTGAAGTGGGCGGAAACATTCGCCTCCTTAATCCGGCACCGCTCCCAACCATTGAAGCCGGGATTTTTGCTTCTGTACGGGATCGGCAAGGGCGACCAGCCTCGGCGACAATACGAAATGGCGGCATCGTGCGGGGTCATGCGTTCTCCGCGGCAAACTGACGCTGGTTCATCTCATGTTCGACCACGACGTTCTCCGGCCCGAATTCACGCCGGGCATAACCTGCGAACACCAATGCCAATGTGCGTCCGGGCCGTCGTGACGTGTCGAACGAAAACACGCGCCGTACACGGTCGACGGCGACGGACGCTTCCAAGTCGATCCGTTCGCGTCCGTGCAGGCTTTCAGCCGCCATCCGTGCCAACCGGAGCGTATCCACCGCTTCCGCCAGCGGAACTAACGGACCAAGTATGAATTGCATCGTCTTTGGCATGATCAGCTACTCCAAAAGGGCCATCGACCTCCAATAGTCATCTACCGGAACCGCCGAGGGATTGGCTGTTAATCCGAGGCGTCTGGATCGAGGCCAGCGTCCCGCAGGAACTTCTCGACCTTCGCGATGCGGGTGCGGACTTCGGCCCGGGTTAGGTGAAGAAGGCCTTCCAGTTCGCGTTCACTATGCTGCGTGCGGAGAAGGGCGACTTTGTGGAGATCCGCCGGCATACGCGCAAGGACTTGCCGCATGTCGATCTGAAGGTCAATGCGATCTTGAGACGTACTGCCATCGTTCAAGGCATCTTCGCCCGCATCGTCAATTCGCGTGTCATACCTTCGATCCCGCTTTTGGGCGGTGCGCTGCTCAATAACATTGAGCAACTTGTTGCTGGCCATTTTGCCGACAAAACCCTCCCGCGATCCACGCTCTGGCCTGTGGAGATGAATCCGTGGAAACACATGCAATGCTAGTTCCTGCTCGAGATCATCCACGTCATCTTGACGGTACCCATAGTGGCCGACGAGCCGTTTGGCCTTCTTTTTAATGATTTCTGCGTCTTCCGGTTGGTATCTTGGGTCGGGAACGACACCCATGTCTTTCCTCCCCGGCCGGGGAGGGCTTTTGTGGGTGCCAACGGAGGTCGCGCGAGGACGAGGGAAAGACGTTGCGAGTTCGCGGTTCTACGCGACACCCGCAACGCCTCCTCTTCGGCCGGCTAATTGCCTGGTGGTTAGATTGTGATCAAGGGACTATGCCGCCTGGTGATCTTCCTCAATGTCGATGGAAGCTCCGGGGAGGCCGTGGGTAACTTTGACCCTCACGCGCATGCCGTCAGGGAGGCGCTCCAATTGGGAGAGCAACGCGATATGCTCATGCCGAAGTTCGAAGTCCGTGCTAGCCAGCTCCGGCCGTGGGCCGTTGTCCCCGCCGGCGAGTCTGATCGTGCGCGAAATATGGTGGGGTTGGGTAAAATCGGGCTCACCACCACGCACATAAAACGTGAGGCAGCCAAAATTGATCTGCTGACAACGTTCAACAATCCATCGCTTCGGTCTCGACAAATTTCGTTTGTCCATAGGAAGGGTCTCCATGAAAGAAGATGTGCGGCCGTTCCGTTGGCTGCAATTCATGGGGGCCAAGTCTGAACTATGGATTTTGAGCGCAATGGAAGCGCAAAGTGGGAGAAATCCTTGGTTTGGAGGGGGAAATGCGGCTATTGCCCCGCAGTTCAGTTAAATTCCGAAATGCGAACGTCCGCCGAAGTCAATAAAAAACATAAGGCGCAACAAAAGCGTAACGAGTGCCATCTAGTCGCGCACGTGTTTTTCAACCAGTTTTTCGACCTGCTCCTGACTTTCCTGTATGTCAGGCTTAGCTGCGCGACGTAGCTGCCACTGGGCGAGATCGACCGCATCGACCCGACGCTGACGGCCAGTCAGCCCGTTCCCCATCAACTCGCCATCGTCCAGCGCCCTGGAAACCACGCCCGCATTGATTCCAGCGATCTTTGCGGCATCGGAAACGGTAATCCACCGTAGGGAGTCGTTGTCCGCACCTTGCGTGCCAAAGCTATCGAAGTCGACCTCGCGCTCAAGGGTGGACAGAATGACCGATTTTTCCGCCATCCCCCGGATCACCTTCCCTAAAGCAGTCACATCGTGCACGATCTGACTTCGGAAAGCACTGGCGGTCGGCCGACCGTAACCCCTCAACCGCAACAGGGGCACGCCGCCCACGCGGAAAATCTCTTCTTTCTTCGCGTCGCGCTTCTTCTGCTCGTCATCCTCGTGGAAGCGGCTGTCCAGCTCGAAGGCAACCAGCGGGAGATAGTTCGCCGTTGACGTGACGCAAAAATCCACCTGGGATCGGAGCATAAAGGTGAACTCATCCGGATCGAGGAGGGCTTTCATCCGCTCGAATTGGAAGATTGTCTGTAGTGCCATATTCGGGAAGATCAAATGATTCGGGAAGAGACTGATCAGGATGCTATAGACCGTATAATCCTGCCTTGAATTGAAGATCGGCCGGAAAGCGACGCTCTCGTCGCCGTGGATTATTTTCGTAATGATGGCGTGGGTGTTTTCCCGTTCAATGAGTGTCGTGAGATGTTTGTTGAGCTCAAATGTGCCTTCTCGCGGATAGATGATAATCCCCTCCTCCTCGAGCACGCGCAGGTGCCCCGCCAGATATCGCTCGTCGATTCCAGAAAGTTTTGCCAAGTGGTCTAAGCCCTTGTACCCGGAAATGAGGGACAGCGCGCAAGCCAGTTGGCGCTTGTAGTAGTCGAGCTTGGGCCAGCGCAGCACTGCTGTACGCAGGAAATCCTCATGCCGTCGTTTCGCCTCATCCTGCGCCTCCTTTCGCGACTGGAGCTTTGAATGCCAATTTTTGATGTTGGCAATGTCCGGAGACAACTCCGCCGCCTTCTGGGAAAGCAACACGGCCTCCTCTAACTCGCCCCTCTCATTCAGCAATAACGACAAATTGTGCAGCGCCGCGCTGTCCTTTGGATTGAGCTCAAGCAGGTGGCGATACCCACTTTCGGCTTCTTGGCTATTTCCCCTGCAATGATGGGCGTACGCGTGATCCCAGAGGAGATCAGGGGCATCCGGTGCCACTTTGAGCAACCTTGCCGCAGCATCGCGGAGTTCAGCATACTGTTCGTTCGCCCTGAGGCTATTGCGTATGAAGTCATAGGTCGGCAAAAAGATGGCTGTAATTTCTGCATCATCGCAAGCGCTCTGCAACTCCTCCATAAAAGCCTTCATAAGGGCGGCACATTCCGCCTTTGAATTCGGATGACCTCCGTCATCAACGTAGATATGGGCATGGCACTTGCCGACATCGATGTGTTTCCGCCCCTTCCGGATCAACCAGCGGCACCACGAAACGTGATGCCGGATAGCGCCCGGGAAATCCCTCGCTTCAAGACAAGCGTTCGCCAAATCGTTTGACATCGCCGGGTGGCAGGCAAGTTTGCTCGCTTGGATGAGCAAATCATTCCGCGGCTCGTCAGCGTTTTCGGTCAACTTGTAAAGGGAAAACGTCAGTGCCCCCCGCATTTTCACATCAATGCTATTTCTTACAAATTCCCGTTGGTCTTCTAGCAGATCCTTGCATACACAAATCGCGTGACGTGTTGAGTCGAATATGTGCGGCTCGCCACCGATGTGAACGATGTCATCGATGTAATGTTGGTCATCAAATGCGTCAAGAAATCCAAAAACGGCCTCTCTCGCCTCATCAATCGCCGGTCCAATTCTCTCCGCCCCTAAGAGAGCGGCAACGCGAGCAAATCCGAGCGTCCAGCGCTGCGCGGGGGAGGCCGTCGGCAAACCCTCAGAAAATGTCTTGAACGCCTCTTCAAATTGGCCATCCCGCAACTCAAGATCACCCAGAGCATGGGCTCGCAAGCAATCGTCCAGGTGCTCCGTCGAGATTGCGTCCAACGACCGCCTCGCATCTTCATATTCCTCCAAATCGCGATATGCACAATAGGCATACCAACTAGCGGACGGAAGCGGTTGAGCACCATGCAAAAGGGGAGCGAGAATTTCCAATGCCTGACGAGGTTGATTTAGTTCGAGTACGTATATGCGGCTCAGAAATAGCCTAATTTCCGCAGAATCCGGGTGCTTGGCCAAACCCGCGGTTAACACGGTTACTTTTTCGCGACATCCTTCTTCGGTCCACGACGACTGATAAGCCAAGCGGATAAAGGCATCGGCACGACAACCCTCGCACGCCACCGCCTTGCGATAGCAACTGGTAGCCATCTGCTTGGATTGATCGTCATGGAACTTCCAATGGTCGTATACGCGACCCAGCCAGTAATGCCCCCCAGCAAAATTGGGCACCAAAGTCGTGAACTCGGTGAGCGTGACCTTCGCTGTCTCAATATCTTCCTTTTGAAACTGCAACCAGCCGGTTCTGAGTAGGTCGTCGTTATTTGGACAGACTAACAATCCAATCTGGGCCAGGGCATCATCGTACTTTTCCAACTGGATCTGGCATTCCACCAGAAGGCGACGCGTTGTGTCTGATGGACGTGCGTCCAGTTCCTGTTGGAGAAGGGGGACCGCCTCTTCGTATTCTCCTTTGCCCATCAATTCCTTGATCGACGGACCAGCCGGCGTCTTCTGCGACTTCCTTCGTTTCGACATGCATGATCCCAGTCTTCAAGTACCGGAAGTCATCCACAGAACCTGTGTGGACTGACGTGCTGGGCAACAAGGCTGCTCCCCGCATAAAGATTCCGCGCGATGCATATGCCACTTACTTGTCAGCGGGAGAGCATCACACGTATGCCGATGCGGTCGGCAGCCAGCCAAGCCACCTCATGCATTATCTAGTTAACTGGCCGGTTTACAACCGTGATGCACGCCGAAGCCCCCTAGAAGAGGTGGTCGCAGTACCCGCAAGGAGATCCTTCCACATTCGCCGCTGTTTCCCCCATTCTGGTTCGGCGGCAATCGGGCGAACCTGCCACTCTTTTACTTGCTCCCGGCCCGCCTCAATCAACGGCATAAAGAGAATCTCTTCCTGAATGTCGACTGCAAGATTCAGGAAGTTCATGATCTGCGTCGCCCTCGCCCGCGTGATGTGGCCAAGCCGGGCCAGGTCGGCGTAGTCGTGGACCTCCCCTTGCTGGATCAGCCCCTCGAACCGGATCGCCAGGGCCATCATGCGGGCAATCCGAGGGACGCGGCCCAGCGGCACCGGGGCGGGGGCCGGGGCTTCACCTTCGGCCATGCGTATGCGCCCGTGGCGTGCCTGCGAGAAATGAACCTTACATTCGACCGTCAAACTGGGCTGCGTCATGATCATGCCGCGATCTCCTTGGGGTGTTGTGCCAGCGTCTTGATCCCGTTGGCCCGGAAGGTCACCGAGACCGTCCCGTGCCCCCCGTCATAATCGACCCGTTCAACCAGCAGATGGATGATGCGGGCCTGTTCCTGCGGGTTAAGCGTTTCCCATACCGGCGAGAACATGGCCATCGCCGCCTCCACCTCCCGTTCGTTCACCATCTCCCGGCTGAGCGCCACGATCTGCTCGCGGACTTCGATGGTCCGTTGCTCGGCCGCGCGGATGCGGTCCTGAATGCTGGCCAAATGCCCTGCCCTCTGGCCGTCCCCGGAGTCGCCGGGCAAATTCCCCAATTCCGCGACGTGGCGGCCCAGTTCGCGTTTGAGCGATTGCTCCTCCCGCTGCAATTCGGCCAGGGACCGCTCGCCCTGCCCCCGCGACTGCCGCACGATTTCGGCCAACACCCGCGGATCGCGGCCCATACTCCTGATCTGCTCGATGACGAATTGTTCGATTTCCCCGGCGGGTACCGATTTCGTCGGGCAATTGTGCCAGCCCCGCTTCTGGGCACGGAGGCAGACGTAGTAGCGGTAGCGTTTCGTCCCGTGCGACGTGTAGGCGTGGCCCATCGAGCACTTGCAGGGCGCGCACCGGAGCAACCCCTTGAGCAAAGCCCCGTGCTTGTTCTTCACCATCGCTCCGCCCGTCCGCCGGTTGCGTTGGAGGACGGCCTGGACCCGCTGCCAAATCTGCTCGTCCACGATGGCCGTATGCTCGCCGGGGTGGATTTCCTCGTGGTAGCGCACCTTGCCGATGTACACCACATTCGTCAGCAACTTGAACAAAGCGTTCTTGTCGAAGGGCCTGCCGCCCTTGGTCGCCCCCGCCTTGCAGACCCACCGTTTGGTTGTCCACCCCAGTGTGTCCAACTCCATGACCGTCGGGATCAACGCCTGGTGCTTCAGGTACAACTCGAAGATCTCGCGCACTCGCGCCGCCTCGTCGTCGTTGACCACCAGTTTCGATCCCGTGGGGTCGCTCAGCAGGTCGTAACCCAGAACCGGCTTGCCGCCCGCGAATTTCCCCTTCCGCCGCGCCGCCGCGATCTTGTCCCGCGTCCGCTCCGAAATGATCTCCCGCTCGAACTGGGCGAAGGACAACAGGATGTTGAGCGTCAAACGCCCCATCGAATGCGTCGTGTTGAAATGCTGCGTTACCGAGACGAACGAAACCTTGTGGTCATCGAACGTCGCCATCATCCGGGCAAAGTCCATGAGCGAGCGCGACAGCCGGTCCACCTTGTAGACCACCACGCAATCTACCTTGCCCGCTTCAATATCCTTCATGAGCCGCTGGACGGCCGGCCGATCCAGATTGCCGCCGGTGAAACCGCCGTCGTCATAGCGGTCCGGCAGGCAGACCCACCCCTCGTTCTTCTGGCTGGCGATGTAGGCCTCAGCACTATCCCGCTGGGCGTCGAGCGTATTGAACGCCTGCTGGAGGCCCTCCTCGGTGGACTTGCGGGTGTAAATAGCGCAGCGGATAGCTGGTTTCTCGGCGGTTGTTGTGGCGGCGGGCTTCTTCATTTCTTATCTCCGTCTTTGAGGCCAAAGAACAGGTGTCCGTTCCAATGCGAACCCGTAACCACCTTGGCCACGGCGGAAAGCGACCGGTAGATCTCGCCCCGGTATTCGAATCCCTTGGGGAGAACCGTAACCTCGATCAGCTTCCCCCGGTACTGGCGGGTCAGCACGGTGCCGGGGATCGGCACCCGCTGGCCGTTACCCACCGGTCCCGCCTTAATGCGCTCGATCGCGCCGGTCGCCAACTTGGGCGGGCGTGGCATCGTCGTGCGGATGTCCGCGTCGCGGGCCAGTTCCGTAGCCCGCCGCCGCGCTCGTTCAGACAGGGTGCCTTCGGCCAGGGATTGAATCCGCCAGGCGATCCGCTTGAAGAGGAAATCCTTGTTCCCCGTGCGCGACTGCTCGCCGAAGACCTCCAGGTATTTCTCGCGGATCTGGGCGGGGGTCATTTCCCGCAGGGCCGCGATCTGGTTTGTGGCATTCAACATCGTTGTTCTCCTTGCCTCTCGGAGGCGTTAACCACGTTGTCCATGAAGCCTCGTTTCCGAAGGAACCTCAAGGCCATTCGCGGCGGATTCCACAGATTCGACAGGGTGAATGACCGCGAGCTTCGGGCCGGGGATTGCGCCCCGGTGGCGTAGGCGTAATACACCCTCCGCGAAGATGGCGGCGACCTCCGTGAGGCGCTCTTCCGGGGTCATGTTGACAGGATCAGTAGGATCGTTGGCGAAGGCCATCGGCACTCTCCGTGAGAGGCGATGCCCGCAACGACCTTCGCTTGGCGACCGGTGTGCTGCCTGGCAACAGGATGGTGGGACCGGCACGATGCCGATCCCTCATCTGTTAACTACCGGGTTTGCGGTTAGAATGGTTGCTGCTTGATTCGAATTCTTCTGCACGGTGACAAATGCCTTCCCAAAGTGGCGCGAATGCTGAACCGGCAAGCCCCATTCCAATCGTTTTCGATACCTCTGTACTGAGAACGATTGGCGAAGGTGTGCCGTCACCCGAGTTCAAACTCTTGGGGCAACTCGCGCATGCAGGAAAAGTCGCCTTATGGGTTCCGGAAATGGCGTTTCGAGAATGGATGAGTCAGAGAACAGAAAGAGGCGAGGAATTGCTCGCCAAGCTTGGAAAGGTACTGGAGGATTTGCGAGGTAATAGAGGCATTGCCAGCCAGGGACTCGCAACGGAGCTTTTGAACAGCGAATCGCTGTCAGAAGTGAATATCAACGCGATTCGTGAAGGGGCTAGGAACTGGCACGAAGGCGCGTTCCTTCGAATGGGATTCCGGATCGTAAGCCTCACACTTGAAGACGCAAAACAGGTGCTGGATGCATATGCGGGTGGGAAGCCGCCCTTTGCTTCAAAAAGGAAGCGAGAAGATCTACCCGATGGTTTTGTGCTGGCTGGTGTTGCCGCCATCTTCAAATCCGACTCGCGGGCGATCTTTGCGTGCAACGACACACGCCTTTCTGAGGCCGCCAAAGCCACGGGTGTGGCCGTAGTCGGGTCGATTTCGGATTTACTGAAATCGCCGAACGTTGCCTCACTGCACGCGAACCCGGCGTTTGCCCTTTGGTGGGAACAGAATTTCACGGATAGTCTTGCTAAACTGCGTGACCAAGAACCACGCCTGCGAAAGTCAGTTGAAGATGCGGCGATTGATGCTCTGTCAAGTACAGAGATAGAGCATCCTGAAATCCCCGACGACAATAACCAAGCATGGGTGTTTGGTGCCAGCCTTGCGAACGAGATAACCTTTGACTGGGAGAATGCAGAATCTTCGGGAGAAGGGCTCCTGACGGTCCCGTTAGCGTTCGAAGCCGATCTCGAACTTCAGTTTTCAGTCTACCGTATGGACGCGTTTTCCGTGCCCAATTGGGTGCGAGTGAGACTTGGCGATTTTGAGGAAGACCATTATTTTGAGGCATCCGGATCGCGACGTGCAGCATTTTGGGGGCGAATGGTTCTGAGTTTCGAGGATCAGGTTATGGCAGATGGGGTTGACCTCGACGTGGCTGAGTTGTCAGTTGAAGACCTTGAATTGAGAGAATTCACCGATAAGGTCGGAGATCTGAAAAATTGGACCGAATAGGCCTGAGGCCGCTATGGTTCGGCCTGCTGGATTTCGCTTTCTTGTTTATGCCCGCTTGAGCCACTGCACCTAACGCGTGCATTTATACGCCCTCACCCACGAGGAACCGCTGAGTGCGAAGCCGTACTCTGACCGACTCCTTCGAGACGCCATATCTGTCGCTCAGAATTGACAGGATGCTTCCGAAGTCGTGATCCGATGACGGGTGGGAATTTAGAAATACCGTACCGAGGTTCCTCGTGATTCCGATTTCCTTTTGTGCCTTGATAAGTTCCTGCTTGAACGTGGTTATGGGCAGGACAAGGGCGGCGGCAAACACGTTTGCCTGTTGCTCCACCCATTCCTGCGGAGTTTTCGAATCCAATCGACAGAGGGAATCCTCGTCGTCGGTAAATTCCTGCACGGGCTCCCCTTCAAATCGCAGAGAGCGATACCGATGTAGAACCCAGTGTCCAATTTCATGGGCTGCCGTAAAACGGAATTGAATCTCCCTCTCGGCTGTCAAGGTAAGATCGAGGAATAGTGTTCGCTTCCGGAAGTTGACTCTCCCGAGAATCTTCTTGCCGGCAACCGCCCCCAAGTCCCCGATTACGTAATTCAGGTCCGTGTGCTCCTTCAGGCTTGCCAGAATATCCATGACTGGTGTCTGGCATCCTTTTAATAACGTCTGCGGGCACCGTTTTTGGAGCAACTCGGTGGCGATTTCTTCGATGCGGGCGAATTTGAGGATTGGCACGCCATGAGCGTCGTATTTCAGTTCGCTCGGTGAAAAGCTCATAGTCGCTAATTCCTCAAGCATCGCCCTTGGGCGACATGATGCAGTAGATCCCCGCCCCCAACGGCAACCAAGAAGGCGAACCAGACCCAACTCTGGCGCGCCCGCCGTGCCTTGTCTTGCCGCGATTCCACAACTTGAAGGCCTTTCTGGTGGTTGGTCACCAGGTCACTTCAGACAGCCCGGCCTGTGGTTGTCCCCGCTGTTCATGGGGTTTTGGGCGGAAGTCAAAATGGCTTTCAACAGCCACCTCCTTCCAACGTGGATTACCAGGGACCGAGTGACTCGCCAAGGCCGGCACGATGCTTCCTGACGGTCAGTACCAAGCATCCACGACCCGGCCATTGTAGCTGTGCGATCCAGCTTTATGAAGGGGTTGCCTTCGGGGTTGGTCAGCAACAGGGTTGTTAACTTGTGGGGGGTGTTTTGCGCGAGAGTCAGAGAGTTCTCCCCCGAACCCCGCCCCAAGGTCGGCAAACGCCCGGCAACCGGCGCTCTATCGCGCTCTCTCCGCCATCCCGCCCCCTGGCGGACGGCACGTAAACCCTTGCGGATACTGGCAAAAATGCAAGAACCCCAAACGCTCTCGCGCTCGGGGTTCTGCGTTAACTGGCCGGTGCGTCAGTTTCGCACCTACGACTAAAGCTCCGCGAACGCAACCCTTCTCAAACACCAGCGGCCACGGGGCGTCAGTCCGCGAACGCAACCCTCTTTATAGCCACTCTCAAGCACTCACGCCCACGGGCATTTGGTCCCATGTACGACCGCGCAGCGTCCGACCGGCCTTCTTCTTGTTGGTTCCGCCCCATTGCTTGAAAAAGAAGGGCACCTTGGCCGCCGTGCATTGTTCTTTGATCTCGACCACCCATGCCTCATCCATCGGCCTGGCGCGGGGGCCGGACTCCCCGCCGACAATGACCCAGTCGATATCGGCCAGGTCGAGATTCGGGAGCGGACCCAGAAGCGGCTCGAGTGACAGAAACTTGATGGCCGCTTCGGTATTGCGAAGATCGTCAATGCGTGACGTGTACTGCTCCGACTCAACCGAAACCCCCATCCATATATTCTTCGCCCAGGGCAGTTCCGGGGCCAGTTGGAGCAGCCGACCGGACCGCTTCGTCAGAATCTGGAACTGGTGCCAGTGTGCCCGGTTCATGACATCAAACACCTGGAGGATGAACTCAAGGGGCACGTCCTTGTGGAAGAGATCGCTCATCGAATTGACGAAGATCATCTGTGGCGTTTTCCACGACAGCGGTCCATTAACCACATGCGGCTGAACGGTAAGTGAGAAACCCTTCGCGTAGTTGGGCTGCCCCATCGACTGCAACCGCTTGGCCATGCGTTCGGCATAGCAGTGCTTACACCCCGGGCTGATCTTGGTACAGCCCGTGACTGGGTTCCATGTGGACTCTGTCCACTCGATCTTTGACTTACTGGCCATGGGCGAGTCCTCCGTTTCGGTACTTGTTGAAGACCGCCTGGGCAATCTTATCCCCCGTCTGATTGTGGGATGCGAAGAAGAGGTAGTAGACGATGGCACCTTGGCTGTTTCTCATTGGCAACGGTGCAGGTACGAAATTGAAGCCGGCGACGTCCTTCAATCGTTTCCTGTACGCATTCACGACATCATCGTTTGATCCCTTCTCCTGGATCGCTCCGAACAGACCCTGATTCGTTTTGTACGCAGCACCACGCCAGGAGTCATCGCCCCAAAAGGCGTTCATGCGAGCAACCTGCGTCTCGGGAACCCGGTCTGGGTTCTCCCACAGGACATTCATGTTCGCGTCCATGATCATGAAATTCAGGAAGATCTCGATGCTCTTCATCTGCCCGGCGCGATGAACGACCTCCCAGTTCGGATTGAGGCCATAAGGGTCCAGCAGGCAGAGCGCACGTCGGTAGTCTTCGTATCGACACGTTGGAAAGACCTTATTAAGCAGCACATCGTTGCAATCCCCTTGATGCACGGTGACGTTGGTCTTGCCATTTGCGAGCTGAATTAGGCGCGCCGCCCGAGTGCCGTCGAGGTCGACGAAGTGATAGTGCGTGAACTGCTGCCCCAGCGCGATCGTCGGGCTTCCCTCAATCTCCTCACCCGTCGTCTTGGAAATATGAGTTCCGGCTCCCGCGAAGCCATCAATGTAGGCGTAGTGGCGGATTGCGGACTGTTTCTTCAAGATCGCCGCATAGGCGGCAGAATAGTCCCGCAGAATCTGCAGCTTGAGCTCTGTCCAAATCCCAACTTGGTCGAGTTTTGTGTCGCCCATTTGTCACTCCTCCTATTCAGCCGGTGCGGATTTCGTAAACCATGTCGTATCGGTAACCACTTTGTCTGCAAGTTCTTTGCCCGCCAGGTACTTCGCCAGTTTCCTGAAGTGTCTGACCATCGCCTGCTGGTCGTCTAGTTCGACCGCCGTGATTTCGATCACCTCGTAACCATGCGATCTCAGCCAGGATCGGATCTCCTGGTCCTTGGCCGCAGTTACCGGGTTTCCATGCAGGCCAGCGCTCATTCCGTCTAGGTAGATGCAAACGCCGTGATCGTCAGGGTCATCCTCATCGCCCGCAAAAGAAACATCGGGGGTGGTGCTCCCGATTTGGTGCCCCAGGCTGATAGACTGCTTAAATCGAATCTGCTGCTGGAACTGGCCGGTTGTGAACCCAGCCGCTTCAATCAGGTGTTTCAGTTTAGTCTCCGCGTCGTTGACGGGCATGGCCGACGGGTTGTGGTTCTGCGTCGTCGGCTGTTGGGGCGGAATTGGGTGTAGCTCCGTCACGGTCACACCGCAGTCGCCTAGTGTGGCGGCGGCCGTGTGACGATTGAGGTGCCGGTGGTAGTAAGCGTTGCGGAAGGTCTGCAGGCAATCCACACAAGCCTTCTCGCAAGCGCTGGGACAACCCTTTGCGAGCGCAATGGCTGCAGCGACAACCTCGGCCATGTGCTCGCGAATCTGATCCAACAACCCCGATCCACCGGGCATCGGGTCCCACAGGACGGCGTCAACTTCGTCTCGGTCAACGTGGCCGATCACGAGTACCTGGAGGTCGTCCAAGTGCATGTCCAGTACCTGTGTGGCACCCATGCGGATGGTTTCCATCACGCTATAGGCTTCCTCACGGCTTGGGCAATCCGGCATCACCAGGCAATCGGCCACAACATCGGCGAAAAACCCGAGTCGCTCTGGTTTTCGCCCGCAACGCTCCTCGTGCTGCTTGCTGAAGCTGTCGATTTGGGCCGTGGAGGAAAGTGGCGACACGCTCTGGCCGCAAACGGCGCAGATCGGATAACCGAGTTCCAGATTCTGTTCGATCACCGGTGTGGAACCAACATTCACCAGCCGAAGATGGACTCCCCGCCGATGCAGGAGCTTACGTGTTCCCCATTTGAGCGCAACACCGCCGTTGTGCCGTCCTTTTTCGCGGCCGTACACGGAGACCGGCATCTGGAATCGCGTTTCTTCCTCATCGGAGATCTGGGATATGTGAACCAAGTCCACATCACAGACGGAGATGGTTCGCAAGGTTGCTGACGCAATTACCCCCGGAGCTGCCGCGATGCTGGTCTCCGACACTGCTTCGCGGTCCACATTGACCTCAAAGACCGGCATTTCGGATCGCTCTTCTTCAGCCTCACGATGAAATCGGCGGGCGACGAAGCGGTGCCCATTAGCATAAATCAGGTTTCCTGGCACGTATTCCCGAACTGCCATGCTGGTGGGACGCGGCAATTCAAAGTCCATACTGCCAAGTTGCCAATATGGAACTTCTGCCATGCCGGTAACGGACCCCGTATCCAACCCATAGCCGGGGAGAAAGCCTTCTACCGCCAAGACCCCGTACGTATTGATGTCGTCTATACCCTCGGCTTCGGCACGCTTGCGGGTCTGAAATCCCTTGAGTTTCTTGATCAGTCGGTCGCAGCGCTTGTAGTGCGCATCATCTTCGCTTTCGAGCGTGCCAAATTTCGCGCGGATCTCGTTGAGCCGAGTGATCTCGGCATGCGCCCATTGCAACCGCTTCCGCAGTCGCTTGAGTACTGCAGCCATCTGGCCAGGCATCGCATCGAGGTGTTGCTCCAATGCCGAGGTGGACGTCGCTGCCTGGTCGGCGGCGGGCCATCCCTGCTGGAAAGCACCGACCAGGTATTGCAGAAGGTCCGCACGATAGGCCTGGATGAGCTGCGCCAGCGGTGACACGTCGAACGGTCCGCTGCGGACATGACCGGTCGATTCAAAAAGGTAGGAGGAAATCCTTCTGGGTAACATCTCGGTGAGCGTTGCCTGAATCTTCTCGCGGTCTGCATCGAGTAGCCCCGATCCTCCACGGGTAAGTTGGAACAGGCGTGTGAAGACCGTTGCGTGGACGTGTTTGGCGACCATTAGGTCGTTCCGCAGATTGAACGCCGGCGGATCGACCTTACCCTGCAGCATCTTCAGTGGTTCGCCATAATATGCACGGTCGTGTGACACGGGCCGGCAATAGCATAGGTTCACTGCCATCCGATGCCGGCGACCAGCGCGGCCTGCCCGCTGCCAGTAGTTCGCCGGCAATGGCGGAACATTTCTCATCAACACTGAATCGAGCGACCCGATATCCACGCCAAGTTCGAGCGTGGGAGTGCAGACCAGCGTGTTTACCGCATCACCGGAGCCTTTGAAGTAGTTCTCGACACGCTCCCGCTGGTCCTGGGGCACCATCGCGGTGTGTTCCTCGGGCCGCAGCATCGAGTATCCCTGATCGAGCAACTGGAGGTCATAGTTATCCGGGTCCTCTTTGACAAATTCCATCTCGCCATCGCACTGCCACGCTAAGCATCGATTATGGGGTGCCCGACGGGACACCTTGCGCCGGCACTTCTTACATCGGTGATAACCGTGGTTTTCACTCAACTGAAGGCACGACGACTCAATCTGGTAAACACCGCTACATGCCGGCAGCGGTCTGTCCTTATTACTCTTGAGCGTAACTGGCGACAGGATGCCAAGCGAATCGGCGCGCAGGTAATCCCACAAAGCCTCCAAGAAGTGCGGGATTTCCGCATCGGCCACTCCCCACTTACGAGCAATTTGCCGTACGATTGTGTTTCGATCTCCTAACCACGGGCGCACGCGGTCTCGATTGTCGCCAGTGTCGATCCGCAACTTCATCCCCTGCGGCCCACCGGGCAGAACGGGCAAATAACCACGCTGAATCTCGCGGTCGCCCTCATTCCACCAGCGGCCGAAAATCTCGCGGTGCGGGTCGTGCAACATGCGCTGGCGGCGCAGTTGGTCCAGAAGGGTTTCGATGCCGCCCTTCAAGTCTTCCGGAGGTAAGCCAAGCTTGTTAGCCCACTTCTGAATGAACTGGGCTCCGACTTCCAGTCCGATATACGTCACGCGGAGACGGCCCCACGGTTCTAGGCCACGCTGTTCATTGGCCGGCGTGGCGATTTCCCGCAAAACCTGAATACGAAGGTAGTGCCGCCGCTCGTCAGCATGCGTGCCTCCGGTTCCTTCCTTTGGCACGACGCGCCAGACCTCCGGAATTAATGCCCGCGACAGCGCATCATTGGCATCAAGTTCAATATCAATCTTGTTAACCATATCGCCAATTGAGACTGGACCGCCCTTCATCGAATCGGCCATCAACCGTCGTAAGCGGAAGCGGCGAGCGTGGTCCTTCATCCACCCCGCCTGGAAAGCGGCGTCCTGCCGATTGTCAGCAAAGAGCAACAGCCGCTTGCGCTCGGCATGATGCACCATGTCCTGCGCCAGAACATGCACATCTGCTACGTTCACCGCACGCACTGGGCGCATCGGCTCACGGTAGCGCCGCCCCATAGGTCTGCCCTTGGACGTGCATGACAGGCAACTGCTCAGGTATCCAGGATGATCCTTAGAGCTACGTGCCGCGTACAACCGCACCGGCTTCTCCATGCTGCCGCAACCCCGGCACTTGGTCGTCTCATGGGAGAACGCAGCCCCGCAATGGCGACAGAAGAACAGCGGCGTGAGGCGTTCATGGTCCTCAAGATCTTCGTCCTCTTCCTGGCAGATAACCCGATCCACCAGCACCACCCGCTTGCCACCGTTCGTTTGAGCCATCGCCTCCCACCACACGTGGCCATCATCGTCCAGTTGCCCGCCTTCGGGTTCCTTGCCTATGAATTTAAAGTCTTTGAGCCAGGTGACGAAGTAGTGTTGGCCGCAGGTAGTGCATGTGTGTGCCGGCACGCGCCATGTTCCCTTGTCGCCACACCTCGCGATCTCATCCTCGCTGCTAAGCCATAGCTTAATGTCAGCATCCAGCGGGAAGGTCACGACGGCACCGGGAATACCACGAACAAAGGCATGCACGACGGGCCGGAAGATAGGACGCCCATCACGAAACGCCGTTGCCCCCAGCGCCAGATAGGTCAAGAGTTCTTCTTCAGAAACCGCCCGCTTGACTGAATGTTCCAGTTCATCCATCAACAGCTCCATCCGCCGGACTCCTTGGAGACCAACGCGGATTCTCGATGCAATGACATTTTCCAAAAGGGCATCATGCAGTGCGATTTGCCAGTCCCCAACGGGTAATTTGACCCCGCACAACTTGGCATAGATATCGCGGATTTCAGGCTCCGGGCTCTCCGCGTCCACCGCCGCAAGTGTGCGCTTAAGCAATTCTCCCGGATTACTCGGAGCGTTGGGCACGCCCCCCTTGGGCTTAAAGGTCTCTGATTCATATTCCTCGTGGACGCACACGACGTCTTCCGCTGGTGTCCCGAAGAACCGGGAGGCAAATTTCCGTCCCGCATCCGGATCGGACACATCCACAATCGTCGCCGAAGTCGCCACGCAGGTTGTCTGCTTCGCGGTCTTGCCACAATACTTGCGAAGGCGGCGGATCAGGCACGCTGTTTCCGCCCCATTGATCCCGGTAAACGTGTGTGCCTCGTCGAACACCAAGTAGTCCAGCCGGGCCTTCTCAAACAGCTCCACGTCCATCTGCCGTGTCAGCAGCAGTTCAAGCTGTTTCACGTTGGTCAGCAGAATCCTTGGCTGGCTGCCGGGCGTGCGCATCTTCTCACGCGAGCAGACCTCTTCAGTGGGATGCACGGCATCGGGGCGGCCCTGTTCCCGATATTTCTTTAAAACCGCCTCGTAGTCGGCTCGCGTTGAGCCTGGTTGCAATCTGTGTCCCGACACTTCGCGCTCATACTCCGGCGTCTTGCCGACATACATGCCGAACGTGATCCCGCTGCCGGCCAGTAGCCCCCGCAAACGGTCGAGTTGGTCCTCCGCCAGCGCGTTCATCGGGTAGACGATCACCGCCGAGATTCCAGCCGGTTCACCGGCGTCCCGAATCTGCAGGCATTTGCTGATAATCGGGTACAAGAAGCACTCGGTCTTACCTGAGCCCGTCCCCGTCGAGACCAGCGTTGTCTTCCCACTGACCACGGCGCGGATCGCGTTCTCCTGATGCCCATAGAGGTGCGATACCCGCTCGCCGATGATCGCCTTCATGTGACCGTGGAAAATGCCGGCGCTCACAAGGTCGGCAATGGATGCACCTTGCTTGAAACTCCGAGAAAGACTGATATACGGCCCCTGCAACAGCGGCGTGTGCCGCGCCGAGTCCATGTTCAGGAGGTCACGCATCTGGCTATGCAGCCGAGGATCGGTAAACGGATATGCCGTCAACTGATATCGCAGAAAGCTGCGCACAACTTTTTCAGTGTAAGTGATAGGATTAATGGCCATAGTTGCTCATTTCGTTTGTGTGGTCGGTTGGTCTTGCTGGGCGACTTTTCTTCCGGCGGGCGTGATATTCCACGATAGCTTGTTTCGTGCTTCGATCCATCCCTCTGATAGCATGTGTTTTTTTGATCGCTTGATCATTACTTGCCATCGCGTCCCGCCGCTCATCGCCTCGCGATCCCCTGGAAGTAACCAGGAATCAAATCGTTCCGAGAACGACCTTTCAATTTGTGGACGCGTCACCTCGCCAGGAAAATCAGCCAGGCATTTCAAGATCGGCTGGTAGTACTCCCAATCCGCACGGCTTTCCGATGGGGCAGGTTTAGAATCACCGACTCCGCCATTCAGAGCCGAAAGCCGTTTCCGTAAAGTTTGCACTTCATCCTCGAAACTTTGGGTCTGTTTGGCCTGGGCAATCATCGCCTGGGCCTTCTCATATTCGCCGTGGGCCATCAACTTGGAAATTCGGCCATTGAGCTCTTTCCGCGCGGCTTTGATCTCACGGATTGTTCCTTTGAGCGCCCGACGGATCGAACCACTACGAGGAAGATTCATTTCATCAACTCCTTGAATTTGTCACGCCGTGTATCATCTGTGCGCATGAGGGCCCTGGATCATTTGGTTGATGTCTAGGGGGCTCGCCAAAATCTGAATCCCTGACGGCGATTTGCCGGTCTCGAATACTTTCTCCCAGAAGTCGAAATTCTGCTTGGGACCAAAGACACTCGTGCCAAGGCCCTTATCAATCCAACACGGCAGCTTCGCCAGACACTGAAGGAAATTCCGAATGCGTTCCCACAATTCATCCGGCAGCCGGGTATGCAGCACCCGATCTTCATGAATAACTTTACCTGTCCATGCAAAGTAGTTAGTGATGACAAGTAACAACCTCCTCATGACGTTCGTCAGTATTTCCTCTCTGGCGATGCGCCATGCCCGAAGATGACCGGGCGGAATCACGTCGCCCTTTAGGAGCCGAGCCTCCAGCTGGCGACCGCCAAGCTCGGGGTCCCATTGCCCAACAAAGAAAATCTCCGCAAAAAGGCTCATGACGCGGACCAGTTGTTCGCGCTCCAACACACGCGGGTTTGTGCCCTCTTCCATCCCTGACCCAATGGGAGTATCCAAGGCCTTTTTGTAGAGAAACCACTTAAAGATGGCGCGTTCCACCGAATTGTACGACAAAGGCCTGTCGGCACCTTTGCCAGCCCATTCAACGAACTCCAGAAGTTTGTTATTGGGGTCGTGGCCTACTGAATCGCGCTGAGCGTCAATGATATATCGTTCCATTTCTCGACGTTCACCGCGAAAGAACCGGACCAGATCGGATTCCGAAAAGGTGTAATCTGTTTCCGAAAGCCCCCTCATTTTCCGATATTTCTCCACTCTCTCCGCGTAGAGCGAGCTTCCTAGATGACGAAGGACAGCGGTGTCGAATGCAACCTGCCGCAGCGTGCTTCCGGCATTGGTATTTGCCTGCAGCAACACGTTGGTGTCCGGTTGGACAAAGATACGGACTGGCAACTCCCGCACTCCCAGCAGTATCTGTGCCGCCGCCTTGTGCTGACCGTCAAAGACCTTCACCGGTCCCGCACCATCCCTCTCTGGAGCCCACCAGGCCAATGCCACATGAAGCTGTGGTCGCTTTTCCAGAAACTCCTCGATCAATCCACGAATATTGGACCCGATGGTTCGCGGATTGATCCGGTCATCATGATGCAGATACTCCAACGGCATCATCGCAAAAAATGACTCCATGCCACTGAGCTTGTCCTTGAAGATAATTGCGGTGCGAACGGCATTGTCGCCCACGTGAGATAACGCGTATTGCGCCACGCCATTTTCGTGCCGCAGCCGCAGCATCGATTTTGCGCCGTTGTGGCATTGCAGGACATCTCCAAGATTTGCACCACGGCGGCGCTCGTTTTGCGCCCGTTCCTGTAATCGCTCGAACTCGGCCAACCGCCGGGCGACTTCAAGATTGGAGGCCCCCTTGCTCCGATTGCACGACAAATGGGTCAAAGCGAAGTTATTCTCCGCATCGAGGCCATCCTTAGCGGTGGGATCGATATGGTCGATGTCCAGCTGCCCCTTGTGAAGCACCAGGTCGATCTTCTCATCGCAGATGAAGCAGCGGTGATCCTGGCGCTTGTACAGGCGCACCTGCAATTCCGCTCGTTGTGCTTCTGTCAGGCCGGAGAGATACTGCGATGTTCCCATTGGTGCTCCTTGTTGGCGATTTCCATTATCTTCGCAATTACGGCTGGAGAACAGCGACCCTTCTTATGCGGCCTTCGCGGCCTCGTCACGAATCATGTTGAACGCTCGCACCTTCAGCTCCATCCCATCGCCCATCAAGGCGTAGGACAGACGCGAGCCCTTGATCACCCGATGGTGGTCGATGAACTCCAGCACCGCGTTAAGCACGCCCCAGAACGTCCCGCGCGATCCGGCCAGGTCCATCCCCTTGCCGCCGGCACGCAACTCGCCGATCTTCTTTCGTGCGGCCCGCACGTCGGCCACGCGGTTTTCCCACGCCTTCAGTAACCCGGGGCTACGCTCGGCATTGCGGGGCTTCGCAGGTTCGGGCAGGATCGCCTCGATGATCTGGAGGTATTTCTCGTCGCTACACGACCGCTTGGTCAAGTCGGTGAAGGCACCAGCGACAAAGTCCAATTCCTTCAGTGTGGCGGCGAAAAACTCCTGCGCGGCCTCCGCATGCTCGCGAAGCGTTCCCTGGTGGGCGCGGCGGAACTGCTTGCCGAACCGCTTCTCTCGCATGGATAGCGCCAGCGTGTTGCGACAGACCACGCGCACCGTCGTCAGGCGGATGTTGAACGCCATCGAGCCGTCGTGGCTGTTGGCAAACAGTGCATACGGTTGGACGATGTCGCCGGGGGCGACCTCCAGCGGCTTGTCAATCTTCGCCAGAAGCCACACCACCTCACCATTGCCCAGGTAACCGCCAGTGTGATACACGGGCTTGCCGTGGCCAAAGATCGCATCAAAGAGCAGCGCCCCGTCCCGGTTCTGCACGGGCTGGAAACCCAGATGGGCGACGCCCAGCACCCGCCCTTCGTGCCCCGCGGGCCGGTCCAGGCGCACAATCGCCCGCCGCTTGCTGACGGGTGAGGGCGGATCATCGGCCGTCATGAGGTCCACCTGACCCACCTGCCAGTCCAAGCCGCCGACTTTGATGGCTTCGTCGAGCGTGGCAGGCTTTGCCAGGGCAATGCCAAGTCCGTGCCACGGTGTCTCGCCCGTGTAGAACATTTCGCCAATGTCGGCCGGCATAGTCATTCCTCCATCTTCAAGCTAGGCTGAAGCCCATGCCTTTCAGCATGTACCGTGTCGTTCTTGCGTCGAGTTTTTTGAGTCGGCCAGCAAAACCCCTCCAATACCCAGAAAATGGCTTGCACTGGTGGTGATTATGTAATTCGTCGTTTAGTGCCTCGGCGAATTCGAGAACTCGACCAATGGCATTGCGAAGACGAGCCTCGGACGCGTCCCCTCCGTGCATTACTGCATCGCGCGTCTTTTCGGCAGTGCGAAGTTCTCGGGTGGCATCGGCTGGCAGATCGAGGTCGAACACCGTCTTGTACAGCTCAACGAACCCTTCTCGCGTCATGTGGTGCGAATCGATGGTGTTGCTGGCAACCTTGCAGCAGGCGCGGTGGAGTTTGACTACCCCGCAATAAAGCGCCATGTTCTGTCCCAGCTCCAGGCGGTGAAACACATAACCGAGAGCAACCTCAAGCGGATAGTTGTCCAGCAGCGACGGGAGATGTTCAAAATGCGCCCGCACTTCATCGGAACACCCGTTAAACAGGTTTTTCAGACCAGGAATGGAATGGATTTGTGTGGCCGGCATCTATTTTTCCTTCCTGACGGATTTCTGAAATAGGGGTGCATCGTCCGTGTCGAAGAGCGTGCCGCTTCGGTGGTCGATGGTGTTGGGGGCAGCAGCGGGACCGGCATCTGGGGCAGGCTTGCCTTCAATCTCAGCAAGAAGGCGTTCATAACCCGCCGCGCCCAAGAGACTGCGGGCGTGGAGATGGCATTCCTTCCAGCTTTCCTCGGAGGTTTGGGCGAGTTGCCAGTCGTAGAATCGCGGGCCAAAGCACTCGCGAACGGGCTGGTACTCCTTGGCACGGTCGTCATGGCCAAGACCATAGTCGGCCAAGCGGAGCGTTTCAGGCAGCATCCATCCATCACCGTCGTTCTGGCTACAGAACGCTTTTATGCCCTCGGCTTCGTCGCCGCCGCATGTGTCAATCTGTTTCTGGAGGTCCCGGAAAGCCACTAGGGAGAGAACGGTATGGCGGTGCTCTGGGTCCAGGTCATTGTCGACACGCCAGAAGCCTTTTGGATTCCGTCCGCGGGAGGACAGGTTGCTGCGTAGCCACACTTTGGGCCAGTCGCACTCGTCGAGGATCCAGAGCAAATCACCGGCACTGAGGTTGTATGAGGCGGCGACAACAGCATCAACGATTGCACGCAGCCGCCGACGCTCGTGCTCGGTGCAAGCCCATTTCGCTTTCCATGATTGCAGTGGTTGCCCCGCACAAAGCATCAACCACTCTGGTGCAAAATGTGCATGGGCAAGTGCGAGGCGAGCAACAAACATTGTTAACGAATCATCGATGCGTTTTGGACAAGGCGTTTCAGACATATACTGCCACGTAACTGTCACGCCTGACATTCGTCGCCGGAACGTGTAATCACAAGCCAACGAGTTGAGTACAGCGCACAGTCGTAAGCAGTTGCGCAGTCGGTTGGCAAGTGGCATGAGCACCGGCGCGGAGTCGCAACTTGGTATTCGTGTGCTTATTGTGGCATAGAGGGTTCGTCGGTTTGTGCTCGATGTAACCTTTTTGTAGACGATTACGGGACGCTTGAGATCCACGTACTTGCTCTTGCACGAATCAGGCTGGCTCATCAAATATTGCGGCCCGAATCGCTTGTTTTGCCAAGGGACTTCATCCCATACTGCGGTCCGGCCTTTCCCGCTTATCCAAGCTTTGGCACTGAAATCAAAGCTGTCAATCATCCGTCCTTCGTAGAGCGGGACCGCAACATCAGATCCTCTTCGCCAGACACCCTCCTCGGTCATCTGGAAGCCCTCGTTAATCCATTTTGGCAAGGGTGGAAAGAGCCGGGAGTCCTTTGTGATGTGGAACTCGTCATTAAAATACCTGACCGGGATGCAGGCATCCTTGCCGCCAATTGGCGTGGAAGTTGCGTACATCTGACTGTGAAGGTCCAAGTCTTTCTGTGTAGTCAATTCTAAGATTGCCAGCGATACGGGACTGAATCGAATCACTTGCTCGCGTGGATACAGCGTGGCCAACGCTTCCCCTCGCTCCCAATCTGCTAGGTCTCGACGCATGAATGCCGTACGGATTGTGTCCGTCTGCCCACCCTTGGCGATAATAACAAGGTTGAACTTGAACGACCGATGAATGTCGAAGATGCCAGCGCGGTTCTCAAAGCCAAAGAGCCATTCCCAGCGACAATTGCCGATGAAAAGACGGCGTAGGCTACCTGTGCCGACGTCGGAGTAGAGCCCAGAAGGGACAACAAAACCCAGTCGTCCGCCGTCCGCCAGGATTGAGTGGGCCTGCTCCAAAAAGAGTTTGTACAAGTTCAAGTCGGCGGAACCTTGGTGGCGGAAGCTATGGCAAACGTCGGCGTAGCCAGAGGATTCCTCTCGTTTCTGCTTCCATTTTTTGTGCCGGCGCTCGGAGCTATGGAAGCTGTCGCGGCCACGGTCGCCGAGGTTCAGGTCGTGCGACTGTTTTCCATCTTCATCTGTTGAGACCCGGTCGCCAAATGGGAAACCGGCGTACTTGACCCAGTTACTCATGCCTTTGAGACGGGCGGTATACTCTAGCCATCGGCGCTCAGTCGTGGCATCGCGTTCAAAATAGCGACGTTGCATACCGACTGCCTCTTGCTTGCCGTACCCACGGTAAAGGGGATCGACCGTAGAAAAAAATTCAGCGCTATTGGGCTTGGAAATGTCCCACGGCGGATTGCCCAACACGGCGTCAAAACCGCCCGAGCCCACGTTGAACACGTCAGGGAACTCCAACTCCCAGTGGAAAAACCGCATCTGCCGAGATAGCCCATAGACGACCTCACGGGCGGTGTTGTTAAGCTTTCCTTCGGCAAACTGCGTGGGAAGTGGAGCGTGGGCGAGCTGGTCGGCGGGCCAGAACCACATGGCACACCAGAGATCAAAGGCCTCCTTGAGCTTCAAAAACGCGGTGTCAGCACGCAGTGTTTCGTATTTCTCAGCACGCTGATCCACCTGTGCGATGCCAAGGTTGTGGATTTCCTTGAGCGCGGCCTCGGCAGCATCGTGACCATTGCGAACGGTGGCGAGGTCCACGGGGTAGAAGAGCTGCGCCCCTTCGATGAAGTGGATCAGGTCTATCTTGACCTTTTTGGCAAATTCTTTGATCGCCTTGGTCCATGATTCCTTCTGGAAGTGAACACCATTAGTGTGGTTCTTGTCTCCGCCCTCGCGCTCCCATGCCATCGCCGGGTAGTGGAGGAATTGGTCGAACCACGCGCCCACGAGAGAGTTACCGACCTTGATTTTGTGGTTGAGGAAGGTCAGGGGCAAGGAGCGGTCGAGGGTTTCGATCCAGAGCGACAGGCGGCACAACTCCACGGCCAGTGGGTCGAGATCGACGCCATAGATGCAGCGCTCCACCACGTACCGGCGGAGGATGGCTTTCACTCGCGGCTCAAAATCATCATCATCCGGGCGGCAAGGCAAGGCTTCGTTGACCAGGGATTCGCGGCCCTGGCTGTCCATGATGAGGTCCATGATGTCGCGGCCGTTGTGCTGCCGGAAACGGCCATGCTTCTGCATTGACTCGTAAAGTGCCTGGGTGAGAAAACGCAGCGCCGCCAGATCGAACGAGCCCGAACCGCAGGCTGGGTCGCAGACCTTCAGAGACAAAATGGCTTCTGGCATCTTGACCTTCCACACATGGGGCGGAGCCATCGTGTTAGGTTTGCCATCTGCGCCCACAGGTGGGTCATAGGCAAGGGGACGCAACGTGCGATGCACGGTAGGCACAGCCAATGGCGGCCGGGTGTAGAACGTGCCCGAGCCCTTGCGGGTCCCTCCCCATCGAACCAGATACCACTCGCCGGGCAGAACAACCTTGACGACCAGTTGCCGAGCCTTGGCCGCCAGCGCCCGTTCGTACTGCATCTGCTTTTCCGGCGTCATTGTGCCGCGAGGTCGGGCGACCAGGTTGGCGATCTGGCACACCCGTTTGGCCCAATTCTCGGCGCGAGCCTGGAGCGTGTAGTGCGAATCGGCGTCGGGTTGCGCCTCGACGGCTTCTTCTTCGGCGGTTACTTCCGCGACTTCCTCAACTTCGGCTTCAGCATTATCTTCGGCCTCGGCCGATTCATCGGGCTCATCTTCGGCCTCTTCCTCCTCGTCATCGGCGGAGGTGTCTTTGAGTTTCTCCAAGAGGTTCTTGATGGCGCTATCGTCCATCTGCTCCAGAGTGCTCAGCGGAAGGGCCGGCTCGTTACCTACGGCGAGGAAGACGATGGGTTCGTCGTTTGCGGCGCAGCGGAGCTCAAAATCGAGCAGACCTTCATAAAGAATGCCTATGTATTCACTGTCCAGACCGGAGAAGTCCACCGGCGCGGTCATCCAGGTTGCCGTGCGCCCCTGGCGAATCTTGACGCGGGTGCGGGTGAGCAGGTCGAGCGTCTTGCGGACGTCCAGATCGCTCATGAGGCTCTGGTTCAGGCACGCCGTCTCAAAGAGATACAGCGCCCGGCTCATGGGGTCAGGGCTGTCGGCGCGGCCGGGTGCGAAAAGTTCGCCACCATACGCCGGCACCGGCATTGCTTCGTGGTAGGAGCCGCCGTGGATCAGCCGCAGCAGCGACAGAATGCGTGGATAGGCTGCGTAGGCATCCGCCAGACGATGTGGGCTGATGCGTTCCAGTAGTTCGCGCAGGCCGTGAAGGCTGTAGGTGCCATAATAGACAGTGTTGTCGCGAGGGAGCAGGCCCTCGCGGCTTTCGGCAAAAAGCACAACCACCAGGCGCATGATCATGCGCACGGCGGCGCGGTAGATGTCGGCCGGGGGGAGATCCTTCTCGCCGGCGAGCGCAGCGTAGTGGGCCTGGACGAGGTGTTCGGCAGCCTGACGGACACGTTCGCCGAGAACCTTTGACAGATCGGCCTGGCCCTTGCGGCTTTCGCGGATGGCAGCCAGCAGGGGCGACGCAGTTCCGGGTTGCGGATTGTGCCACAGGCGTGGTTGGAGCAATGAACGAAAGCCCGCCAGTTCGGGGGAGGCCTCGCCCTCGGCAAACCACTGGCTGTTGTCCCATTCGACGAACGCATCAAAATCCAGCCCAGCGAAGAGCAGACGCCACTGTTGGCCGTTGGTGAGAATAGCGAGGGATTGGCCCGTAGCGCGAAGCCATTGCAGGGCCTGCGAGTGGATGCGCTTGCCCCGACCCATACCCAGCCGCTTGTTGTCATCGAGGAAGACCGGCAAGTACGAATCGTGCGGGCCGACCCAAAGGTGGGAAGGGCGGATAGCTTCGTTGCCAAAGCCGCGCCGGGTCCAGGAGGCGTCGACCTTTGATCCACGGTGCCAGGTGCCCTCCGGCGGATGGAAGATGCAAACCTTCTCCAGGACGAAGGCCACGAAGTTGCTGCGAGTCTTGCTCGGGTCGCTGGCGAATGCGGCGAGTTCGCGCCGCAGGCGGTCTACCGTGAACCAGGGCAATGGATCGACTGGCGGGGTCAAAACCTGATTGAGCCGGGGCAGGTCCAGCAGCATTCCGCCGTGAAGAAGATTACCCCACCACTGGAGAGTGTCCGTGCTCATTGGGCACCTCCTGCGGGGAACCGGACTTCTACAGCCACGGGGAAGACCTGTGCTTCACCCTGAAGGGCATAGCGGTTGGGCAACAGCACTTTGACGACGCGTTCCCGTTCGCGGGCGAGTTGTTCGCGTATCTCCTCGTAATGCGCCCGGCGTCGATTCAGTTCTTCTTGCCGCATTTCGATGGAGCGGTCAATCGCGTCGAGGTCGCCTTGACTGGCGAATAGTAATCCCTGGCTGCGCTGCGACTTGAGCAAGCCGATTTCGCGTTCGAGCTTGGCCAGTGTGTTCTCCGCGATCAGGCTGGATACTTCGCCCTGGCGGCTTTGGTATCGCTGGTCCTCATCTTTGCGGGCCTGTTCTCCGTCAATGCTGAGTTGCTTCTTCAGCGTCGCCGTCATGGTCTTGCGCCACTCGTTGATGAACCTGCGTAACTCGGGCTGGAGGTCATCGAGAATCGCAGCAGCCTTGGCGGTAAGAACTTCATCGCGGCAGGCAGTTGCCTTCCGCAGCTTAATCGCGGGCACATGTGGCAACGACGGGCCAAGCGTGTCGCCATTTACCGGGAACTGAATCGTGCGAATCCAGTGATGGAACGTCTCGCGCAGGTCGTTGACCGCGAGTTCTTCTAAATACAGCACGATCAAGGCATCCGCACCCTTGGGCACAGGTCCCATTCGCACAGCCCAACGCGACACCGACATGGGGCCGGGGAACCGAAGGCGGGTGAGACTGCCGGTTGCCTTACGCATGATGGGATGCGCGAGGTGCAGCATGAGCGTATCGTTACGCGGCCGGAAAACACTGCGCGGCCCGACCTTCACCATGAATGCTTCGGGAGTGAAGGTCAATTTGGGCACTGGGCCAAGGGTGCCGCCGGGATTCTGCAGGCGGACGGACTGGTCAATCAAATCCTTCCAGCCCGGGAGGTCGGGGCGTTTCAGATCGAAGCGTTTCAGATTATCAAGTTCGCCAAGCTGCGGATGGCCGACCTTGTCCGCCAGAGCTGTTTCGAGCGTGCCGTAGGCGGCATCGCCGTCCAGGTCGAGTTCCTCTGCCAGAGCCTTGAGCTGTTGCTGGGCTTGGTCGTCGCCGCTGCCGTCGCCGTCGCGAATTGTGTCGTCCACCGGGACCGTTGTGGCGGTCTTCACCTTAGCCAACCCGAGTTCCAGGGCCTGCTGGACAGCGGTGACATCCTCGCCCTCGATCAAGCGACGATGCGTGGCCTCATCGAACAGGTCCCCGGTAGCGCCCAGATCCTCGCGAATCTGATCGACCTTGCGAATCAGATAGTCCATGAAATGCAGATCAGCATGCTGAGTACTGGCAAAGTGGTAGGTCTGCACATCCCGCGCCTGGCCGTGGCGATCCAGCCGGCCATTGCGTTGCTCTAGGCGAGAGGGATTCCATGGGCAGTCGTAATGCAGAAGGTAACGGGCGGTACTCTGGAGGTTCAGGCCTTCGGACGCCGCGTCCGTGGCAACCAGTACACGCACTTTGTTCTCCGGGTCATTGAACGCCTGCTTGATTTGCTCGCGTTGAGGGTCATCCATGCCGCCGAAGAGGCACAGGAACCGGTCGGCATCCACGAAGTCGTGGCGAAGGCGACGCAACAGGTAGTCGAGTGTCGTCTTGTATTCCGTGAAGACGACAATGCGCTCATCCACGAGCCATTTGCCATCCGAGCGAAGGGAACTGTTGATGAGATCGAACAACGCCTTATAGCGGGCATCGCTTGCGGGATCTTGGGCGACGATATCCTGGTCGAGTTTGACTTTGAGCTTAACCGCAGCGGAGTCGATCTGGTCGATTTCGGCGGCAATGTCCGCTGCAATGGGTTTCATCCACGCCCCGACGACGCCGGCAGCGGTGGATTCCCTTTGTTGGGCCTCGCGGTCATCGGCAGTATCTTCGTTGACGACCTTCTCTGCGGCCAACACTTCTTCATCGGCGGCAGCGGCTTCCTCCATCATACCCGCCTTGCAGCGACGCCAGGATTCTAGAAAGGTCGTCGGGCCGCTGAGCAAGCGTTTGCCGAGGATTTCGATGGCGAACGTCCCGGCTAATCGCCGCTGCTTGGACGCCTGCGCCACTAGCGACCGCACCTTGCTACGCAGGCCGTCAAACGCGGTCACCAAGGCCAGCTCGGCCGGGGATAGGCTCAGCACAATCGCTTGGGGTGGCTTGCGGGTGCAGAATCGCGGGGGACTAGTGCGCTGGTTGATCTCGCGTTTAAGTCGGCGGATCACGACCTGCTTTACACGCTCGCGTTCCGCCGGCCGCAGTTCATCGGTCTGAGTGAAGCGGACGGGGTCCAGAGATTCCAGTAGCCCCGTGAACGAACGGGTGTGGCCATTATGCGGCGTGGCGGTCAGGAACAGCCGGTGCTCAAACAGCGGAGCAATTTGCCGCAGCATCCGACAAAGCTGGCTGTCTTCGCCGATTGGGGCCGGCATGAGGTTGTGGACTTCATCGACGATCAACAGATCCCACGGCAGGTGCGCGCTTCCTTCGGCAGTTCTGCTGGCACTGAGGAACTGCTCAAGGACATCGGGCTGACGCAGATAATGGTACGAGGCGATGGCTCGGTTGGAGCAACGCCACGGATTGGCGTCGATTCCCAGGGAGCGCTTCAGTTTGAGCGACGAGTTCTTGTCGACAACATCGAAGGGCATTGCAAACTTCGACCACATTTCATCGCGCCACTGGATACGCAGCGATGCCGGGGTGAGGATCAGAACCCGGTTTACGCGGCGTCGGATGATCAGTTCGCTGACGATCAGGCCGGCTTCAATGGTCTTCCCGAGCCCAACGTCGTCAGCGATGAGCAGGCTAACACGCGGCATCCGCAGCGCCTTGAGCAGCGGAACAAGCTGAAAATCGTCAATCTCAACAGCGCCATGAAACGGAGCCGAAATGGGCTGGCGTGTGGCGGGGCCAGTATCGTCGGGATCGATGAAAGGATTAATGGCCGTCCATCGCGCCGCCCGAACTAACGCGTCAAAATCTGCCGCTGGCATCGGGTTATTGCGCGATGAAGGCAACTCGCCCGGTTCCAGCAGCTGCGGTGCCGGCTCCAGTTCCCAGATCAAGTCATCTCGTTCGGGCCGCAGGTCGTCCTTGTATTCGAGGCGAACCAGGTGCTGGAGCGGGCCATGTGTCCCCCCAAATGGCCGCACCTCGCTCACGATCCCGCGTCGATTCCGCGTGACGGCGAGCATGCCCACACGTGGCAGGATCGGGCTTGGTCTTTGTTGACTCATCTTGTTTCCTCTCGGATCGCTTCATTGGTGATCCAAACACGATGCCTGATGATTGCCTATTGGAGGGATCAAACCTTCGTGGTCTTGTCTCCAAGCCACCGGTCGATCACCGCCTTGTGGAACCGCCAGTGACGGCCAACTTTCGTGCCCGGCACCTTGCCCTCGGCGCACAGTTTGTAGAGCGTGGATGTCGACAGTTTCAGGTAAACCGCCAGGTCGTCAATGGTCATCACCACGTCTTGTGTCTGCTTGGCCATCTGCTTTCCTCCGCTTTGGAGCATGGGGCAGTGCCGCCCTGTCGGCCTCGCGAGCATCGAGTGAGTATTTCACGGTTATTCGCAGTTGGTGTCAATCACCCGGAAGAGCGGAGGCATGACATGACGTAGTCAGTGGCGGCAGAATCCACGTTGACGCGACGGGCATTCGGTTGGCGAGCGCCCTCCAGCCGCCGCAATTGACTTATTAGGACGAATTTTCGAGGAATACTCATGACAAACGCCGTTATCTGGGCTCGCGTCTCATCGCGCGAACAACGAGAAGGTTACTCCATCGACGCGCAGCTTCGCCTCACGCGGGAAAAGGCGCACTGTGAGGGCTGGACCGTCATCCGGGAGTTCGAAGTCGCCGAATCGGCGAAGCGCGGAGCGGAGCGAGAAGTGTTCAACGACATGTACAAGTGGGTCCGCGGCAACGCGCGGCGGTGCCAGATCGGGTATATCGTCAGCCACAAGCTGGACCGGGTATGCCGGAACATGCGGGACGCCGTACGGATGCAGGAACTGGAAGATGCCTGCGGTGTCCACATGGCCTTCGTCGACAACCATTTCGGCCCTGGGGCTGCCGGGGCGTTCTCATTCAACGTGATGGCCGCCGTCGCGCAGTACTACTCCGACAACCTTCGGACGGAGGTCATCAAGGGCATAAACGAGCGGGCACGCCAGGGGTGGCCCACCGGCCTGGCCCCCTTCGGTTACCGGAATGTGAAAGGTGATCGGGAAGCGCCAGTCCAGCCCCACCCGACGAACATCAAGGCTGTCCATCGCATATTCGAACTCTACGCCAGTGGAACAAAGACATTTGCCCAGATCGCGGACATTCTGGCCCAAGAGGGCTTCGTCTACCGCCCCAGCCAGCCCCGATTTACTAGGTCGGTGGTTGCAGCCGTCCTCGACAACCGCTTCTACATCGGTCAGGTCGTTAGACATGGGGAAGTCTACACTGGGAAATTCCCCGTGTTCATCGACCAGAAAACCTTCGACCGATGTCAGGAGATTAAACGCGGCAAGAACCGGCGTACGGGGTCCCCCGACCTATATCTGGCCGGCGGACTGTTTCAATGTGCCGTCTGTGGCTACTCGATGACCGGGGAGCGGGTGCGCCGTCCGCTTAGCGATGGCACGATCAAGGAATACCTGTATTACCGGTGCGGCAACATCGAGAAGCCCACGGATCACCGGTTGTGCCGCTGGCGCGTTGGCGACCTGGAAAAGGCAGTCATGAACCACCTTGCGGCCATGCAAGTCACCAATACCGCGGCGCGAGAGTGGTTCCGCCAAACGGCCCTGAGCGCTCTGGAGCAACGAACACGACTCGCAGTCCAAAAATCCGCTGCGACGCGGAAACGCGTGAGCGATCTAAGATCAATGACAGAGCGCCTCTTGGGCATGTGTCTCTCCGGCGCAATCGACGAGGCGACGTACACCACGAGAATCGCCGCATTCCAGAAAGAACGGGCGGTTCTTGAAGGCCAGTTGAAGATCGAAGGAGCGACCGAATCGCTGATGGGCAGGGCATCCATCGCTCTTTTGAGTTTCCTGGACCAGCCCGGTGTGGCTTGGTACCGGCTTGATCCCAAGCGACGACGCGAACTCCTCGCGGTGCTTACGGCGAACCGTCGCGTTACGACAGCGCGGCTCCAAATGGAAAAACTGGCCCCGTTTGGTTGGGAGGTAAGGGTCGAGGCCATGCGGGATGCGCTACCTCTAGCCGACCCGAACAGGAGCGCCGGCGCTTTAGCGGGAAGTCCATCGGACACCCAGAGCTGCTGCGTAGCGGTCTGGAAGCACCCCGGCCTCACTGCGTGGGAACTCAGCCACGCCAGCGGTATTGACGCTCACATGCTGGCACGCCGTCTGCCAGACCTGCGTCGGATCGGCAGGATCGGCAACGGCAGCGTTCGCACATGTCGCGTGAAGTTGGTCGTCAGCCAAACGTGGATTCCTCTTGGGGGCAACGGCGTATCCGCCCTGCCGGGGTGCGAGCCGTCTTTCTACAACGCCGCAGCTGCGAGCAGCGGAGGATATGCCGCGAGACTGCCAGTGCATAGTTCTTCGGGATCGGAGAGGCTCATCGATGGCTGGATCACCCACGACATGATCGCCTGGGCGCAAACTCTATGGGCGGCACCGCAGAATCGCACGCCAACTGAGGACGAGGTGATCGAGATGCACCGCAACGTCAAACGCCTTGTCGAATTGGTATGCCTCGAGGATTAGGTCTACAGGGTTGAACAGCCGTTGATTGCTCTCGGGCCATAAATACGTCCCGCCAAAACAACTCGAGCAGGAAGATGATATGCAGATTGTCGAACCGCCGTCCGTCCAGTTCGACCGATTCCCGCTGGCTCAGATGGAATAGCCGGCGGTAGTAGTCGTGGGGCCGCTTGCGGATTTGCTCACGCGACGCGGCAAACTGCATCCCCTGCGTCCAGTGAATCGTCGTGATTGTCGGATCACATTCGATCAACTTCAGGAACGCCCGCATGACCGGTTCGTCGATCATCTGGTCGGGCTCGGTCCAATGCGGCGACCACCCCATGTGGTTCTCGATTATCGAGGCAACTGTGAAGGGCGATAGATCTTTGGCATACAGCGGAATGGCTAGGACCGGGTGGTCCCAAGGGTGGCCTTGGAGGAACAGCGTGCGGTCGGCCAGATCATCATAGTGCTGAACGATGTGATAGAGCTGGGTACCAGCATCGCGCCCACGGTTGGGGAGGATTGGGAAGCGGCCCAAGTCCCCCGGGTCCTTGGAATAGATCGTGACGTTGTCGCGGTAGCAATCGGTCCAAGCCAAATCCTCGCGGTGTTTCGCCACCACGATCTCAAAGCGGGCCTTGCCTACGTCAATCTCGGGAAGCGACTCCAGCCGATGCCCACTTTGCTCCAACTCCGGAAGCGAGTCGATGTTGGAAACTTGTGAGGGCCGTGCCAATGCGGCGACGAGGCTGCTGATATTTACCGGCCACCCGATCCATTGGCCATCAGCCTCGCGGTGAAATTCCCAGGTATCCCACCGATGGCGTCCCTGAAAGATGAGGCGATCCCCCTCCATTCGCCAGGTTTGGAAACCCACCTGGGCCAGTTCTCCATACAATCGACCATTGGGATGAATGATCAGATTATTGGTGCTGCGCATTTGATAGTGACCACCGACCGCCAAGTGCCAGTTCCGGGCGGTCTGGAAAGCCAATTCTTCGATGGGCATAGGGTCTCCAATCTGCTGGGGGGGAATGTCACATTGCCGCAAACGATTTACTCTTTGAACGCGAGCTTGGGCCACCGATCCAGGGGACACCATTGGCCTTCGTATCGTGGCCACTGCACGATGGCGCGGGCGATTTGAATGCCACAGCCACAGGCAACGCAGCCGATCAATCGGCCCTGCTCATCAAAGCGGCCCCGCGCGTCGCATGCGCGGCAGATCGCCAGCCGGGCGTCCACCTGGTCGGGTGCCAGGATCGGGATCGTCTTGAGCTTTAATGACGCCAGGGCCAACCCGGTCAGTCGCGGGGGGAATCGACGGACGCGCCCTTTCGATGACACGATGATCGTGTTCATGCGGACTGCCCCACGTTCAGGAAGTTGTTGTTGATCACCAGATACATGCCACGGGGGTAGCCCGTGGTGTTGGGCGGCATGGTGACGGTCACGGTGTCGTTGCCCGTACCACCCGTGGTCGAAATATTGAAAAACGAGATGTCGCCCCCGGTGTTATCCAGCGTGTCACCGGGCAGGTATATGCCCCCGCCGTCGCCGGCGTGCGAGTAGGCCTTGCCGGTCCGCCAGAGTCCCGGCGCGGTCACGGCGATATCGACCGACCCTCCCCCGTGGCCAATGGTGTACCCAGGATGGTCCCCTACGGCATAGCCATCCAAGAGGACAGGCACGCGATAGATTTTGATCCGCATCGTGCCGCCGGTGCCACCAATGGCCAGACCGTTGGGGCCATATCCGCCAGACGGATTGCAGGCAGGCTCTTCACTACTGACCGTGACGTCATCCGTGCTTGCGGGGCCGCTCCCATAGAAATACTCCATGCCCGAGGCGATTTCGTCCCACGAGCCCACGAACCCGTTGACGACCGGGGTGCCGCCGCCGGTATATCCCGCCGTGATTTGCATGTTGATGATCAGATGGCCCCACAAGGTGGCCGCACAATTCGCGGGAAACGTGTCATAGTGCCCAAACGAATCCAGTGGTACGCGGACGGAAGTCTCGTTGGGCATGTAGCCATAACCGCCAACCGTGAAGACCGGCAAATCATCGACAATCGCGCTGTCGTTGAGGACGATGTTGGAACTGCCGAAGTCGGGATAATTGTAGATGCCCCAATGACAGCACGGCGTTACGCCATCAAGAGTGATCAGGAACAGCGTAGGCGGCACCTCGGCGCAGGTCGTATTCACCAGGTGCCCCACCTTCTTGCACAGGTGCCCGTTGGCTTTCTTCTTCAAATGGGCCATAGGTCACCTTTAAGCGGGTGTGTCGATGACGTAACGGGTCTCGGCGCTGACGGACCGCAGCAGCCCCAGCGAATCGAAGCTCATTTTGCGGACGAACGCGTAGAGGACCTGGGTGCCGGTGTCGTTGTAGACCACGCGGGTGACGGTCCACATATCCAGCGGCACTCCGGCATAGTTGGTGCCCGACGTGGTGCCATCGCGGGTCCAGGTATCGGTGGAGGCGGTTTCGGAGCCTTCGGCATTGCTGCCCAATGTTGCGGGGCTCGCGAGCGTCCCGGTCGGGAGGATGTTGGAGAGCCGCACCAGCGCCCATATCACGCCCGTGCCAGATTGCTTCCAGAGAACCTGGGCCGATCCGGACGGGCCACTCTTCAAACTCGCACTGCTGCTGTTCTTGACGTCGGCAAAGGTATGGCTGGCGTCGCCGAAATCCACCTGGACGGGCACGACGCCGGCAATCACCGCGCGGACGATGGCCCCATTGACGGCGGGTTCCAGCAACACCACGAACTTGCCGGTGTAACTGGCGGTGGTCGGGAGCGCGCCGATGAAGGCGAGCTTGTTCTTGAAGCTGTCGAGGTTATCGGTGGGCGTATAAATGGGACCGCTGACGCCCAGGACGGCGTAACGATTCTGGTCCGCGCCCGAGGCGTTCTTCACCAAGACGACGGTGCTATCCGGGCCAGTGCCTGGTCTGGCGCTGCCATCGCTATTCTGCTGGCGGTTCTGAAAGTCCCGCGCCGCGTCGATAAAGGCGTTGTACGTCGCCGCCGGCATGCGCAGTTTGTCACCGACTTTGACTTTTTGCAGGGCATCGCCCATGGGGTCTCCTCAAGTGCCAATGCCCAGGAGCGAGAAGTTCGCCAACTCGTACACCTTCTCGACGTAGACGGCGACGGGCTTCTTCACCAGCACCTTGGCCGTGGCGTCCTCCGAATCCGCGTAGCGGACCCACATGTATTCCCACCCCTTCTTGTTGATGCCGGTGATGGTGCCGATGGTCAGATTGGTCTTGTTGGGGCTGCCGGCAAAACGGAAGGTGATTTCCCAATCGGCATCGAGACTGGTGCCGCGGCGCGAGCCGGAGGCCCCCAGGAACAGGCACTCGCCCGTATCGCAGGCGCGGAAGGGCGCGTTGTTCACCTTCCCCGTCAAAGCGAACAACGTTCCCTGGTAGGACGGCGTCACCAGCGTCGGATCAAGGTAATGCGTTTCCGAGAACTGGAACACGGGGATGGTGATGTCCACCCCCTCGACATTGTCGTGGGTGACACCGACCGCCCCGGCGAAATCCGGAGCCGTCGCCGCGGGGTATTTGCCCATCGTCTGAATGGACTGCGTGATGTGTTGGGTGCCGCCGCCGGTGTCGAAGGTGAAGGTGGACTGGCCCGTCTGCGGCGGCTGGTAGACGAAAGGGGAATAACGGACAGTCCCTTCCCACAGACCCGGGCCGACTGGTTCGATCCGGGCGCTCTGGCGCACCAGGCCGTCATACACCGTCGGCGAACCCGCGATGAGGGCAGATTTGGCGGCCAGATCGTCATCCGTGCCGGAGACGAAGTAGACCATATCCACCTGGGCACCGTCGCCCACAGTGGATTGACGGCTGGCGAATTTTTCAATGACCAGGGCCATAGAAGTTCCTATTCAAATTCCCCACCGCCCAACTGGATCTCCTGAAGCATTTGCTTGGTGTTGCGAGCCGTGTCCTCCGACGCCTTGGCAATTCGATCGGTCACACCACCCGCGCCCAGTCCGCGGGCCTCCATCGCGTTGAACGTGCCGCTGACGCCGATCGTCTTCTGCGTCTGTTCGAGCGTAGGACCCAATCCCTCCAGCATGTCCGGCAGGCCGGGCGGTGGTTTGATCCGGTCCGGCCCCTCCTGTTCGCTGATTTCGCGTTCCTTCCGCGCTTTGGCGATGGCGTCCTGCCACTCGGCCTTGGCTTGATCGAGTTGGGCCTGCGTATCGTCGATTTTCTTCTGGGCGTCGGTGTCGAGCTGGTTTTCCTTGTCGTCGGCAGCCTGGCCGATTTCCGCCATGCGGGCATCATGTTCCTCTTGGGCGTATTTCAGGGCGGTGTCACGTTCCTCGTCGATGCGCTTGGCTTCCGCGTCGGCGGCGTTGTTGCGTTCGTTCACGCGGGCCTGCGTATCTTCGTCGAGGCTCTGCTTCATCCCTTCCGTGTCGAGGGAACTGTCGAAGGCCCCCTGAATGTCCACGATGCGCTTGGCGACCCAGGTGGTAATTTCATCCCACACGTTCTTCGCACCGGTGGCCATGCGGTTCCACACGCCTTGGACGAAGTAGTACAACTTCAGCATCACCTCCGAGACCGACGCAATGCCGATTTCCCACGCCGCCTGCGCCCCATACCAGAGGTCAAAGATGATCTTCAGGCTGGCAGTTTTGAGCCCTTCCCATAACTTGGTCAGCGCCAGCACCCCCGTGTACCACGCGACCTTCAGCGACAACCACAGGATTTTCGCCGCTAGGGCAATATCGCCGGCCATGAGGGCGTCGGAGATACCCTGGAATGATTGGGTGGCGAAGTCCGACAAGTCGGTGAACCGGTCCCCCAGCCATTGGAGCGCCTTACCTCCCGCCCCCGAGGCATAGATAAGGTATGCGCCCAGCGCCGCAATCGCGACTGTTACCAACCCAATCGGCGTCACCAACCAGGCAATGATCGATCCCAGGACGCTCAGGGCGGTGCCGACGCCGGCAATGATCCCCGCCAGCGCGCCTATGATGGTGCCGACCGTGGTGATCGCCACCCCCAGCGCAATCAGCGCAAAGCCGCCGGCGATGATGCCCACGGCAACCTCGAAGATGGTGACCACCAGGTCTTTGTTCTTCTTGATCCAGTCGGTAGTACTGACCACCGTGCGAATCACCCATTCCGTCACCTGCCGCAGGAGCGGGGCCAGCGCCGACCCGATGACAAACACCCCTTGCTTGATCACCTTCCAGAGCGTTTCCAGGCTCTCGTGGAAGGCGGCCGCCGCCTTGGCATCCTCGGTAGACATGGTGAGGCCCAGTGCCCGGGCCTCTTCCTGCAGGGCCTCGATGCCAGCGGCTCCGTTGGTCAGGAGTGGCAGAAGCTGGGTGCCTGATTTCCCGAAGAGTTTGAGGGCCAGCGCCGCCTTCATGGCGGGGCTTTGGATTTGCGAAAGTCGCTCGGCGATGAGTTTGAATTGCTGGTCCGGCGACAATCCGCGCAGGTCTTCCACGGTCAAACCCAGGTCGGCCAGCGCCTGAGTAGCGCCGTCAGAACCTTCCGCCGCCGCGATGATGACCTTCTGCATCCGCTTGATGGCCGTTTCCAAGGTCTCGATATCCGTGCCCGAGACCTGGGCGGCATAGGCCAATTCCGAGAGAGCCTCGACCGAAATTCCGGTCCTCTGGCTCATCTTGGCCATTTGGTCGCCCATCTCGGCGAAGACTTTTGCCGAGGCGATCAGGGGCGCGGCCACGGCGGTGCCGATGGCAGCGAGTTTTTCGCCCCAGCCGGTAATCGCCTCCCCGAATGCCTTGAGCTTTTTGGAAGCGCTCTGGAGGCCCCGCACGAGCCGCGAGTCGTTGACGAACAGCTCGATATAGGCCGCGCCGGCGCGGATGTTACGGGCAGAAGCCATGCGTCACCCTCCCGAGGCAGCCACGGCCGCTCTCGTTACCACACCCGCACGCTGCCACAACATGGCCAGGGCGATGCGATCCTGGACTCTGGCGTCACCGCACATGCTGGAATGGTGGAGACCCCAAGGAGTGACGTTGCATTCCTGGACGTTGACCCCCGCCAGGCGCACGCCAGCGAGGGGGATGTCGTTGCGCTGGTAGAAAACCAGAACCTTCTGCGCGTATGCCGGGGCATCCCACGCCGGTCCCATCCACGCGGTGGGATTCCACGGCGGGCACAAATCCAAAAAAGCAGCGACTTGAACCTGGTGGGCGGTGTGCGTAAGCCAATCGTACAAGGCAGCGGCACCGTGGCTGTGACCGGCGGCATGGATGACGTCGTAATCCGTCAGGCGCGCGTCCAACGCCGCGATGCCGTCCTCATCGTCATAATCCAAACCGATGAGATCGGCCCCGCCCCCCCCAAGTAGTGTGGCGAGGCTTTCCAAGAAGCTGCGGATGCCACACCAATCGGAATCCGCGTGGGTGTTGAGGCCGCGAATGTATACGAGGGCAGTCTTCATGCCGGCTCCTTGGGTGCGAGGATGCCATGATCCGCGAGGGTCTTGGCCAGCGTGCTATTGAGTGCCGTGGCCTGGGTGTAGGCTGCTTGCATGGCGCTGAGCAGCGCCTGGCGTTCCTGGCCTTGGGCCACTGCCGCCTGCGCCGCCGCCAATTGCATCTGGGTCTGCAGGAGTGTCACGGCGGCGTTGATGCCAGCGATGATGAGGGCCGTTTCCATAAGGACCTCCGAATTTTGGGCAGATGTTCGATGGGGAACCGATTCGCCGAAAGTGAACAATGGGTCAGTGGCGCAGCGGCCACTCTGGAAGGCTGGCCACTGACCCGGCCCTCCTACGCCTCAGGTCGTGTTGCGGGAATCGTCGCCGGAACCGGCGCTGGCAATGTAGTCGGGGTGAACGGCACCTTCAGGATGATCGCGTTAATGGCATTGAGATCGTCCATAAAGAGCTGGAGGCTCGTGGTGGAATCCACCGGGGTGCCAGCTTCGGCAGCCTGCTTGGCCGCAGTCAGCCGTGCCCAGGCCCGGTGGCGGACGATTTCCAGATCAGCGGCGGTCTGTTTGTCGATCTTGCCGGTGGCAACCAGGTCGTTGAACGTGGTGACGGCAGCGATATACAGGACGGTCGCCTGCCGGACCTCCTTGATCGCCTGATCCTGCGGCGTCGCCGGCGTCGATGTCACGAAGGTGGAACAACCCGGCAGGGCCCCAGCGCCGAGCATCCCCAAAGACAACATCCCCACGATTAGCAGCATTCCAGCGCTGGGCGCACTGGGCGGAGACGCACTGTCATCCGACTTTGGGACGATATGGAGGGGCTGGCTGGCGACGAAACGGCCGACCAGCGCCACCGCCAGACCCACCGCCTCTACGGCCTTGAAGATGGTGTCGCTGACCTGACCCTGGTCATCACCGGTGAAGGTTACCCCTTTGAACTGGCAGAACAGCGCCAGCGCCGCAACCAGGAGACCGATGATGGTCTTGGACGTGAGAATGAACTTGCTGTCCATGATTTAGATCCTCCGATCAACAAAAAGAGTTTTGAGCATGCGGATGTCGCCCTTGAGTGGGGGCACCGAGGCATCCGCGTGGGATTTGGATTTGGGGAGCGGATGAAAGTCCGCAGGTTTGAGCGCTCGACCCTTCTTGGGGTCGCGATGCACATTGGCGAGCATCGCCAGCAGCGCCGCGGTGTGGTTCCAGTTCTCGACCTGGCGGGCCTGGGCCATCGCCACGAGTTGGCGCAGCGTTAGTCGGCTGGGGTCAAGCGCAAGAATCCCGGCGCATTGCCAGATGAGTTGCTCGGCGACGCATCCGGCGCTGGCGACAGGGGCGGCGATTCCAGGGCTGCCAGTTCCGCCGCCATCCGCTTCTCCAGTTCCGGGCTCTCCAGCCTCGCCTCGACCGCCGTCAGCGCCGCCGACTCCAGGCTGCGGAGTTTGGCCAGCGCCTTGCCCAGCACGCGGCGCTTGCCTTGGGGGAAAAAATCGACGAGTTCCTCCAATAGCGCCGTAGTCGCGCCATCGATGGCGTCGCCTGCCATTGCTCTTCCGAAATCTTCGTCCGAGACGTTTTTGGCGTCCGCTTCCGGCTGGCAGACACAGTAGATCAAGTCGCAGAGCAATACCGGATCGGACACGAGACGCTCCAGCAGCTTGCCTTCCACCACTTCCAGCAGGTTTACCTTGGCCAGATCGCGGACGCGCTTGATGGTGTCGACATTGATCTGCACCGTCCAGTTGCGGCCGGCGTTATCGCAAAAGGTCTTCATCGAATGCTCCTTGTGAGATTGCGGAGGAGGGGGCGGGACGTGACGGTCAGGAAGTTTCTACGGCTTACGGACCGATCGTCTTCCATTGTGGCGCGTTGGTCGAATAAGCGGGTTTGGCCGTCACCTTGACGGTCAGCGCATCTTCCAGCGGTTCGTCACGCGTGAAGTCGATGATGGCGCAATCCGCCCAGAGTCCCTGGCTGCCGGTGACGGCGATGCCGCCGTCCATGACCGCCAGGCCGATGACGGTGTTGTTGAACCAGGCGTTCTTGATGGCAGTGAACCCCGCGTCGGTGGTGTCCCACACCATCTCGAATTCGATACTGCCTTCCTTGAGTGTGGCAGCCGTGGCCTTCCAGCCATTGTTGGCCCGGGTGGTCACGTCCGCCTCACCCTTCTGGAGGTTGAGCGTGACGTTCTTGACGTTGGTCAGTTCCGTCCAGGTCGGGGTGCCGCCGATGCCGGCGGCGCAAAAGTAGAGCTTGGCGTCGAGGCCGAGTTTGACAGGCATGGTTGGTTCTCCATTTCGAGGGGGCTATTTCACGGAGCCCGCCCACATTGAGGGCAGGCGGTCTTTCACGTTCTCCAGAGCCGGCCCCATGAAGGGGCGTTTGTCGTAGCGCTCGCGGCGAAACCGGCCGCCGAATTCGTGGGCCACGCCGGAATCGGCCGCTACCACGTAATCCGGTCCAATCACCACCGACTGTTTGCCTTCCGTCACGGCGTACTTGATGGCGTTTCGCAGGCGTCCCTTCCTGGTATGCGGCGGCGTACCCGCGGGCGAGGGCTTCTTGCCCTTGCGAATCGAGTGCCTGGCCTGCAGGCGGATCGCGGCACCGGCGTGGCCCAGGCTGGTGATGCTGCCTTTTCTGGCGGCGTCCCGGACCTTTTTGCCGTCGAACCTGGTGGTTGCCTTCATCATCCCGGCGTCTCGGTACTGGGGGCGCTGTCCGGAGGAGCCGATACCTTGGGCGCGATGGCGGTGTTGGGTGCCATGACTGGGGCGGCATCCCCGGCGACAGCCGTCTGCAGTTGGTCGAGGATTTGGTTGGAGCGGTCGCGCGACCCGGTCATCAAATCGATCCGGGCGCTGAGCCGAGTGACCATCTTCTGGATGATCTCCTGGCGCAGTGAGACATCGCCGTCCTTGAGTTTCTGCAGCGAGGCATTCAGATCCGCCTTCTGCAAGTCCAGAACGGCCAGACGGCGTTGGAACTCATCGCGGGCCTGATTGACAATCAAATCGACGGCCGACGCTTCACCGGCGACCAGTTGATCGCGGATCGCCGTGACCTTATCTAGCTCGAGTTGCTGCCCATCGCGAATCTGTGTCACCTGCGTGGCCGTGATGATCCGACCCGAGACATCCTGGATCGCCTTGGTGGTAGTGGTGCCATCGCTTATGGAGACGATGGTGGATTGAGGTGCTGCTTGTAAGGGGGCGCTAGCCATGAATGCACTCCGCAAATTACGAGGTGATGTACAACCGGTTATTCCAATCGAACTGGAAACGGTCGGTCTGGTAGCGGATGCCCCAGACCGCCTGTTCAATGCTCACGAGAACATCCGCGATGGAGCGGTAGTACGTGAAATCAAAAAGGTTGCCCTGAATGACTCCCAGTTGCGTGGCCAGGTCCGACAGCGTGCTGCCGTAATAGCCACAGATGCCGCTGACGATGGCGTTCACGTCCGCCGTGACCAAATCCACGCTGAGCGTGCCGGAAAATGTGCTGCCGCCGTATCCCATAGTTCACCAGGTCCCTCCAACTACAGTCACCACATCGTTGGTGTTGCCTTTGACCTGGATTCCCGACAGGTCGATGTTCTTGAATTCATGCCACTCGCCAGGAATCCACGGCACGTCCAGGCCGTTGTCGCCCTTGAAGTAGACGGTGCCGGTATTGGCCGGGGGGCAGGAGATCGTCACCGTCGCGATGAGCTTGGTCGACGAGATCGCCTGGTAGGCTCCATTGACGACGATCTTGCGCATGATGAAGTTGTTCATGGTTTCTCCGATGAGCGGAAGCGTTCACTTCACGACGCGGAAGGTCAGCGTCAGGACACTGGTGAAGACCTGCTTGGTCTCCAAATGCTCGGGCGAGTAAATCGGAACATTCTCGGTCTTGGTCCACAGCGCGGTAGGGAGTGCCGCCAATCGCCGGAGGCGGAAGAAGTCGCCGAGCTTTTCTACCAGCGTCATCAAGGCATCCATCTCGGCGGCGTCGGCGGGATTGACCTTCTTCTGCACCGCCACGTCCACGGATACGTCGTTCTGGTTGGCGTTGCGGGTGATGTTGATAATTTCGATACCCTTGGGCACCACCGTCACCCGCAGTGTTTTCAGGTCCGCCAGGTCAAACACGGGGCGGTAGGCCCGCGTGGCGGTGAACGTCTGGCCGAAGCCGGGAGCGGGGTCAACCTGTGCCGCATTGAGTTCGGCAACAACCGCGTCGGCAATGTCGAGAGGTAGGGGCATGGGTCTCGCTTTCAGTGTTTTCCGAAGAACTGAAGAAGTTGCATAACGGCCGAGGCACCGGCGCTGACGAACGCGCCAATGACAATCCACGTCAACCGGCTGCGGGACGCGGCCGCCTCTTCCAACCGTTCGAGGCGCTGGCGCAGGCCCGGGCGGCCGTTACCGCGGATCGCCTCATCGAGGCGGTCGAGTTTGTCGTGAACCTCGGCCATTTCGCGGCCGGAGACTCGAGTGCTGGTTCGTTTGCTCATTGCGTATCCACCTGCAGGGTGTGAATGCGGAGTGTTCGCCGGTACGGATCGCTCCAGCGCCATTCGGGTTCATCGCCGGGAGCCGACACTTCGTAGATGAAGGTCCGGTTCCCTTGAGTCTCCAGGATGCGATCCCCACGCCGGGGAATGACTGGCGATCCGTTGATCACCAGGTCCGATGCCGTGATCAAATAGTCCCGCGACTCCACTCGTAGCAGCGCTCCGGCCCCGTCATCGATCCGAAAGATCGTTTCGCCGATCGTGGCGAAGACCGAGACCGTGTTGCCGGGAGGAGCGCCCCGCTGGTAGACCACGGGCTGCGTCATGTGACGCGCCCGTTGGTCTTCCAGCCAGGCCGATGCTTTTTGCAGAAGATCGGCCATAGGGGCTCCTTACTGCATGAGGCGAACGCGTACGGTCGCGTCGGCGTCGGCCGCGGCGCGGACCACTTTGCCCAGGAGCTTGTTACCCGCGGATGTTGCGGTGGCCTGCTGTGCGCCGGCGGCCCAATAGACCGTAATGCCGGCAGCGATGGCGCTGCCGCCGGCGGTCGATTTGGGGAAGTCAAAAACGCCCTCGACGGCCAGGCTGCCCAGCGAGTTGGCCGGGATGGGCCGCAGCGCCACACCCACCAGATCGTTCTGGACTACCACAGCGCCTGCGGCCACATCGGACCCGGGCGTGTAGTCGACCATCTCGTCGTCTTGCACAAAAATTGCACCCATATCGGAATCCTTTCGAATGATTTGACTGAAGTTGGAATCATCTGCCCCCTCCCCCAAGCCGGGGGAGGGTCAGGGCGGCGCTTACGCCTCGCCCTTGCTCTTCACGCCCCCGCGCGGGTCCTGCAACGCCACGCCGAAATCGTGATAGCCGCGCATCTGGATACCCAGGTAATTGAAGTCCGCCTCCGCCGTCTCGATGGTGGGCGACTCCTGGCCGTTGAGGAAGGCGACCTCAATCACCGGGAGATCGACGGGGTCGGCCAGCAGATACCAGGCCTTGGTGGAGTTGCCGGTGTACTTGGTGTTGCCCAGGTAGCGGCTGACTTCGGTGCGGTACTTGCCCTGGTGGGGGTTGGCGATGGGGTACTTGGTCGAAGCTGTGGTGTCACGGATTTCCAGGGACTTGTTGAGCTGCGTACCCATCGCCGACAGCGCCGTGGGCACCAGCACGACGGAGGGCATGATCCCAATGGGCTTGCCATCGGAGTCCACCTGGTCCATGAAGGTCTGCTCGGCGACGGTAAGGCCGTCGATGGTGAGTGCGGTGGTCGCACCGGAGAGATAGTTCTTGTTGCCCGTCGCGAAGAACGCGGAATTCGCCAGAAAAATCGTCCAGAAGACATCGTTGATCTTCAGGCCGCTGCCGCGCCCCAACTTCCGGGGCACCGTGGTGATCGCGCCCAGGTCGTCGTTGATGATGTCCCGGCGATCAGCGGACAAGAGCAACCCGTAGGTGTCGGCCTTGTTCGTGTAGGTCTCGTTGCCCAAGTTGCCGTGCTTGAGTTCGCCGCCGGGGGCAACCTGCTCGTACTGGTCGGTGCCGATGAGCCGGTAACTCGTCACGGTCTTGAAGTCGTTGACGTTGCGCACGGCGCAGATGTTCCGCCAGGTGCGTTCGACGCTGAAGAATCCTTCGAGCAGGAACTTGTTGGCGACGTTGGAGAGGATGCCGCCGATGTCGATGGTGGAGGAATCCGCGGCGCGCACATCCTGCCCGCCCCAATTGCCGGCGAAGGCATACTGCATGACCGCACGGGAATCGCGGAAGTTGCGGCCCGTGTAACCATTGGCCCACGCAGCCTCCAGCAGTAGTTCCTGCAGACCCAGGCTGCCGTGGAACTTCCGATCCGCCGCCTCCAGGGTCTGGGCGTCGAAAAGTTTCTCAATGCTGGCGAGCTTGGCCGTCATGAAGCAGGCGGCTTCCAACATGCGGCCCGTCACCGGAGCATCGCTCCCCCGGATGACCGCAACCGGCGCTCCGCCACCCCCGGCCCCGCCGCCTGCCATGACACCGGTGACCGGCGTCGCGGGCCGACTGGCGCGCAGGACCTCCAGTTCAGTCCGTGCCGCATCCCACCCCTCGGTAATTGCCCGGGCCTCGAGGTCGGCATATTTGCCTCCCCCTCCTGCGCACGCTTTGCGCACGGCCGCGATACGCAGCGTCTCGGCAGCCGCCTCCGCCCGCATCTGTTCCACCGGCGTGGGCAACGAGGCCGGCTGCGTTGCCGGCGCTGCGGCGGCAATCGTTGCCGGGGTGGCAGGCGTTTCCGAGGTCGTGGGAACGGGGGCGGGGGGCGTCTTGGTTTCCATAGTCGATTGCTCCTTACTTTCTGCGGCCTTGGCCGCGATCTGCGCCGTGGTGGCGTCATCCGCCCCCAGCGCGACAAAACTGACTTCACCGAGCACGCTCTTGCGTGCGATATTCACGGGACCTGGGAATTCGCGGCCATTCGCCTTGGCGCTCTTGCCCTCGGGCACCCATTCGACCTGCGTCGCCCGGGCTCCCAGGCTGGCCTGCCAGGGGAACCCCGCCATCGCGTCGGCGATAACTTCCTGAGCGGCCTTGCCGGAGGCGGAGATCAAACCACTCACGGCCAGACCGCTTTCGGAGGCCTGGACCTGGTCGATATGGCCCACCCGCGCCGTGCGGTCGTGTTCCAGGAAGACCTTGGGCTTGGCCGACATTTGCATGCCCGCCATGTCCACCACCACGGGAAAGCGCCAGCCGGCCAGTTGCATGGCCCCACCCGTATAGGCGGTCATCTGAAAGCGGCGTAGCGCCGTGGCCGTCTTGGGATCAGCACCGGCTTCGATCCATTGCACGTCACTGGGCGCAGCGGCGATTACGCCGTCGCTATTCGTCTCCAAGCGGTTGCTCATCGAGCTCCTCCACGTTGGTGTTGTCCCCGGTCGGAGCCGGAGCGGGATTGGGCGCGCCCGGCTGCGAGGCGGGCTGCGGCGGTGTCAAACCTAGTTGGTTCATGAGGGCCACTTCTTTGGCACGCTGGCGCAACTGAACTTCCCAGTCCTGACCCTTGCGGGCGTATTCGTCAGCGAGGGTGGTCGTGTTGTTCTGCAGGCGCGTCGCCTGAGCGTTGGCTTCTTTGGCCGGGTCCACATGTTCCTGGCCATCCCAGAACCATTGGTGCGAGTAGTCTGCTCCGATGGCCCTGAGTGATTGGGGCAGGTAACCCTCAATCAAAATGGCTTCATTCAGCCACGCGGTCAGGATGCGATCCAGAATCGCCGTCTCGATGTGCGACTGGTCCACGCGGATGGATTTGAAATAGGTCTGGTGGTCGAGTCTCCCCGAGGCGTAGTTATAGCCCGAGGAATTGCCGGCTGCGACGTTGAAGGGCATGTTCAAACAGCGGGCGATCTCGTTGAGGATCTCTTTCTTGAACTCGGCATAGGTGGTCGCGGGTTGCTCGGCGGTGATTTGGCCGAGTTTCCAGCCGCCCGGAAGTACGGTCGCCATGCGACGTTCGAGATCGACAATATCCATCGGCTCAACCGGATCGGCTTCGCCGTTGGCGGGACTGTCGGTATAGAGCACGGCGGCAAAGTCGGCGGCCGTCTCGGCGGCGGCAATCACCGCCAGCGTGTAACGCCGGAGTTGGGCGAACAGCGGCAACGCCGGTGTGATCTCCGGAATGCCTCGGCGCTGGCCGGGCCGGTCCGCACGGAAGTAGTGGATCACGGCGCTGGCCGGAACGCGGTCGAAGTCCAGGGGTGCAAAGGCCCAGGCGATGGCGTCGCCCGGATGACTCTTGAGGACGTGGTATTCCACCGGGTTGCCGTACGGGTCAAAGACGATCCCGTCGATGAAGCGGGGATCAAACCATCCGCCGTAGGGCGTGGCGACCTGGTCGGCCTCCACGGGCTTGAGATCGAGTTTTACCGGCGTGGGCAGCAGCGGATTACTGGTAAAGACGCCAAAGGCCTCGCCACTGTCGGCGCGGGTCATCCGCATAGTGCGGAGCTTGTCGGCCAAACCGACGGCCTGAGCCCATTGTCCGAACGCCTGTTCCACCTGGCGATTGGCCAGGGGGTCCGTAAGGAGCATCTGCAACCGAGGGCCGGTGCCGATGGTGTCGTTGGCCAGGGTCAGGACGATCCCGCGGGCGTAGGAGTTGTTGGCAACTTCATAGCGGGCGCGATTGCGGAGGATGCGGCGGATCTCCGGCCGGATGGCGGCGTTGGGCGAGAGTCCATCGGCGGCGGCCCAGTGGCGGCGGTTCTCGGTATTGGTCTGTGCCGAATCGAACCGCGCCTTGATGAAGTTGGGAATGCGGACCGCGCGCCGGCCTTCCTTGGCCGGCTGCGGTCGCGTCTTCCGAGATGTGAGCCAATTAAACATCCGTGTCCTTATTCGGCGCTCGGGGGAGAGAGCTTCTTGAACGCGATTCCCAAACCCTTTTTCCGGCTGGCCTGCTTGCTAGCCAGGTACTTGTCGGCGGCGATCTGGTCGGGCAACGAGTGCTGCTCGACCTCAACCGAGTCGCCTTTGGCCCGTTTGGGGCCGGCGGCGTTTTCGCGGATTTGCTCGTCGAGTTCGTCAGCCATACACGTCGTGTCCTTCACTATTGTTTTTTCGTGGAAGGACGGCGTGATGAACGGGCAATTCGAATTTTCTGCTGGGACAATGCTGCGGAATTGGGGTGGGAAGGCAGTTCGTTACACTAATGGAATGGCCGGTGACGAGATCACAGCCGTTCACGCGTCGGAATCCGCCTTCCACAGTGACGGCATTCCCGTAGCCGCAAAATGCAGCCCGCCCTCGCTCGCGTGTAAACAACATAAAGGTGTCGGCAACCGCACTTGGGGCAGGCGAGGCCCCGGAGGGACGCACGATCCACCTCCTTAAGATTGCTGTCGCTGGAAAGATCACCTTTCATCGCTGACTCCTCTGCAACTCGGAAAGCCGCATCCGGGGCTTACGCGCTTCACCCCGCGCATCGGTGCCAAAGAGCACCGCGCCCTGCATGGACGCGGCCATGGCGCAACCGACGAGACAGTCGAGCCAATGGTTATCCGCCCCCGGCGTTCGGAGTTTCCATTCCTCCAACTCACGCCCGCGTCCCTGGGTCTTCACGCGATATTCTGCGGACAGGTGCTCGGCAAGCAGCCGGTGGCCACTTCCGGGGCCTGGGGCAAAGAGCGACAGGCAACCCGGATCACCCATCGGCACCGCCAGGCGGGCACGTACGAAACTCTTCCAGTAGTTGGTGTCAATCAGGGCGTAACGCACCGCGCGCTTGCCGGTGGTGCCCGGAACGCGCCAGTGGAGTCCGACGCGGTCACCGCGCTTGGGCTTGTACTCGGAGAACGGCGTGCTGGCCGCGCCGACGTAGCGCCCGTGACTGGGCATGAGGATGGCGGCATGGGCGCTTTGACGGCAGAACTGATAGACGATGTCCGTGCTGTTGCCCCAGTTGGCGTCGATTAAGCAGCGTTCGACAGTCATTTCCGCACCGTCGTCGCGGCGGTACTTGCGCTTCAGCCGGTCCTGGGTCAGCGCATCAAGGCCCGCGAAGATTGCGCCCTCCTGGCCGGTGCCCTTGTGCGCCAACATGAGCGTCCGCCGGGCGTCCCGCAGCGTGTAGTACGGGCGTTTTTGGTCTGGATGCTCTCCATAGTCCAGCACATACCCCGTGAAATCCTCCTCCCACCCGCAGACCATCCAGAAGAGGAGCGTGCCCTGGACGTCGATGAACATCGTCAGGTGGTTGACGCCCACCGGCACCTCGCCGCGCTTCATGCCATTGGTCTTGGCGGCGATGGTGTCGGCCGACAGAGTCTCGCCGTCGACCTCGTCGGGCAACGGTTCGTTCTGGTATTCGGCCCAGAACGCGGCATCCCCCAGGTCGAGTTTGAGGTTCATCGCGTGCTGGATGGCGGTGAGTTCATCGGGGTTGTGGCGCTGGGGCCAGGCGACAATTGCGCCGGCGTTCATGTCGACCTGGTTGGCGCGGTAGAACTCCGTCGCCTCGCCCACGCCACGATCCGACCGCTGGCCTTCGGCCCGCAACTGGGCGTACTGCTGCCAGAGTTTTTCATTGGCGGGGAATGCGTAGACCATCTTGGTCCGCTCGCCCTGCCACTGCGGATGCTTCTCGCGGTCGAGGATGCGGTCGGCCATGTCATCAGGGCGCACGACCGTGAGGGTCATGAGGCCGGCGATCTTCCGCCCGGGGCCGGCCAGACCCAGGATCGCCCCGGCGAGGATCTGTTCCCGCGTGGCGCATTGTGAGGGCGACCGCGCCGACTCATCGGTCTGCGGATCGTCCAGCAATACCAGTGACGGCCGGGTGGTCTTGCCGTCGGCCCGCTTGTGCTTCATGCCCCGGATGCGCCCAGTGATACCGGCGACCTTGATGATGGCACTGGAGGCCACAGAGCCTTCGATGGTCGGCAGCACGATCTCCTTGGCCGTCCACCCGACGTGGGTCCGCGCGCCGCGATAGAGCTGGCCGGCGGCGCGTTGGTGGATGCCTTCCAGGGCGCGGATCGGGCCGCACACCTCGGAGAAGTCCTCCTCCAGCAGGTCATTGTTCTCCAGCTCCGATTTGATCGAGTCGAGCATGTCTGCGGCGTGTTCTTCGTCCGAGCCGATCAGCGCCACGAACTCTCGGTGCCCATAAGCAAGAGCCCACAGGCAGGCCGTCTCGCAGAGCGTGGTCTTGCCTGACCCGCGGGGCATGGCCATCGCAAAGAGCCCGCCATCGATGACGGCGGTCTCGATCTTGCCGATCACCTTGAGGTGGTCCGGCGACCAGGCCAGGTGGAAGGTCTGCGGGAAGTACGCCTCGCAGAAGTTGCGGAACGAATGACGGCAGGCGTTCTTGCGCTCCAGGTTCTTGGGCTCATGGACCCAACCCTCAGCGGCGATGTCGCGCGACGATTCGGAGGCGGCGCGGCTGCGCGCGTTGACAGCGTCCTTGTGCGCTTCGTAATCCTTCTCCGTCCAGCCCGCCTCGAACGTTTCCCGCCGCGCATGGAACAACCATGCGGCATACCGCACCAGGTCGATCTTCCGCCCGTCGCCGATCTTGTAGGCGGCGCGGTTGAGATGGCGGTAGACCACATGCGGCTGGACCACCTCGCCCAAGGGGGAGGAGTTGAGCAGGCGCACCGCTTCCGCCACGCGAAGATTTCGGGGATCGACTTTCACCGCGCTTGTACCTCCCGCACCAGCCATGCCGCATAGTGGACCAGGTTGATCCGGCCATCGCGCCCGAGCGGCGCGCCGGCGTCGATGTCCGCCTGCACCTGTTCGGGCGTCACGCGCCTACCACCACCCGCCGAGAGCATCCGGGCGGTTTCCTCGACGCTCAGGGCCAATGGATTCACCGTTGCGGGAACAGCTGATTGGACCGGGTTTTGCAGGGGCGAGTCGGGCATTTTGCACCAACCTAACATGTTGAAATTAAACGAGTTATGTCATTATTCCGCTTGATGTGTACCGGAACGCATGGCTTAATGTGCATGTGATTACGCAAAGGAGATCGCGATGACCACGAACCAAAACCACGACGATCTGGACCTGGGCCACGACCTGGTGATGACCAAGACCACCCGCCGCCTCGCCGGGGCGGGCACCTGGGTCTGCGGCACCATCCACGGCCACCGCTTCGACGCCCTGGTCTTTCCGGAACACGCCGAGAACCCCGACTACGAGATTGGCGACAGCCGCATCTCGAAACTCTGGCTCCAGCGCCTGGCCGACAAGGTCACGGTCTACAACTGGGATCGCGGCCAGGACATCCCCGCCGCCGACCGGATCGCGGCGGCGATTGTCGATTTCTTGTGCGCGGGTCTCGCAGAAACCACCTACGGCAAATAAGGGGCATGTTGCCCCACGGGTTCCCGCACCCATCAAACGCGGGGAGGCCTGGCCAACCTGAACATGGCCATCGGAGATTTCATCATGTCCACGAAGAGCAAAGCCCCGAAGACCACCAAGACCATCGCCAAGCCGGTCTCGCCCGCGAAGCGCGCCAAGGCGGTCGCTGCGGCGCAGGCGGCAGACGCCGCCGCCAACGCCAAGAGCACGAAGACCACGATTGACGCGGGCGGCGGGATCTTGGTCGATGTGGTCGAACCCAAGACCACCAAGAACGCGAAGGCCCCCAAGGAGCCCAAGGTCAAAAAGATCAGCGGCCTCGACGCCGCCGCCCAGGTCCTCAAGGACAAGGGCGAACCGATGACCTGCAAAGACATCGTCGAGACCATGCTGGCCAAGGGGATGTGGAAGACCGACGGTAAGACGCCCGCCGCCACCATCTACAGCGCCATGCTCCGCGAGATCGACAACAAGCCCGCCGAGTCCCGCTTCACCAAAACCGGTCGCGGCCTCTTCGCCCTCGCCACCCCCAAGAAGGCCTAAGGAGACGCCATGCGTACCAGCCTCAAAAATCGCAGTGTCGTCTTCTTCGTGCAGGATGGGTGCCTGGTGCGGATCGTCGCGGAAGAGGGGAGCGACGCCCGCACCTACACCCATCGGTGCGCCAAGCAGGTCTTCGAGACGGTCGCCCACGCGGTCGGCGAAGCCCCCCGCGAAGGGGACGGCACCTCCCTGACCAAGATCTCCCGCCAGGAGAAACTCCCCTTCACCCAGGTCAACGTCGCCCTCGAGTTCCTTAAGGAACGCGGCCTGGTGGACGTTCGCCACCGCCACTGCTATCCCGCGACGGCAGACGTTTACCTCGACGCGATGGTGGAGTACCACGCCTTGGCCGACAGCGACAAGATGGTTTGACTTCACCTTCATCCCTGCCCTCCTTCCACCCCAGCAACCGCTGGGGTTTTCTCCGGCATCTCATTTCCCGCCACACCATTCGACGCGATGCGTGTCGCCTTTTTGCCGGTGAACTTCTCCCAGCGCTGCACGATGACATCGCAATACGGTTCGTCGAGTTCCATAAGAAACGCGTGGCGTCCGGTCTGCTCGGCCGCGATCAGTGTGCTGCCGCTGCCGCCAAACAGATCCAGCACGTTCTCGCCGGCGAGACTGCTGTACTGCAGCGCCCGTACCGCGAGCTCCACCGGCTTCTCCGTGAGGTGGACCATCGACTGCGGGTTGACCTTCTTCACATGCCACAGGTCGGTCGCGTTGTTGGGACCGTAGAACTTGTGGGCCGCGCCTTCCTTCCAGCCATAGAACGCGATCTCGAACGCGCCCATGAAATCTTTGCGGGTGAGCACGGGGTGCTGCTTGTCCCACACGATGCCCTGGCTGAAGTAGAGGCCGTTCTTCTTGAGGAAGGGCGGGTAGTTGCCCAGGTTGGCATACCCACCCCAAATGAAAAAGCCTCGCCCCTCCTCCAGCACCCGTGCCATGTTGCCAAACCACGCGTCGAGCATCTGGTCAAAGTCCGCGTCGCTGACAAAGTCGTTGGCCAGCGGCCGGTCCTTGGCGCGCATCTGTTTGGTCGTGCCCTTGGCCTTGGTCTTGTCGCGGGCCAGATCGAATCCTTGGTGGTGCATCCCTCGCGAGTCGGAGGCGTTGATCGCACCGCGCTTCGTGGCGGTGAACGACGACAAACCGGCGGCGATGGCATTGTTGCTGCGCGGTTCGACCTTCACGTTGTACGGCGGATCGGTATTGACCAGGTGGATCACCGCGCCGTCGAGCAGGCGGTCCACATCTTCGGGCTTGCTGCTGTCGCCGCAGAGTAGACGGTGGTTCCCCAACACCCAAAGGTCGCCGCGCTGTGTGGTCGCCGCGTCCGGCGGCAACGGCACATCATCCGGATCGGTCAGTCCTTCCTGGACGTCGCCGGACATGATCCGCGTCAGTTCTTCCTGGTCGAAACCGAGAATCCCAAGATCGTAATTCGCCTCTTGCAGCGCCGACAGTTCGATCGGCAGCAGCTCGTAATCCCACTCGGCGATAGACGCCGTCTGGTTGTCGGCGATCCGGTATGCCCGAACTTTCTCCGGCGACAGATCCGTGGCGACATGCACCGGCACCTGTTTCAATCCCAGCTTCTGCGCAGCCTTGAGCCGGGTGTGGCCGACGATGACAACCCCGTCGGCGTCCACCACGATGGGCTGGCGGAACCCAAACTCGCGCAGGGAGGCAACAACCGCATCCACCGCCTCGTCATTCTGGCGCGGGTTGCCGGCGTAGGGTTTGACCTGTTCGATGGGGCGAAGTTCGATCTGCATACGATTTCTCCTTGAAAGGGCATAGCGTTGGGAATGACGGGGTGGTACTTTGCACGTGCTTGGTCGCCGTCCTCACGGGCGGCACCGTGGCGGGCCGGCGCGTTTGTTGTGTGCGCGCCGGCCTTTTTTTTCACGAAAGAAAGTCAGTTGCCAACGGTTGGCGTTCCCGCGGCCATCGGCGGCCGCGAATCGCCCGGGAGTACCTATTTGCGAATGACCCACCACCGTGAATAACTCGCGTTTGTGGGCATACACGTTCGGGTATTGTTCGTATATATGAGTGATTACGTTTCGCGTATTGCCACACACATTGGCGCGAACATGGCGATGCGATAGCATTTTGTTTCCTTCTCCCAACCCCGTCGTATGCACCCTCTGTATGCGGCGGGGTCTTTTGTTGGCGTTGTGGGCGACAGTTGCCGTGGTTGGGGTCATTGGCCACCCGGCCACCAACGACGCGACGTGGGCCAACACGTCGCCAACGGCGCGTACCCGTGCAACCAGGTCCAGGGGTACGCTCGCTATGCCGCAACTTCTTTCTCTTCTTTCACCACCCCGCGCACACATACAGGCGTGAGGGTGCAAAAAGGTAGTGCGCGAGGGGGATAGGGTGAAAGAGAGAAAGAAGAAGAGAGAGTAATTGTTTTTCTCTATATTCCAGGCTTTTTTGCTGCCAACTTCTTTCACCCCATGGGGGTGAAAGAAGGGTGAAAGAGGGTGAAACAAGCGCTGGTTTACCGCCATCATCTTTCACCCCCCGGGATTGTTTCACCCCCTTGTTTCACCCCTTCATTCACCACCCCGCCTCCGCCGACGAGCCGGTACGCCCTCAGGAAACGCCCAGAGGTCGGCGCGGTGACAATCTCCACGTCCCCTTGTTGGCAGAGCGTGTCGATCAGGGCGGCAAACGCCTTGGTGTCCATTTTCATCCGCTTGAGCAGCACGCTGTGGGGCATCTCGCCTCCCGGCGCGCTGCGCAGCTTCTCAATGACCTTGAGGCACTCGGCGTGGAAAGGGTTCTCGGCGACATGACTGGCGGCCATGAACAGCATCCGCCGCGTCTGGTGCATGACGAATGCTGACGACCATTCCACGGCTGCGAGGCTGATACGCGGGGCCAGGTGGTTTTCGCTGATGGCGTACACCAATGCCAACTTGCGAACCTGCTCACTGACGCGACCCCAGACGGTGGTGCCGACTGGGTCACTGCGTCCCTCGGCCGCCGAATATTCCGCCTCGGCATGCTGGCGAGTTTCGATCAGCAGGCGTGTGGCTTCATCGTTGCTTTCGACAATGGCGGGCACCGGGTGGACGTCGAGAAGATTGCCGCGCCGGTCGCCGGGTTGGTAATCCGCCCACCACCGGGCCGTTGCCAAAACCCTCAGAGGAAGCTCGCGAATGCTTGGTTCCTGCCCAGCGCCTCGAGCGCCGGCCTCGAGGATGATCATGCGGGCAAAGAAGCCATTGGTCAGCATCCGCTCGGAGAGCGCCTCGTAGTAGTGGTTGGGGATCGCGGTGCCGAAGATCACCAGGCTGGGCTGGTCGATCACCCCGGGGGATTCCTTGCCGGCCTTGCGGCGCATGGGGAACACACTGTTGGCCGACGAATACATCGTCAGCAGCGTGGACATCACGGCTTCGTGGCGGGCGTCCTTGGCCTTGTTGATCGACTGGAGCATGCCGTCGATCTCGTCGGTCTGGAACAACATGCTCGGGGTTTGAAAAAGGGCGTCCTGGATGCCTTCGCCAGATGCGAAGCGTTCGCCGAGACATTCGGCCTGGCCCACTTTGTGGATGATGCGAGTGTTGACCTTACGCGGCCAGTCCTTGCCGGCTGCCGAGTGCGCCAGGCCCAGCAGGTAGATGTTGGTGCGGTTGTCACCCGAGTCGCGGACCTTGCGCCCGGCCAGAAACGCCAGTAGCGACAGCGCCCCGGCGAAGGCCATGATGGGATTGGGGTACGGTGCGGTCGCGAGGCAATAGTCCATCACCTCTCCGACGAACCCCGGCATGCGCAACATCTCCACGGGCATGGGGCCGGGGTCGGGCATCTCAGGGGCACGCGGCGCATCGCTCGGACATACAACCGGAGCCATGTTCATGATGCCCGAGAGGTCCACGCCGTGCGTGTCGTCCGCTGGCATGGCTCCACCGTAGCCGGCGAAACGCAGGGCGCGAGCGGACTCCTCATAGTTCCCGCCGTGATTGAGAAGCGCGAACACGGAGAATGGCGAATAGGCACGGTTCGGCTCGAACGGATCGGCGTTGGCGCTGAAGATGTAAAACACGCGGTCCTTGAGCGTGGCCGACCAGCCCGAATTCTTGCCGGGCCGACGCCAATATTCATTGACGCCCTCGCGTACCCGTGTCCACCCCGCCTGGGCGAGCACGGCACGGACATCGCCGCGCTGGTTGAAATCATCACCAGGCCGATCGGCGCTCGCGGAAGTGCCCGGCGCGGTGTGCGGCGTTCCCGGGCTGGCTGGAGCGTGGTGCGACGGCAGATCCACCACGGGCGGCAAATATTCGTTGAGTTCCCACGCCGCCTGGAGAAGCACATCGCGCTCGGTTTCGGTGAGCACAGGCGGATGGGCCAGATCGCCCTGGAGCAGGACGTAGCCCGGTGATGGCGCGCAGAGGAACAATCCGCCTTCGCCACGGGTCTCAATCAGCGTGACGGCCTTGCCGTCCTGCTTGCGCTGGGCCAGCTTCATATTGCCGCAGACGGGCGACTGGCAGCGATAAAAGACATGGCGACCATCACGCTGGGTGCGTTCGATGACCAGCCGGGTCAAGAGGTCCGGCGGGAGTCTCGCCGCCCAGGCGTTGAAAAGTTCACCGCCGGCGTCAAAGTCGATCATCTCCGCCTGGCCTGAGACCTCTCCGCACAAGATGCACAGCGCCTCGGGGCCATTGGCCAGCCAGGCCGAGAGCTCCGCCTCCGTGGGCAGGCGCGAGCGGTACTGCTTCCACTGGCCAATGGCCGGTCGCTTCTCGGCGCGCCTGGCCGGCAGCACGCATAGACCGGCCTGCAGGTATTTTCTGGCGAATTCATCCACGCGGGAATTCCCTTCTATGAGCAACCGCTGGTGGTACCGCACGCCAGGCACACGTAGCACGTTCCGGCGCGCATGGTCGCACCGCTGCAATGAGCACAGCGCGGACCTTGCGACGGCGGCTGTGGACGGGCTGGTGTCGGCGACGGGGTAGGCTTCGTGGGCGCGCTGGGCGCAACGGTAGGTTTGTCAGTCATGGGATACCTCATGGTCAAAAGGGGATGTCATCGTCCGCAGGCACATACTGCGGTTCGCCCTGGTCCGTCTCCGCGGGCGGCAAGTCCTCCAGGGCTTCTGTCTCAGGTTTCGGACCAAGCTCGCATTTAACGATGCGGTGGTATTTCTCGCCGGCGACGCTGCGCACGGTGATTGACAGCGGGGTTGCCAGTGCGCCGGCGTTGGCCAGCGCCACGGCCTCTTCGGCGTTCAGCGGCACCGGCAGGTTGGAGCGCAGTTTCCACCACGCCTCGGCCTTCTTGCGAGCGAAGCCGGTGTGCTCGAAGCACACCCACTCGCTGCGCGCGTCATTGAAGCCGACGGTGTAATCCACGCGCATGGTCCGCGGGTGATCGTCGGGGGCGTCGCGTTTCACGTGGACACTGTAGTAAACCTCGCTGACGTGATGCTCGGTGTCGGTGATCTCGCCGGAGAGAATCCCGGCGGTGGACGCTTCCTGTTCATGCTGCCCGCGCTTGGGCGGCGGGAACTCGTATCCGCACTCCGGGCAGTGGCTGTAGGCGGCGTGAATCACCGCCTGGCACTGCGGGCATTCCTTCGCCGGCGCTTCACCCGTCCCGGCCGAGCGATCCTTGATTTCCAAGGCATCGACGGGGCCGTGCCGAAGGATGTTGCCGCCAAAGTCCAGGACCAGGCAGTTGTCCTTCGTGGGGTCCAGGCGAAAACCCCGGCCCACCATCTGGTAGTAGAGGCCCGGCGAATTGGTCGGCCGCAACAGGGCCACGCAGTCGATGTTTGGCGCGTCGAATCCGGTGGTCAGCACGTTGACGTTGACCAGGTACTTGAGAGCTCCATCCTTAAACCGCTTGAGGAACCCAGCGCGCTCGAACGGCAAGGTGTCGCCGCAGACAAATCCGCATTCCTTGCCCATCTCCCCCAACACCCGCTGGACGTGCAGAGCATGCTCGACGCCGGCGGCGAAGATCAGCACCGAATGGCGATCGGCGGTCTGGTCGAGGATCTCCCGGCAGGCCGAGCGAACCAGGGAGTCGTCATCCATGAGGGCCTCGACTTCGCCGGCGACGAACTCCCCGCCCCGGATGTGCAGATTCGTCGTGTCCACCTTGCGCCGCCCTGCCTTGGTCTTGAGCGGGCACAGGTAGCCTTGCACGATCAGTTCGCGCACACCAACTTCGTAGCACACATGATTGAGCAGATTCTCTGCGCCGCAGATCAGGCCGGTGGACATACGATACGGCGTGGCGGTCAGACCGATGAGCCGCACGTTGGGATTGACCACACGGGCATCGGCCAGAAACGTGTGATACATGCCTTCGCCATCCGGCGGCAGCATGTGCGCCTCGTCGATCAGGATCAGGTCGAACCGATCGAGTTCGGCAGCACGCCGGTAGATGCTCTGAATCCCCGCCACGATGATTGGATGCTCGGTGTCCCGGCTCTTGAGGCCCGCGGAGTAAACGCCAATGCGGTTCCATAGGTCGGGGGCCATCGCGTGGAGCTTGTCGGCGGCCTGCTCGAGCAGTTCCTTCACGTGCGCCAGGATCAGCACGCGGCCGTTCCATTGCTGGACGGCATCGCGGCAGATGGTCGCCATCACGGGCGTCTTGCCCCCGGCCGTCGGGATGACCACACACGGGTGATCATCCCGTTTGCGCAAATGGTCATAAACGGCGGCAATCGCCTCGGCCTGGTAAGGGCGCAGAGTGATCGGGCTGGAAGTTGAAGCGGCCACGGTCATAAGTTCAGTTGTTCTCCGGCGAAAACGCCGCACCGCAGAGCGGGCAGCGCGACAGCGGAAATTCCGTCAGAGCGATCTCCACGCGGGCGGGCACCGCCACTTCGCGCCGCCTGGTGATGAGCAGATCGATCTGGCTGTCATCTTCATAAATGCCCGCGTGCTCCAGGGCGTCGAGCGCGGGCTTTTGTAGGTTGTCCAGATCCCGGCGACGCCGATCGGGCGGAAACGCATCCATGCACAGCGCGATGCGCCCGCCCGACGGGGGTTTGCGCGGGCCATTCCCCCCAGCCCCGGCCAGGAGGGCACAGACGTTCGTGCGGAACGTCCGGCCCTCCCGGCTGATCACAGTGCGCCCGCGGAAGTGCCGCCAGTAGTGGTTGATCGACGGCGGATATGGCAAGGTGATCACCACTGCGCCTCCCGTTTAGCCCATTCCGTGCCGCTGATCTTCATGCCGATGAAGGCGATGATGACGACCAACAGCATGATCGCCCCGTATGCGAGGCTGAACGCCAGCCAATAGATGCGGTCGATTTGTGTCCACTTGCCCAGCGACTTGCGGTAGTCGCGGCGCACGAGGAAATAGCAGATCAGGCCGCAGGCAGCCCAACAAAGCAGGCTGAGAAAAAATGCAGTCATCGGTTGACCTTTCGTGTTTGAAATTTGATGACAAGTTGGGAGACGTCGCTTGAATCAGCGTTTCCGGGGCGGCGTGTTGCTGGTCAGGGTCGGCATCATGGTTCAACACCTGCCTCGCGGAGTATGTGAATGCCCTCGAGCTCCGACGCTGCTTCCCGATGGGAAGCGAACTTGATGATGGCGTCCTTGCCGTTCGGGCTCACATATTCCTGCTTGATCCAGGTGTATTCGCTGTCGTCGTCCCTGCCGAGATAGTGCTGAAATTCAGGGTCGTAGATGCTGTACCAGCGCCGCAGGACTTCACCATCGCGCCGCAGTTCGAACATCACCACCTTTTCGGTGCAGTCGGTCATGGCTTTGTTCCTCCTTATCGCTTCCAAGGCGGCGTGTTGCTGGTTACAGGAGCCTGCTGCGGTTTGCCGATCGCCGGCGCGGCCGTCTTGGGCTCATAGCCCTTGAGCTCGTTGGTCAGTTCGCCTGTGTCCTCGCGCTTCTTGAGCTTGACGGTGATCAGAAGCGGCAGGTTGTGGAGTTCGACGCTGTCGCGCGGCTGCATCACGCCCACGGCATGGCAGATTGCCGACAGTTCGCTCCTGGCGATCTTCACCGCCGTGGCGTTGGGGTTGTTGAGGTTGAGCCGCGCCCAGACGACCCGGTTCTTGTACTCGCCATCCAGGATCGTAAAGGTGAGTTGCAGATAACTGCCGCCGCCGTTCTTCGTCGCCTTCATTTCACTTTCGGTGATGGCGGCCAGGTATTTGCCCGCGGGCAGGGGCTCGAAACTGCTGGTCGGCTCGACTTCACTCGCATTGAATCCATTGAGATTCGCCATAGGTCAGTTCTCCTTGTTGGGGTTGGTGGTCTGGTCAGCACCCGCCAGGCGCAGAGCGGGCCTGGGGGCAGGTTCCGGATTGGCAGTCAAGGCCTGCATGAGCGCGGGCCACGAGAGGGGCAGTTCCGCCGGCAGGCTGTAACGGTTTTTGGCAACACACGCCGGGCTGCCGACGGTGCGGAGGATGCGCTCGCCCCCATCCTTACCCAGGCCGGCGGCGATGGTGCGGTCGCGGCCGAAACCGCCGTCCTCGGTCTTGGTGATGATCTTCCGCGTGGCAAACAGCACCGCGTCCGACCATTCGGTCAAAAGCGCCGTGACGTGCTTGTGGAGGCGGGGCGAGTAGCGGTCATAGGCGGCGTGCTCGGGGTCCTCGAACTTCTCGACCTTGGCGTGCGCCAAGAGGATCACGCACATGCCGCGCTCCATTCGGAGCGTGTTGAGGTCGTTAAGCAACTTGCGCCAGTGCGTGAGGGCGTGGGTGTAGCCCCGGGCATAGCCGCCATCGACCTTCTCGATGCTGGTGACGCCGTACTGCTCGCAGAGCACGTCCCACACCAGGCGCTCCAGCCAGTCGGCTGAGTCGAGCACGACGGTCTCGAAGTCGTGCTTCTCCTGGATGAGTGTCCGCAGCGCCCCCTCGACATCGGCCAGGGTCTTGGCCAGCGGGAAGCTGGCACATTCGATTTGATCGAGGCCGTCTTCGGTCGGGATGAAGATCGGCGTGGGCGCGGCGGCGGCGGTGGTCGATTTGCCGATGCCCTCGGTGCCGTAGATCAGCAGGCGCGGCGGGCTGTGTTTGCGCCCACGATGGATGTGCTGGATCGTGGTCATGAAAAATATCTCCTTGGGTTAGTTGAGGTATTCGGGCGGGAGCCAGGTCATGGCCTGGCGGTCGCTGACAGTGCAGGTGCGGGTCGGGCCATTGCGGACCAGCCCATCGGCCCGCAATTCCGGCAGGCGCTTGTGGGCCTTGATGCCGATCCGCGCTTCGATCTCGCGGGCGGTCAGGCCGGGATCAGCTTTGACGACGGCCAGGCACATATCGCGCTGGCGCGAGGCCAAGCCGCTGGCTCTCATATGCCGCCCGGCCAGCGCCGAGGTCGGCGGATCACAACTGCGATGGGTACAGGTCATGTCTTTTGCTCCTCATAGGTTTGGGTCTTCGTGTCACACATCCCGTCACGCTGGCCAGCGGTGGGGAGAATGGCAGTTGTCGGGATTCGAACCCGCACCCGAAATGCCTTTCGTTGAAAGGCATCGGGGAGCCCAACCTGGGACTGCCAGATGCGCCCGGGGATGGCCGTCAGAAAAAGGCGGGGACTGGCCACAAGCCGCGCGGGCGCGGAGAAATGCGTATGGGTTATGCGACGTCCAGCCGGCGAATCTCTTCGTAGCCGGTCGGCCACTCGTCGAGCTGCCGGCAGGAGAACCACCGGCGAATGGCGGCTTCGTTTTCCTGTTTGGCGATAGCCAGGGTGTCATCGCTGACACGCCACACGCCGCAGCGGAAGGGCTCCTTCTTTTCCACGGCGATGAGGTGAACGGGGACTTTGAGGCCGTTGAGAACCTGCGCCAGGACGGCCTGATAGAAGGCCATCTGCTTGTGATAGCCGTAGCGCTTGGTGTCGGCCTCGAACCAGGTCAGGTCGTCGCAGGTTTTGACGTCGACGATGCCACGATGGGGATGGAGCCAGTCAATGCGGATCTGGCAAGGCGTGCCGCAATATTCGGCACGGACGACGCCTTCGGAGCGGCCGTAAAGCAGCAGGTCCACGGCCTCATTGTTCATCGCGACGCCGGAAGCCATCTGCTCGACCAGATCGACCTGCTCGTGCGAGAGCACGGGCCGGCCCTGCGCTTCGGCCCATGCCCGAAAGGCCTGGGTGTTTGCGCCATAGGGTTTGCCGGTCTGCGGGTTGATCGGCCCGCCCAGCGCGAAGGCGGCCTCGTAGGCCTCGCGGCCTTCCAGAATGCGCACGTGCGCGGCACGGCCGATGAGGTAACTGGTGGAGTCGGTGTCGCCGACCAACCCAATGCTCTTCTTGCGGTGAAGCCACGGGCACTTCATGAAGTCCAGCAACTGGTGGCTGCTGAGGAAGCGGTCAGCCTTGGCGTGGTATTCGTCGGCCGATTCCACTTCCAGGATGTTCAGGTCGATATTCAATTCGTCAGTTTCGATATTCATGATCAACACCTCTCACTATTGTTTTTTCGTTGAGACCTGCTGACGTGAACGCGCACTATGAAATGGGCGAGACCTTCATCGCCGCGAAGATCGGCCGGAGACGCTTAAGCGAGCGCCGGACGCTGGTATGCGAGATGCCCAGGTGCCGTGCCGCTTCGGTCGGCGAAGCGCTCGTCATCACCGCGTGGCAAATCCGACGATCCTCCGGCGTCAGGGTCTCGACAACCGATTGCACGTCCATCGCGGTGCCGACGTTCTCCATCGCCATCTCGGCCGCCGGATCAACGAGCAGGCTGACAATGTTGGGGTCCACATCCTCCATTGACATGACGTCGGGCGCGGCGACCTTGCGCACCCGCGTGCGCGTGCGGACATAGTCCTTGTAGCGGCTGTTGAGGATCATCTTGGCGTAGCGGTCGGGTGTGCAGCGTTTGGCGTCGAATCGCGGCGCGGCACGGACCAGGCTGATCCAGAAATCCTGGCGCAAGTCCATCTCCGCTTCACGGGAAAGGCCGAACTTGCGGCGCAAGCGTTTCGCACGGAAGTGGATGCGGCGGGTGATGGATTCGGACAGGAACACGGAACCGGGGGGAAGAACGGTCTGCATCTGCAGATCTCCTGGAAAGGAGCGTTTCCGCAGCCCACGACGGGCCGCGACCGTTCTCCGGGCGATTTGCAGACAAAGGCGTGAATACTTGACGCCAGCGCGCAAGTCGGCCCGCCACAATGCGATATGCGCGTGGAAATTGGTTTTGCAGTTGCAGCTATTCGCCGTAACTGCAAAAAGGGGATCAAAATGGGAGGGGTGGTTAGAGACGCCGCTTGTAGCGCATGACAGCTTGGAGGGAATCTGCGGTCTCCCACAGAATCTTGAGCAGGATGGCGCGCTTGTCGTTCAAGCAGCGCGATACGTCGGAGGGGATGAGTCCGACACGCTTGCCCAGCTCGGTTTGGGTCGGCTTGGGCAGAAGCGTTGGTTCAAGGCCATCATCGACACGCGACTGCGCGTGGTCCCTGGCCGCCAGGAGATGCCCTTCGAGTTCCTTCTCCAACTTCTCGATATTCGATACCCGTGTGCCGCGCATGGGGGCGGCCTTTTTGTTCCGGTAGTTGCCCGGCAGCGTGAGCTTCACCATCTGGCAGAAGGTCTGAAGGTATTCGTCCCAGGCAGGCGTTTCGACGAAGGCCCCGTTGACTGCGGTAAGAACATCAGCCAGGGGCACCAGCAACATATTCTGGCCACGCGCCAGCGCGTCGATCTCGTCGTCCCAGTTGGCGCGCGTGGGCGTCAGCAGGATGGCTCCGGGCTTCCTGCCGTCGACCATGATGCCCAGAACGTCGCGCCGAAGGTCGGCACGCTGCCGGCACAGTAGGAGATGAACGGGGAACGCTGCGGCCTTTTTGGGCTCCCAGTTTCCAATTTGAATCCGAGAACTGGTGGTGTCGATTGGTGTGCGGGATATCTGCACGCAGGTCAGTGCATCGCTGACCACCTTGCGCAGCTTCGAAAGGTCAGCGCGGTAGAGGACGATGTCCTCTCGGGTCAGGTTCTGCCGCGTTTCCCAGTCGCCTTCATGAACACCGACGATAGACCCGTCCACGTGGTGAACCACGCGAAGGCCGCCCTTGCTGGACGGATAGACCGTGGCCAGGTGCTCCGTGGGCTGCAACACCTGCTGCACCACCGGGAAATATTCGCCCGCGACGCGCTGCCACTCCGCCATGACGGCGGTGCGGCTGGTCCGCGTTTCAAGCATTCGCCAGAACGGCGTCAGGTTCGGCATGAATCGCCTCCTGGGGGTGGTCAAGAATGATGAAGCCGCGCCGGCTCAACCACTCATGAATGATGGCGTTATCCGCCTCGTGGTCGAACGACGCGGTTCTGGGCGGCTCGATGACCACCGTCCGCTCCTTACCGCCGGTAAATCCGACGCGCAATTTGGCCTTCACGGGGGTGATGGCTTCGTCGGCCAGATTCCGCCCCTGGTCTTCGAGCGCCCGCAGCACGTCATCGGCCCGGCGAATCTCTACGTCTGTCTGTTCGCTGTCGCGTTCGATGTGCAATTCCACCAGATCCATGTGATCCAACCCGGCCACATCCGAACAGACCAGGGCAGCCCGCCCGGAATTGATCAACGGTGCCAACGTGTACTTGGACAGCGGACTTTCAAAACGGAAGAAATCCCGGTCGCCAAAGAGGTGCCTGCCGAGGAACCGGCAATATATGCGGCGTTCGCTTTTGGTTTCTGTGTGGATCGCCAACTCCCCGGTCGCCGGATAGTAGATCAGGACGTCGAACTTCTCCGGGCGATAGAAAACGCTGCCGGACTTCTGATCGGCCTTGACCGTGCCTTCGCGCTTGATGCGCTGGCCGTGGCGCACAAGGAACCAGACGGCGTCGCCGCTGGGAAATGGAAACACGCGTGCGCCGCGGCCCTTCTTTTTGAAATCGAACCATTCGTTGAGTTCGGCTTCAAGCGCGGTCAGAACCTCGGCCGACGGCGTCTGCAGGGCCGCGGCGCGGTTGGCGAAGTACGATTCGAATTTCTCCGGGCGCGTGCGATATTGCTCGGCGTGAATGCGCTGAAGAATGTTGGGGTCAACCAGCCACGCCCGCAAGGCCAGGTCTTCCGGCGAACATTCCGCACCAGACAGGTCCACATCCCGTTGATGGAGTTCTTCCAACAGCCGCTCCGAACATTCCGGCGTAGCCAACTGGTCGATGAAGTACAAGGCGTCGAGGAGATCCTCGGGGGTGTTCTCATCGGGGGTCATCAGCACGGCGGCGAGCCGTTCAAATTCGAACTCATCCGCGTCATGGGTGCAGGCAATGCCGCGCCCCTCGAGAAAGGCGACATAGCGGCTGTTGGTCCCGAAGAGCTGCGACAGAAGCTGAAAGTCAATGCGGCGGAGCAGCGCGACGTTGGTGAAGCGTTTGAGCCGGAAATTCTGGGCCATAGGGAAGTTCCTTTCTAGTGAGTGTGAACTTGACGCTAAACATTACACACAAAATAAAGCGGCTCCGTCATCCAAACAGCGAAGGCGGCGGCTTCTTGGTCAGGACCAATCCCAAGGCGACCAGGCGAATCTGCATGGCCTGGCCGGAGACATGGAATTTATCCGCCAGGTGCTTGGAGATGCGGGCGGTGGGCACCACCCCCTCCGGCAGCACCAGGCGCTCCGCCATGCCCTTGATCTCGTCTTCGACCACCATAGGTTCGGAACTCCCCGTGGCTTCGGCCCACTGCTGGCGCACCATTGCCGTCGGCATCAGCAGGTAGCCTGCGAACTTGTCGGCTTGAATTTCGATCGGGGGCTTCTTCCCACTGTCGCGGCAGACGAGGGACGGCGCGGGCTTGCCGCTAAACAGCGGGGCTGCGCGATTCTCCAGCAGTTGGGTGCGATGCAGCACCCAGTGGCCGGTCTCGTGCGCCACGGTGAAGCGGTAACGTCCCTCGTGCCGGGGGTTTTCCTTCGGGTCCAAGGTCAGGTCGATGATAACTTGCTTGTCCTCCACCCAAATGGCCCCCAGGACGCCAGGCTGTTCCACGCGTGCAAGCATGTCGTCAAAATCGAGCGAAAGACCCAAGTGGCTTTCGAGGATTTCATCCACGGGCACCGGCGGTTTGGTCACCGCGCCGAACTTCACGCCATAACCTGTCAGCAGCGTCTCCGCAGCGCGTTCTATGTGAGAATCAGACAGGAATTTCACGTGCATCGTGAGTACCTCTCGCCAAATCAGCTCTTCCGTTTGCGCAGCTTCTCGGTCAACCGGCGAAGTTCATCTTCGCTCAGATTCATGTCCTTGGCCGTGCGCAGGAAATCAGCCATTGCCTTGGGCTGCTCCTTGATGATCTCCGATAGCGCGGGATCGACCTTGCCGGCCAGCGCCAGCAGCTCGTCCGCGTCGATGCCGAGGAGTTCGGCCATCTTCTTGATCTTGTCAGGCTTGGGCGGATCGAAATCGCCCAATTCCATCTTGCTCAGAAATGTCGGACTCAGGTCCACCGCCTCCGCAAACTGGCGGAGTGAGAAGCGGGGATCATGCACCTTTTTCTCCTCGCGGAGTTGGCGAATGCGATTGCCGAAAGCTTTGTTACCCGGCATGGGATGTTCCCCTTTCAATGGCGACACGGGGCCGCTGCCGGCGGACCATCCGCCCGGCGAGACCCTTGGCTTGGGGAACTGGAATCATACCATCCATGTCCCTAGCCTAAACACTAAACACTTGGCTGTCAATGCTGAGCTCGACTGGTCGACAGCTCCGACCAAAGCGCCCGCTGGCGCTCCCAATCAGGCTGCGCCACGATGTGCCGAATGTCGCGTTCGTGAAGCCGTTCCCGGCCCACACGGGTCGCCGGCCAGAACAAGATTGCCTCCTGAATATCGGGCGCAAGATGCAGCAGATTCATGACTTGCGTCACTCTGGCCCGGGTGACGTGGCTCAAGGTCGCGATCTCCGCCTGGGTGGTGATGGCACCTTCAGCCATGAGCCGCTCGTAATGCAGGGCCAGCGCCATCAGGCGCGCCACGCGCGGGACCGGGCCGGCGGCGCGGGATGCCGGAGACGCCACGTCCGGCGGCTTGTTGCGCCGGGCCTTGTGCTCGCCGGCGAAGCTGACCTTCTTGGTGATGGTAAACGTGCTGTCCGCGTTCATGCGGCCTCCTGTTTCATCGCGCCCGGCCCGCCGAGCCCGCTGGCGCGGAATACCACGGACACGGTTTCGTTCTTGCCGTCGTAATTGACCTGCTCGACCAGCAGGTGAATCACGCTGGCCTGCTCGGTCGGGCTTAGCGAGTCCCACACCGGATCGAATTTCTCGATGGCCTGGGCGATCTGCTCGTCATTCACCAGCCGCCGCTCCAGGTTGATGATCTCGCTGCCAACCCGCGTGACTTCCTGCTCGGCGTCACGGAGGTCGTCTTGGAGCGTCGCCAGACGGTCGGCGGTCTCGCCCATCGTGCCGGCCCGTGGTGCGATCTCGCGTATCTCGGCGTGGATGGCGCGGACGCGCTCCTCGGCTTGACCCCGTTCCGCTTTCAACTCGTCAATGGCGGTGGTGATCTGTTCCTGGGCGGCGTGGAGAACCCGGCGGAACACGGCGGAGTTGCGACCCACCTCCCGCAACTGGTCCACAACGAACCCCTCAATGGCCGGGGCGGGCACCGACGCCGACGGGCACGATGACCACCCGCGTTTCTGGGCGTTGTTGCAGACGTAATACCGATAGCGGGTGGTCCCGTTCTTGGTCGTGAAGTGGTGGCTCATGCCGCAACCGCAATGATTGCACCGCACGAGGCCCTTGAGCAGCGTGTTGTGCTTGTTGCGGACATGCATGCCGCCGATGTTTTTGTTGCGCCGCAGCATTGACTGCACACGGTCGAACAGGTCCTGTGGCACGATGGCCTCGTGCTCGCCAGCGTAAACATGATCGCCGTGGGTCACCTTCCCCAGGTACACCACGTTGCAGAGCAACCGGTACAAGGTGGGCTTGTCGAAAGGACGCCCGCCCATCGCCTTGCTCGCTCGGCTCGTCCAGGTCTTGTTATGCCAGCCCCGCTTGTTGAGTTCCCGCACCGTCGGGATCAGCGAGCCGCACTCGATAAACAACTCGAAGATCTCGCGGACGCGCCGGGCCTCGGCCTTGTTGACGATGAGCTTCGAACCGCCCGGAGCTGAGAGGATGTCGAAGCCCAACAGCGGCTTGCCTCCGGCGAACTTGCCCTTGCGCCGCGCGGCCGCAATCTTGTCCCGCGTCCGTTCCGAGATGAGTTCCCGCTCGAATTGGGCGAACGACAGGAGCACGTTGAGCGTCAGTCGGCCCATCGACGTCTTGGTATCCAGCGACTGCGTGATGGCAATCAGCGCCACATTGTGGCGCTCCAGGATTTCCATCACCCGCGCGAAATCCATCAGCGAGCGGGAGAGCCGGTCGATCTTGTAGATGACGATGGCGTCGATCTTCCCGGCCTGGACATCGGCCATCAGCCGTTTGAAGGCCGGCCGATCCAGGTTCCCGCCGGTATACCCGCCGTCATCGTAACGGTCGGGCAGGCACACCCAGCCTTCGTGCTTGTGGGCCAGGATGTAGGCCTCGGCGCTTTCCCGTTGGGCGTCGAGCGTATTGAAATCCTGCTGCAGGCCCTCTTCGGTGCTCTTTCGGGTGTAGATCGCGCAGCGCGTGGTCTGCCGGGGCGGGATTGGCTTCTTGGTGGTCAT